ATTTTTTTTGTAGCCATTTGAATTTCCCCCTTTTTTATTTATTTTCAAAAGTAAAAAATAAAGGTGTCCAATTTCTTGAACACCTTTGAAGATATAAAAGTTTAATTTTATGGATTATTAGCAAGTAAGAAAGTATTGTTATTAATCAAATCTTCTAATGCTTTCACTTTAGCTTCTAATGATGTAATTTTATTTTGCATATCTGCTAAATTATAGGTAACACCACTTGCACCTTTAAGACTCATATTCCATACTGGTTTATCACCATTACCACCAGCGAATTTAATTTCTGGACTTGAATAACGATGAGTAATGATGCCTTTAGTATCAGCACCACCAAAAGCAACGCCAGCGGCATAATCGCCTATAGTCCAAGCTGGAGCATTTGCCTGAGTTCTTACAGATTTAAGGAAATGACCTGTATTACCATCAGTTTTACTATAACCTGCACTAAGCATACTCCAACCAGAATCTTCGGTAGTATTAGCAAGATTAGCCACTAAGCTGGTATCTCTTAATCCATGAGTATGTCCATCAATAGCTGCTTTAACCACTTTATTCTGAACAGGATTGGTAGAAGTTGTAGACATAGCAGTATCTACTACGGTTTTGTTTGCACCAGTAGCAATACCATCTAACTTGGACTTATCAGAAGAACTCATTAAACCATTAGCAGAAGTAGTTGCAACTGAATAAGTAGTATCATTATCTCTACTATGACCCATCCAGACATAATTATTACCTTCCCACATATAGAATGTTACAGTATATGCTTCTCCTGCTGCCCACAAGTTACTTGTCTTAACTGTGTCATTTCCATAGAAGATAGGTTTTGCACCAGTACCATTAACATTCAAAGTAGGATTTTGTGCCGTATTAGTAACAGTAGACCACACACCAATAATAGAACCATCTTTTAAAGTCCAATTAGTATTAGCTGAAACATCTACAACTTTATCGGCAACTCCTGCTTCGGTTTTGATAGCACCATAGCCAATACTTTTAACAGGAGTGTCAAGAGCATAAGTAGTTGCTACTGGTTTACCATCTTTGAAGTAAACTGGCTGTGTAGCAGAACCAGCAGAAGTTGTAAGCGCAGTAGCAGTAGAAGCATTACCATCAATACTGTTTTTAATGTTTGGAATAATAGATTCGATAATAGTAACATTATCACCAGTAGTGTAACTTGCTACACCATCTGTTATATTATATAATGTCCAAATATCTGCATCAATAACAAGACCAGCTTCATGTAGTACTGTAAAATGATAAACATTATTTTGAGATGTATGTTTGCACCATAACTCAGCTACCAATTCACCATTATTTGAAGTAACGGTAACAACAAATTTACTTGGGTCAATATTTGTACTTGCATATTCCCATTTTAAACTTGCAAAATCTAATCCTATAGTATCATTAGATTTGACTCTTAGACGTAAAATACCGTATTGAACATTATTAAAAAGATTATCAACTTTGAATGTAATTGTACGTTCAGCCCAAATAGAAGAAATAATAATAGAAGCAACTTTGAACCATGAGTTGCTTTCTGTAATATTATTAGAAGCTCTTACCACACAATGTTTCAGTTGAGCGTTAATAGTAATATCACCACTACCATCAAATTGAGCAGAACCTTGGAGTTGCTGTCCAAGAGTGATGGTTCGTGGAGTAGCAAGCTTTACAGCAGAGGTCGCTGCTCCACCTGCACTGGAAGAACCAGCGTAGTTGTGGGTGTGTCCATCTTTAGACGGAGTAAAGCCTAATGCAGTAGTCACATTGGAAGAAGTGATTTCTCCACGGATAGTAGCAGAGGATTTGTTTTCTACATTGCTTAAGCCTAATTGAGCTTTAGTTACTCCATGAGGATTGGACTTGTTCGTAGTATGGGAATCTACCTCTGCTTGTAAGGCATCAATCAAAGATTTAATTGCTACGCCCTGTGCCGCAGAGAGAGGTTTATTACTTACATTAGTAGTTAAATTATTGATAATATCAGATACATTAACTTTATCGGTAGTAATACTTTCAATTAAAGTTCTATTAGATTTAATATAAGCTACTACTTCTGCCATTTGGTCTAAAGTAGTATCATCACTATTAGCCAAAGCATTTAATCTTGTAGTTAAACCAGTAATTAATTCACGAATATCATTATGTGCTTCTACATTAGTATTATGTGTACTTACAACAGAAGTTGCAGTACCGCTTGCATCAGCTCCTACATCAGAAGCAGATAATATAATATTACCAGATAAATCCTTGCCATTTACAGTTCTGGTAGTAGGTACTTTATTATTTAAAGCGGAATTAACTACTTTATTCTGAACAGGATTTGTAGAAGAAGAAGATAAGTCAGAATCTATAGTTACAGCAGTAAATCCGCTGTCATTTTCTAATTCACTAATTTTAGTTGGAATTTGTGTTTTTAAAGCAAATTTTGACATAATATTTTTCCAAAAAGCTTTCATTGTATCAAAATTTGCATAATCTATAACAGCCATTTATTTTCACCTCAAAACTTTCAAAATAACTAAGTGAAAATTACTGTTAATTTTCACAAGAAATAAAATAAAAAACAGTGGAGATACTGTTTTTAAGTATCTCCACTATGTAAAAATTATAAGTTGCTTTATATTAAATTGTTAGATTAAGCAAAAAGACTATCAATTTCAGATTCGGTAATGGCTACAAAGCCATCGCCTACTTTACCTTCCAGAGCAGTTACACGTTCTGCAACAGCATCACAAGCAGATTTGTTAGTGGAAATAGTAGAATTTACTTTTACAATTTCTGCATCAGTATATGCTTTAGCATTAGATTCAGCAGTATTTGCTTTAGAAGTAGCATCAGCAGAAGCGGTACTAATAGCAGACTGTTTTGCAGTTTCAATCTGTTCAGCAACAGAATCTTCACCATCACCCAGCATAGCTTCAACAGCTTCCATACGGGTGTTCATAGCGGTGTTTTTCTCGTCAGTGTATGCTTTAGCATCAGTCAAAGCTTTTTCCTCTGCTGCTTTTGCACGAAGAGCTTCTTCGTCAAATTCAGCTTTAGAAGCAGAAGCATCAGCTTTATCTAAAGAAGCCTGTACAGCGGTAGACAGTTTAGCTTTGGTTACGTTAGCGTCTGCAATTTTAGCAGTAACAACAGAATTGTCAGCTAATTCGGCAGAAGTAATAGAACCTGCAACTACAGTAGCAGAAATTTCACGAGAAGCAGAATCAATAGCAATCTGAATCTGAGTAGCATTAGCTTTAGCTTTGTAAATATCTACTAAAGAACCAACATTTACATACAGAGGTTCAGCAACGTTAGCAAGAACCAGTTTAATGTAAGTACCTTCTGGCTGACCTTCTGGATTGGTAACAACTTCACCAGATTCTACTACCATATCTTTAGGAATATCAATAACACCTACAGTAGCATCACCCTGTTTAATGGTGTAAGATTTCAACATACCATCAGAAGTAACATCAGAAGTAATAGTAACAACAGCGGCAGTACCACCAGTACCAACAGCAGCTAATACTTCATTGATAGCACCTACAACAGTTTTGTTGGTAGTAGACAAAGTATCAACGTCACCCATATCAAGTTCTACAGTATCTACTTCTCCCTGTGCTTTATCAGCAGCAGTTTTTGCAGCAGCGGCAGCTTCTGCATTTACACCTTCTGCTGCTTTTGCACGAGCAATTTCTTCATTTAAAGAAGTCTGTAAACCAGAAATGTTGTCAGCATTAGTTTTAACAGCACCGTTAGCTAAAGCGTCAACTTTAGTCTGAGCAGTACCAGCCGCATCATAATTAGAAGCCAAACCATCAGCATATTCTTTTGCACTTGCTAAAGTAGCATCATCAGCAGATTTGATATGTGCTTTAATTTTAGAGTCGTAGTATCTCTGCATTTCGAAGTTCATAATTTTTTCCTGTGCCATAATAAATTCCTCCTAAGAATTTAAGATTTTATTTTTTCTTTACATAATAAAAAGCGAGTCAATATCTGACTCGCTTACTATTTCCCTATGACTACCAACAATTTCATATTTGTCAGTTTCGTCATTCCATACGGAGATTTCTTTCTCTGCACGATTGATATAGATTTTGTTTTTTGAACCCAGCAATGGCAATTCTGTGCCAATAAACAAGATTTCATCTGGAGTAGTAGTTAATGGATGCCATTTATCGTTTTGATAAGCCCACAAAACTGCTGTATCTATAACAAAATAATAACCATACGCAGGAGATTCTAATGCAATACGTTCATCTTCTGTGTTAAGTTCTTCAATTTGATTATAGAATGTTCTTTTGCCCTTGAAGTCAAAAGCAATCCTATGTTTGTCTTGAATGAAAATTAACTGACCATTTTTAATTGCCAATTGTGGCAATCGTTCAGATATTGTGGCACAAACTGACAGAGCTGTTTTCGTAGTTAAATCTGCCATGTTTGTTTCCTCCATGTTGGGTTAATTAAAATTCGATAACAGCAATAGCTTCTGCAATTTTTTCATCAGTATAAGCATTAGCTGACTTTACAATACTATTTGCATAGTAAGGTTCTTTGGTAGTGTGACAGTTTTCATTTGATAAATTAATACGAATAGAATCAGATGCAATTTTAATACCATCAGCATCATACCAATCTACTACATAGTCCCAACCAATATATTTTTCAGCAGAAGATAAAGAACCATAATAAGTCCATGTATCAGTGCTTTCATCGTAATTTGCCAATGCAAGCCATACAATACTATATTTTCTGCCATACTCGTCAACGCCAGCAAAATCATTGTTTTCGAAATAAAGCATTTCATCAACAATAACGCCACGGTCGCCTTCTTTGAAACTATAAGCATTTTCTGGTGCATAAGCCTTAAAGCCCATGTAATACATATTTGCATTACCAGTAGAGCCAACATTCTGTTTTACCCAAACTGTATTCTCTGGACACATTACACGAATTTCTTTTTCGCTATAATTTACCAAAGTACCAACTGGTTTAGAGGTAATTTCGAATTTAATTTTCTCTACAATTTCACTCTGTTTGTCAGTATAGGCATTTGCAGTATTAACAGCACTATTAGTGGCTTCTTCTTTTGCAGTAGCAATTTTTTCATCTACTAATACTTCTGTCACACCACAATCTGTTGCAGAAGGAACAAATTCTTTTCCATTCCAGAAATAGAATTTACCACCAAAAACATAAGCTATCTTTTCTTCTCCTTGTTCTGGTAATTCTTCTACAAACAAGATTTCTTTTGGCTGTTCTTGAAGCATAATTAATTCACCATTGCCATCAAGCCAACCAATTTTACCTTCCTTGAGGAACAAAACATCATAAGCGTCTACCACACCTTTTTCAATTGCAGTAGCTATATCTGCTTGTGAACCAAAGGCATGGCGAGATTTTAATATTTCACTCATTTTATTCTACCTCCCTTAATAATATTTATATTAACTCACAACCTTATTAACATAAAGTAATGCGTTAAATACTAAAATGTAAGTACATTATTAGTTGTTTTATTGGAATTTTCTTCTATTTTATCCATATCTACTACATTATCATTTTTTGAATCTGAATCAGTAGTATCATCTGGTGTAATAATAGAGAAATCCACTACAGGTACACCATCTTCAAGATTTTCATTACAAGATTGAATTTCAACTATTGTACCAATAGGTTTTTCATTAGAAACCAATTGTAATTTACCATCTTTATAAGAAATGTCATCTGCTTTTTCTGATTCGATAAAATCAGCCAAATCGTTAACTGCATTTAATCTTGCATCTATTTCTAAAATACGTCTATCTAATGGTGTTAAAACATTGTCTGGGACAATATCAGACCATGCAGAAATAGAAACGATAGTTAAAAGGAAATCATCCGTTTTTCTTACACGCTGTACACTGTCTCCTTCGACATTCATATCAGCTCTGATAAAAGATAAATGTAATTCAACCTTTCCAGCTTCTTGTGTAATGTCAGTATCTATAGGCAAAATATATTTCAAAAATTCTTCTTCTCTTTCGTCAGATAATGTTAAAATTTCTGTTTTATATTTTCTACTTACAGGTCTAAGATACTCCATTACAACAGTATATTGGCTCATATCTAAACCATTGTAAAATGGCTCAACTAAAAAATATAATGTATCAACAAGTTTACTTCTCTGCATGATTCGTTGCTTAATCGGAGCAGATAAAGTATTATTGTGATTTACTAAAATTACATACATTGGAACTCACCTCGCATTTGATTTATTATGTATTACCGTTGTCTTTTGTTTTAAGTTTTTTCAACTGTTTCTTCGGTAATAGCAATCATCGTAGGTGCTTCAAGTTCTTCTATTCTAATTTTGAAGTTTTCAATAGTTTCCAAAATCATTTTAAAATCTTCATCTGTAACATATCTACCCGCTGAAAAATCCCACTTACCATCGGCAGTCATATATACATTTGCTCCTGCTGGCACTTTAATACCTGCACCACATTTAAAAGTATCGTCAGTAACAAAAGCATCGGTAATTTGAAAAGTATAGCCAGTATTAACTTCGACAGAAGATAATTTATCAGAAGTAATAGTACCCATTGGAACAAAATTACCACCAATGCTTTCTACTACATTTTTTGTATGAGTGTAATAGAACAAAGCGTTATCTTCATCTTCTCCTTCACGAACACCAGTATCACCATTAACGTATGACTTGGCAAGTAATACATTATTTGCAGATTCCAAAACAGATTGAGCAGCAGCATTTTCAGAATTTTTAGCATTTAATTCAGATTGTAATGCCTTTTGCTCAGATGCAAGTGCTTTAGCTTCTGATTCATCAGCATTTAATTCAGAAACTAAAGCCGCATCCTCAGATTCTTTAGCTGCTTTTTCAGACGCTAAAGCTTTTTGCTCAGAAACTAAAGCTGCTTCTTCTGATGCTTTTGCTGCTTTTTCGGATGCAAGTGAAGCTTCTTCTGATGCTTTTGCTTTTAATTCTGATTCTTTAGCTGCTTCTTCTGACGCTTTTGCGGCAGCTTCTGCTCGTTTTGCTTCTGTAATAACATAAGTGTATTCGGCATTTGCCTTTACTAATAAATCATTTAAAGCATTGTATTCGTAAGAAGATGTAATATCGCTATTATCTATTGCAGATTCTATTACATTGAAACCAATTAACTTAGTAGATAGAATCTTGGAAGTATTTAACATCGCATCTTCTGCTTCTTCAAAAGGAACAGTAGCAGAAATTGCATTATATTCACTAATATCCAGAATAACTAAATCTGCATAACATCTACCTACTTCTGCAAGCATCTGTTCTGTCAACTCAATTAAAATTTTTCCATCATCAGTAATTTCACAAGTATTAAAAACACCTAAATTATCTGGTTTTCTAAATCTAATATAAGCATAATTGTTTTCAACAGTAATAGGGTAAGGAGAACCTTCATTATAACAGCTAACTAAAACGAAACGAGACAATCTATCATTCTGCTTTGCGTTAATTTGAATATAACGTGTATCGTGAAAATCTACTTTAATTTCTTTCAAAATTGTTAAACTCATAATATATTCCTCCCTCCTACAAAAATTAATCAAAGATTATAAGCCATAACCTCTAATATCTTCGACAAAGCTATGGTTTCTCAAATGATTTTCGTAGGATTCTTGAATAATTTGCATAGCAATATTTACTTCGCCATTAGTTAAGTCGTTTTCTTCGATAATACGTTCATAATCTTTGTGCATTTTAAAAATACGATTGAATTGTTCTCTGGTTGCTGGATAACTTTGGTCTGCCACTCGACCAGAGAAATCAATAATCGTATTACGTTTGTTTTCTATAAGGATTGAAAGAGTGTCTGCATTATTCTTATCTAATTTATTGCTTAATTCACGCATCAGTTTATCTTGTTCTGCACGTTTCTTATCGCTACTGGTGATATGGTCATTTACCTCTTCTATCCACTTATCACGTTTGGCAATATTGTCTTTGCTGTAATGTTGGTCAAAATCAGCAAGTAACTCATTAGTTTTTTGAATTGTATCTGCCATTTGACGATATTCATCTAACAAATCAGATACTTTTCCCAATGCTTCACGTTCTTTCTTTTTACGAGCAAAATACTTTCTAACTTTTACAAATTCTGGAACAACTTTTCCTTTAAACTCCAAAAATTCCCCTATGCCTTGCATAATGAAAAAAGCTAAAACAAGCCCTATAGCTAATTTTGTTGGTAAATTCAAATATTCAATATAACCCAGCATATATAGCACCTAAACCTTTCATTTTAAAAGGCATTTCGTGTTACAAAAGCCTTATTTAGTTAAATATTGACTTGAAACAAAACCTTTATAAGTTATATCGTTTTTTATGTAGACCACATAATACCAATTAACATTTCTAAAAGCAGTATAGTAGCCATAGCATTGTACTTTAGTACCTTTAGGAATAACAGTTAAAATGCCTTTATGTTTTCCTGCTCCTGCTCTAAGATTTAAAGCGTCTGTAGTTTTATAAGTTCCAGACAAAAAACGTGAAAAAGATTTCGCATAGTCAATTTTAAGTGAAATAGGTTTAGTTTTAATAGCTGTAGTAATATTAGATTGTTTATTTGGTTTACTCGTATTATTTTGCTTATTAATAATTGATGTTTCGTCATCAATTACAGCAGGATTATAAATAAAACCTAAAAATGTATAAGTGGAGTTCATACCCCAATTACCATTTCCTTTTAACCTTGTCTGATTCCAAAATGGAGTTTTTGAACCCCATCCGCTTTCAGATGTGTACACTTCCTCATCACTAATCACTTTTTCAACAATAGCAACATGACCTGCACCATCAGAGCCAGAAAATGTAGAACCCTTTTTCCAAACCATACAAGCTCCAACTTTAGGTGTTTGTCCAACAGATAATCCTTCACCTTTAAATTCAATAAAACGTTCAGCGTTAACAGGTCTTAAATATTTACAAAAACCCCATTGCCCAATCTCATTGAATCTTCCATAAGCAAAGCCTACACAATTGGAGAGTACATTACAATCTGTATCAGTAGGACTACCTGTTATTGCATCAGACCAACCACCTTTAGCTTTGGTAATATAATACTTATTACCTGCTTCTGGTTTTTTTGTTCTCATTTTGAACTCAGAACTTCTTACTATAGCCATTGGCTAAACCTCCTTTCTTAAACATTCTTATATTTTTCTACACATTAATTACTACATTATTTGTAGCAACGCTTTCATTAATTGTCTTTGCATTGACCGCAAAGATTTCACGCATATCTTTTAAAGCTTCATCAATAGAATCATCTAACCATTTGATTAATTCTTTTTGATTGGTTACTTTGGATAACACAGGATAAGTGGCAAAAATTTCATCAATTACTTGCGCTCTTTTCACCCCACCTGCGGAAACCCACTGTAAATAATCTGACTCTGCTTGTGTTACACGTTTTAACATTGTTTCGCTAATTTGCTGTTTAGCGATTTCAATTTTTTCATCTAATGATTTTTTCAAATAACTATCTGCTTTTTTGTATAATGAACAAGCAAGTCCAATTGCAATTATAATTGCAGTCCAGTTATTGTTAAAAAATGTTAATATATTAGTAATACCATTCAATATTCCCATTTGAAATCTATCCTTTCGCAGTTGAAGTCACATCGTTGTCAACTTCTACACTGTCATCAGATAATTCACCTGTATAATTGATTGTCTGATTTGTTGTATTTTGAATTGTAGTATGATTTACTGTCTGAGTATTTTTCATTGCAGTCTCATATACAATTCCACCTACTGTATTCTCTGCTTTAGACTTACTGTTATAACTAACAATTACGCCTACAACTGCCGCAGGAATACCAATTAAAGCATACATAGCACTTGCATCTTGAAGTTTAATCATCGCCCATTCGGAAAACAAAACAATTTGCAAACATAAAAGAATTACAGACCACACTAATAATTTACTGGTAGATGGTTTTTTAAAAGTAAAATTAAATTTTCTTTTACTTTTTTGCTGCTCTTTTTTTAATCTACGTTTACGTTCCTTACTTGCATTTTCTGCTTTAATCTTTGCTAATTTTACTTCATATTCTTCTTCTGAAATTAAAGCCATAATGAATCACCTCTAATTGTTTAATTCTTTTGGCTGTAAAAGTTGATATTCTTGTACATCTTTCTCATACTGTTGTTTTGTAGATTGCTTTACCTCTAAATATACTTCTTTAATTACTGGTTCAATAACAAAAGGTGGCAAACCGCTATTATTCACCAGATTAATTAAATCTTGTTTAAATTCTTCGTAACGCATCGTAATCGGTTTTTTCATATTCTTTACACTTCCTGTTCAAGTTCTGTAACTGCTTCGTCTAAGCTGTTAAATAAATCATTAATCAACTGTTTAGCAGTACCACTTGCATCAGCACCAACATCAGAATAATTTAATACAATATCAGTATCTAATGCTTTGTTATTTACTGTTCTTGTGATAGGTACTCTGCTATCTAATGCTATTTGAAAATCTTTTAAATCTTCGCTTATATCTATGTCAGTTGGTTTATCTTTTAAATCATTGTAACTACCTGTAGTAGCAACAGTAGCAAAAGTAGGAATTTCTAATAAATCACTATATTTACCTGTAGTAGCAACAGTAGCAAAAGTAGGAACGCCAACTAAATCTGCATAACTACCAGAAATAGCAACCTCTGATAATCCTGCAATACTACCAGAATTTACAGTTACACCATCTAAAAGAACTAAGCTTCTTGCCGTAATATTACCTACAATAACTAAGTTCCCATCATCGTCAAACGACAAAACATTACCCATTTGATTTTTGATATTAAATACAGATTCGTCATTAGGATTAATAGTAATCGTATTGACATTATTACTTACAACAAAACCATGTTCATCAAAAGTCAAACTGCCTGTACTGTTATAAATACCTAAAGACTCACCTATCAACAATTTACCTACTATAGTTTCACCATTAACACCATAGGCATTGTGAATTTCTCCTGTCTTTGGGTCTGAATAATAAAAATTACCAATAGCGGTTTTTGTAGTTAACCAATTATCGTCAGTAATTGCAATCGTTGAATTTATAATTTTTAATTGTGTTGGCTCATAATCATTAAGTGCATCATCGTATCTACGGAACAACATACCATGATTGTCCCATGTTTGCACTTGATTATCTGCACCACCAACAATCTTATTTGTGGTAGCACTGAATCCAGCAGATAGCCAATTTTCTACAATGGAATTACTTTTATCTCCCTGTTGTGCTTGTCGTTTAACAGCACTATAAGAAGAAGCCATTGAAGCTGATTGCTGTAAAATGTCTTTGATACTTTTGATAGAGCTATTTGCTCTGGTAATATCTGAAAACTCTACAGATAAACTATTCATATCGTCATAAGTCAAAGTATATCCTACTAATCTTAGCCGATACAATTTATCATCCACCATGACTCTAATCCAGTTTCCTACTTCAAAATTATTAACCAAAGGTTTAAACCTTGGAATAACCAATAAGTTATTTAATGTAGCGGCGATTGAATATTGTAATTCCGAAGATTTATATAATTCAACCTGCGCCATTTCTATAAATTCTAATGCCTTTTTTATTATTTCAGCATTAGTTAAACCATCTGAAATAAAGTTTTCATTAGAATATTTATCTTCTCGTCTAAATGAACTAAATTCCAACCATAATTCAGTACCTACAAACTTTTCAAAATTCAATTCATCTTGAATTTTATTTCTTGATTCTAAGATTTGATTTTGTAACCCTTTGAAAACAACTTCGCCTGTTTCATCTGTTGAACCAGTAATTAAAGATAATTCATTTTCTCTAATTGTTATTTCAGTTTGCAAGGCAGATAACTTATCCAAATAGACTAAATACAAATCATCGTATAAATTAGGGTCTTTTCCAGACCACGTTGGTTTGTCTGCAACACCCTGTTCGATTAAAACATCAATACAAGTTTGACAGTTATCATAGAATCCTTTTAATGGATTAAGAGCATACTTCTTTAATTCTTGTGCAAATTCTTCTAAAGGCTTTTCAAATAATCCAACGATACCCACGTTGTCAGCATCAGCTTTGTTTAAAGCTTTTTCCACTTTTTGCTTTACATAAGTCTCATAATCATTATTGATAGTTAAAGATACAATTTCACTTTCGGCATAATCTTCTTCATCAGAATTGTTTACGACACTGAATTTACCTTGCCAAACACCATATTCAGTTTCTTTAGTGTATTCAGACGATAAAATTTTAGTTTTATATCTGGAATCTACCAAAACTTTTACCATAGCCAATACAGCATTATCTACTGTTGACTTAGATGCATTTTCATATGATGTAACTGCAATAGGTGAAAGATTTTCCGCTGTCAACTGTGAAATCTGTTGTGAAGCATCAGTATCATCTAATTCAGTATTCGGCATTAAAGAATTTTGCAAATACAACTGAAAATCAACTGTATTATAATAAGCATTAATTAAATTGGAAAATCCAATGATAGGATTTTGAATCTTTTCAATTTCCTTATCATAAACCAAATACTTATCTACCAATGCATTATACGATTCCAAGAAATGAGAATCCAATTCTGCTTGATATTCATTCTGATAATACAAATATCTTTTGTCGTATTCATTGATTTTACCAACCAATTCATCTGACATATCGTGTTTACTTTGTTCTGAAAAATGCCAAATATAATCTGTACCATTTGGATTACAATTTTTAATAGTAGCAGTCATTAAGTCATCGCCAGCTACTAATTTAAAGCAATTTTTAATAGCATCTGTATTCAATGAAGATTGAATATCGCTTGCCAACATATCAGCAGTAACAAAAATAGTAGTATCTTTACCATATCCATAATTAACTAATTCACTACCACATTCTGGACAATTATCTATAAATTCACCACGATAGCCACACTCATTACAAACAGATAATAAATCATAAACAGCGATATTTCTTTGGATATTACCGTTTTCGTCTCTTGAACAACTTAAATCAAACAGACATTGTAATTCTGTTCCAATAGTATCAAAAGCATCCGCAATAGATACATCTGAAAATGTAAATGTTCTTTGCATTTTTGCAATAGTATCATCTACATGAATAATATTATAATGCGGTGCTTTTTCTGTGATTCTATGTAACAATGAAGCTTCTGGTGAATTAGGATTGTACAAAATTGTTGGAGTCACATAATCTTCTCTTGCAATATCGTTTTCGGTATTTATTTCTATATCATATAATTTTATCTGAGATAGCTCGGAACGCCCTAAACAAGTAGCAAAAATAGTCTTAATAGTTTCAATAGATTCATCTACGTCTACTTTAATTTCAAACCATCTATCCCATTCAACGCAATAAATCAACTTAAAATCAGTGATTTCATCCCATAAATGGCATTTTTGATTATCAATATATTTATAGATATTAAAACTAATTTCAGAAGCTACTTTCATGTTATCCTTAACATCTAAAGACTTAGGTTCTAATTGACCTAATATGTCACCATTCTTTTTTGATAGAAGAATGGTAGGAGATTCTGGATTATGAGCCATATCAAAATTAATTTTAATAGCCATAATATTCCTCCTAAATACCTATCTTCACAATAGGAGAATATGTGATTGTAGTTTTACATGGAATGGAAATAGTAAAAATATTTGTACTATCTTTAAATGAACTTGCCAATCTAAAGAATATCCAGTTAAAATCTTTTTGGATTTTATGTGAAGTTAAAGAAGTTTCAATAACAGGATAATTGATTTTTATAATTTCTCCTGCTTTACAATTCTTAATTTGCATCGTTCTATTCTCTAATTCATTATGAATTTCTAAATCACCATCTGCGTACATTTCAATTTCCATATTAGGATAAATATATCCTTCATCATCAGATTTACTATGGATTTGACGAACCGTATTTTCTTCTTCGTTTTCAAATACAAAAGACAATGGTTCTCTTAAAGCAAAAGGACGATTAGTTATAATTTCTAATTCAAAACCATAAATCTTACCATTAAATTCAATTTTACTCACATTGAAACTTGCTTCAAAGTAAATATCAATCAAATCATAATCACCTAACAATTTGAATTTATGAAAACCTCTGCGATTCAACCACTTCATTATCTGTCTGGATTCTAAAATAGTAATAACACTATCATCTGTAAAACAAGGATGTTTGCAAATTGAAAATGTTGTAGTTAAATAACTGCCATATTCTGTACTGGTTAATTCATGCTTTGCACCTCGTAATACAGATACAGTGTTAAAAGAAATTTCAGAACCATTAGATGATGTTTCTATTCCCTTAGAGCCAAACTCACAAATAACATATCCTTGTTCACTTAAAGTCAAACCATCATATTCAAAATCTAAAAATCTCAACTACCACACCTCCTTTTTGTTTGCGTTTTAAACTACTTCAAAAGTAGTTTAACTAAGCACCATTTTCCTTTAAACACTTCTTTATTCAAAGCTTTCTTCATGGATTTTAATTCATTGATAAGTTTGTCATATTCTTTTTCTTTTTTACCTAAATCAGACAAAGTATCTTCCAAACTGTCTCTCAAAGAAGTAATTTCCATAATAGTATTCAAGTTTTTCTCTTGCTCGAAAAGCAAATCTTGAATTTCACTTTTTAAAACTTCATTTTCTTTTTTCAAAGATTCATTTTCGTGCATTAAACGTTTAATGGTTTTATCTTTCATTTCAATCTTTTTTACATTCATATTAATTCACCTTTATAATATTAAAGGAGTGGTACATTTTATTGCACCACTCCTATTTTTTTATTTATCGAATAGATTTACTTTTACTTAAAGAACTTTTACCTGCAATTTGGTCTAAAGTCATAGCCATAACAAGACGCTCAAAATTCGGGTCTTTTCGTAAACCATTCAGCATTTCTTCATAATTTCTTACGTTAGGCATACTGAATACAATTTGGTCAAAGTGTTGTTCTACATTAGTACGCATATTATTATTCGGAATCGATGCAACACCTAAATTCAGATTATCTTTGATAAACTCTGTAGGATTATTTGCCATATCCCAAATATTATTGCTTGCACCATGAGTCAATACACTATCATTTTGTGCTAACGGAGTTAAAATTGCACCATCAGATGGACGCACAATAAACTCTCGTCCTTTTTCTTGTGTCCAAGCTAATTCATCTTTAGACAGATTATGAACGCCTTTTGCATAACGACCAGAAACAATATTACCATACTCGTCTACAACATCATAATATTTTGTTGTTTCTTTTTTAGAAGAACCATCGCTGTATTTTGTTGTTGTCGTTTGGGTAGTAACACTATATTCATATTTACCATTAGGGTTATCTTTAGGTTTTTCTGTACTATTAGTCGTACCTGTATGAGTAGTTTTACCTTCCCATTCTACGCCTGTAACATATTTACCACTTGAATTTGAAGTTGTTGTTTGTTTTTTAGGCGGTTCATAATCATCATCGTCATCGTCATAATAGTAGTCATCGTCATCGTCATAACTATATGATGGAATATAAGTAGGAGTATATGTAGGCGGTTTATAAACAGGCTTTGGTTTAGCCGCAGTATTAGCTTCATCGGTATGAATAGCAGAAGATTTATCTGCTACGTCAATGTCAATGTCTGCTAATTTTGCTAATTCTTCAATCATAGTCTGTAAATTAACATTCATATTTTTCAATGTTTCATTTACAGTTGTAGCCGCAGACATAATACCATTTTCAATATGTTCACCATAAGTAGTAAGAACATTAGCATTTTCTTCTGTTGGACTCCAAATAGAACTCATATCGTCAGTTATTTCATAACCAACAGACCCTGCTCTATCTAAAATTGTAGAACTAATAGTTTCTGCATTTGCATTAACTTCTGCAATTAAATCCAAAATTAAAGCATCAATATTATCTAATCTTGCATTTAAGATTTCCTCATATTGAACATACAATTCATCAAATAATGCTTCTTGGTCATCTATGAATTTATCATATTCCATTTCTTCAAGATTAGTTTTCGCTTCTTCTAAAGAAACTTTAAGCTGTTGAATTTTAGCTTTTGTTTCTTCGGAATCATCACCTGCATAAGCTGCCATCTGTTTTTCAAGAGAAGCAATTTCTTTAGTTTGGTCTTTAACTTTCTTCTGATATTCATACAAATCTTTCTCTGCTTCTAAAGACTCATTCTTTTTGTCAATAAGTTCCTCTAAAGCTTCAAGTTCGATTTCCATACCTTCTTCGACCAAAGCAATCATAGCTTCTTTTTCTGCTTCTGCACCTAAAATACTATCTCGTTGCAGTTCAAGCATTTCTTCCCTACGGTCAATTAATTCTTGGTCATAAGGAGTTTTTGCAATCTGTTCATCTAACTTAGCTAATTCTTCTTCGTATTTATCTGCCTGTGCCATATATACATTATAATTAACACCATGCAGACCCATAGTAGAAAGACCTTCATTAGTTAATTGTCCTCGTTCATCGAACAATTTCATTTCTTCAAACAATGAAATCAAGAAGTCAGATTCATCAGCAACTCTGGAAATTTTATCCTGCAACAAATCAAATACTTGCCATTCGATTTCTCTAATAGCATTTGCGTATTCTAATATTGCAGTTTCACTTTCTTCAATAGCAAGTGTAACTTCGTCAATGCTTGCTATCATTTCATACCATGCTTCTGATTCTTTAGCTACAGCACCGTTGTACATAGAATCTTTTAAAGAAGCAAGAAGTTCTTCTTTTTCTTTTTTCAATTCTTCAATATTTTCATTTTCTACTTTTGTTAAAGCATCATAATATTTTGTACTGGTAACATAGCCTTTAGCTTCACTTTGTTCGATAAAAGTTTCAAGCATACTACGTTCATGCTCTACGATTGCCAACATACCTTCAAATTCAGTGACAACATTATCGAATTTCTGTTTATATAATTCTGATACTGTTTCGTTTAATTCATCGATAGCATCTTGGCAGTCAAGGGCTTTCTCATCATTTACATTTAATTGGTTCGCTACACCAATTGAACATTTCGTTCCACATAGTTTCCTATGTGATTAGACTATATCTTTTACCTATAAATTTAATGTTTTGTAAGAACATCTTCAATATTGTGACCTTCCCAATAAGGGATTCTCAAAAGATTAATATTTTTAGATTGACAATATTGATTTTTTATTTCATCGTGTTTCTGGGTGATTACATGATTATTGAACATATTTTCTTCAAAATGATGTTGACCATCAAATTCTATAATTAAATTATATTGAGGTAAATAAAAATCAAATGGCAATGGTTTTTTATCACGACAATCTGTAAATCTTTTTTCTTGAATAAAATCGATACCATTAAACTCCAAGAACTTTCTAATTCTTTTTTCGCCAGCACTTTCTTTACAAGCACATGAAAAACACGAATTAACACCATGCTTACTAAAATTTGCAAAACTTGTTATATATTCATTTCCGCAAGCACATTGAATCTTTAAATTTCTTGTAAACGTATCTTTATATTCTTCTGGATTCAATAAAATATTATTATTAATATTTTCAATAAAATTTTTCACATATTGAACATCATGTCGTAATTTTGCTCCACGCTCTTCCCAAGAACATTTACTACATTTGTGTCCTCTAATTAAATTGTCAAGCATCATTGTTTGTATTCCATGTCGGGGACAACTAAACTGAACATTCATCTTAATATCTACATAATCACTTACATCGGTAATTAAAATATATCCATTGTCTTTACATACCTTTTGAGCTTGTTCTATAAATTTTATTGCTCGTTTTTTATGCGATACATCGCTTGTCTTTTTGCCTGTACATTTACAACAACAATCTTTTGTAATTATTTTTCTTCCATTCATAATAGTTACAAAACAACTGTCGTATTCTCTTCCACAATAATCACAAACTGCTTTAATTTTCGCATCAGAACGTGGTGATAAATCTTTTGCAAGTACATTAAAAGTATCATATCTTTTAGTGTAAATATATCCTTTTGATTCATACCATTGTCTATTCGTATTGTTCCATTTTACTTGAACAATTTGGTTTTCATCAAACATACATCCTACCTCTATTTTTTTACATAAAAAAAAGAACGTATAAACGTTCTCATAATAATTCATATAATCATTAAATTTTACAGGTAATCTATTATTTCGAATCGCCAATCGCTTGCAATTCTACTCCCATAAGGGATAGTCGTTGAACCCTACTCTATTCGAGTCTTGGCTGCTGATTGTCCAATTCTTATGATTTTCAAACATTCACACTTAGGCTTATTTCATCCTTATGTTGTAGTTCATAAGACTCTAAAGAGTTTCCAGCAATTAAATAGATTTTACTTGCATATCACTATGCAAGGTGGCGTGAGTTTCACCACTCTTGATATTTTTGTATCTGTTCAGCCAATCCTTCATCTTTAATAGTGTTAATATCGATAACACCATCACGAACCTTTTTAGCCCATGATTCAGATAAGCCAACAGAATTAGCTTCTTGAATATATCTGTAATATCCTTGATATTGTAAATCTATTTCTTTATTTATTTCATTAATTTGTTGTTTTAAAGTTGTGTTTCTGGTTGTCCAGCTTTGGAATATACTACTTGCTTTTAAGTCAAGTCGTGCAATAGCTCTTTCGATTCGGTCAATAGCAACTTCAATCCAGTCAAATGTTTCCTCGAAATCATCTTTAGAAGATGAAGATTTACTACTGGAAGAACCTTTGTTACCACCTAAACCAGAAGAACCACCAGAACCGAAAATAATAGTATTACCACCATTGCTTAAAGAACCACTACCACTTGAAAAGGCTGTACCTTCCGCAAATGCTGTTCCATTTACAATCGCTCTACCTCTGGTTTTACCATGAATAATTTTACCATATTTAAATAATTGTTCTGTTTGTCTTGCATTAAAGATAATATCGTTCTTTTTATACTTAACAAATTCAGCACCGTTATCTCCTACGGTAAAGAATCGACCTTCACGAACAATGGTTTCTCTGCCCAGCTCGCCCATCAAGGCTACGCCAGAATCTTGTGTACCCCAATTACCTTCTGCAAATGCTGTACCATCTACCCTCGCACCACCAGAAGATTTTCCACTTGTAGTAAAACCACCAGTTTTACCACTAATTGCACCACCACTTGGACTACCATTAGTAATATAGTTAGTAACATAGTTTGTGGTTACTGTAACTGTTTTATCTTGCAAAGCATCAATAGAAGCCTTCAAAGACCAAACAGCATCTTCACCATAAACATCGGCTCCTACATCAACTTCTCTATCATATAGAGAATCGATAGCTTCTTTTAATGCTATTACATCATCTGTACCATAGACTTCTGCACCTACTTCAAAAACTTTTTCAAGCTCTTGAATTTCAAGGATTAAAAGTTTAATTGTTTCAATATCTTCCAAACCAGAAATTTCAAATGCTACTAACATTTCTTCTGGAATTTCTTCTATCCATTCAACTAAATCCTCTACATCATCGTCACCTTGAACTTCGGCAACAACATTAACTGTTTTATCTTCAACCTTTTTAACGGTATCTTCTAAGGTTTTAACCTTATCTTCACCTTTGGTTTCAGCAGTTAAAATTATTGTTTTATCTTCAAGTGCCATTACTGCATTAACAATTTTGTCAATGTTTTCATCGCCAGTAACTTTTGCATTTAAATCTATTTTCTCTTTGGATAAATCTTGTAATTCTGATGTGTCTGGTTGTACACGAACAGTTACAATACTGCCATCTTCTTCATCAACAATATCTTTAAATTGTTCGCCTAATTGTTTCGCTTCTTCGATTGCGCCTTGAGCATCTACTGTAAATGGAATAGATACACCTTGATTTTGCAATTCTAAGAACCAATCTTTAACACCTTGAATTGAGGTGTCATCGATTTCAATTCCTAATTTAGATAATACTTCTTTACCTTCAACCGTAGAAACAAATTTTGAAATTTCTGCCGCTATACTGTCTAAATCTTTTTGAACAGCAGTAGTGTCTAAACCTTTCAGTTCAAGAACTTCCATTTCATTAACCTTTGAATTAAACTTATTCATAAGGTCATATAAGTCCATGAACTCACCTTGAACTTGACTACTATCTATTGTCAAAGAAGGTAAGTCATTAAACTGAACTATTTTCAAATATGCTTTGTCTAATTCAGCATTTAACAAAGCAATTTGTTCTGTTTTGACTTGGGGACTAATAGTAGCGTTATTAGAAATCTCATTAATTTTGGCTTTGATATTTTCTATTACATCTAAGCCACTTTCTTTGTCACTAAATGCTGTCTGGATTTGAACTGGTTCTGCACCTAATTCTTGTAATTTCTGCTTTGATTCTTCAATACGATTATTAAATGTATCTAAAGAGGTATAAGCGGAGTCAAGATTTATGTCAAATCCATAAGCACTTAATGCTCTAAGTAAAATTTGCACCTGCTCAACAGACACAGCATAACCATGTACTTGTTCAATTGCCTGTGCAATCTTTTGGTCATCGCCAATACCAAAGTTAAGAGTCCAATTACCATCTTCGGTCATCTTTGCCCACTCTAAAGCTTCACCGCCAAGAGTTTCACCTGCTGTTCTTACAGCATTTAAGAAGTTTGCAAGACCATCTGTACTATTGGTAAAGAACTTCTCCATAACAGGAAGTCCTTTAAGATACATTTCTTTAATTGCATCTGTACTTGCAGTAGACATATCTTGGTCTGTCATCAACTGCACAAATTCTCTAAAGTCATCTGTACCTACTCTACCCTTTTTGTATAACTCCTTCATGTTTGCCAATTCATTAGAAATATTAGCAAACATACTATCTTCATCCGCAGTAGACAATGCCATTGTCCATTGGTTGTAGTCAGAAGTTAATGCTTTGTATTGAGCCATTAAATCTAAGTTAGCATCAATTTTCTGAGATAATAAATCTTGTTCTCTAAGTAAACCAGAGTATTCAGCAGTATCTTCTTTTCCTGCCGCTTTAAGATTTTCTAATTTAGCTGTAACCAAATCATATTCATCAGATAATTGATTTAACTCATTTTCGATTTTATCTGTATTAAAATCTTGATATTCTTTATTTAACTTTCTAAATTCTTGAACATTTAAATGAATACCATGTTCAGTACGTTCAAATAATTTAGAAGGGTCATAACTTTCTAATTCTGAGAACATAGCATCCAACTGCTGTTTTATATCAGTAGTTAAGCCTGTTCCAGATACCGATTGATTAATTGCTTCATAGAGCATTTCAAATTTAGAAATTGTATCATCTAAATCAATCGGTAGATTAGCATTGATTTCAGCAATAGCATCACGAACTTCTAATAACGATTCTGCCGCAAGTGGTGCTACATCTTTTAATTGATTAGCTTGTTCGGCAAGATAAGTAAAAATATCTTCATTAGCTTTATCTATTAATTCTTCGATAGCTTCTCGCAAAGCATCGGTATCATTAATATAAGGTGCTAACTCTGGATATTTCATTACAATATCGAAGCGATTATGACTTAAATCTGTCAACGCAGTTTGTAAATCATTAATTTGTGCTTGATAGCTTTCAATTAAAGTAGGTAAACCAGATTCGCCAGTATCATTCATAATATCGTAGAAATGTTGCATTTGTTCAGAGGATGTTAAGCCACATTCACCGATATTTTGAATTTCTTTCTGCCATTGTTGTAAATCCCATAATGCTGTCTTATCGTCTTGGATAGCAATTCGATAAATAAATTCTTTGGTATTCCTATCAGCATTATCAAAGAAATTAAAGATTTCTGTCATTTCATTAGAATCCAATTTCTCTCTATCAATACCATTTCGAATACCATTTTTCAAATGAGCAATTGCATCTTCAACTGCTTGGTCTGTTACATCTGGAATTTCTTTCAATCCTTCTTTATATGCATCGACCCAAACAGTATAAGTATCAACGTCACCTAATGTTTGCAGTAAAACATTACGCGCATCTTCTTGTGAACCTGTAAAATCATTTGTTGCAACTACAGTTTTTTCTAATGCTACAACCATTTTTTCAAATTCAAAATAATTATCTGGAGAACCATAAGTGTCCAAATAATCTATATATTTAGATTGCGCTACAGTTTCATTAATACTTTCTTTAAATGCAATATACTGTTTATATTCATCTTCAAGTAATTTTCTATCTGCATCGATTTGTTTGTACAAATCAGAACTGGTTAATTGCTCAATAGTATATAAACCATTAACAGAATCACTTGCATTATCTTTTAATACCTGCAACATTTCTGTCAATTGTTCATAGCGTACAACTGCGTCTTCTGCTGTATTTAATGGTAATTCTGAATCAAAAGTACCTTCAATTTTATTACCTTTTGTTTTATAAGCAATGTTATATCCAGCATTAGACAAAACATTGCCCATTTTTTCTTCAAATCCACTATTTACAGAGAATCTAAAATCACCAGCATCAAACTTAAATAAGTCAAAAATATCAAGCCAAGCAAATAGTCCATCTTCACGGGATGACTCCACTAAAGACTCTTTAACTGCATCAAAACCAGCATACAACTCTGTTAATCGTTCTTTAAGAGAATCACTGGCAACCTTATCAATCGCTTTATCTAATTCACCGTATCGTTCAATAAGATTGTTAATTTCATCTTCTTCTAAACCAAGAGCCGTTAATAAATCTTGTGTTACAGACTCTAAGTAATTTTTTGAATCTGCTGTACCATCATAGGCTAATGTAGCTTCTTTATAGGCATTATAAGCAGATGAAATTGTAGCTGCTTCTTCTTGTGCGGAAGTAGCTAATTCCATTGTTGCCTGTCTTGCTTCTTCTTTAGCTTGAATCATTGAATTGATAGAAGAAATTGCATAGTTAAATAACAATGTTGCACCAATAGTTAGTACACTATTTAAGGCTATTGTAGCCGCTTTCCATGCTACAGTTTTTGCGGTAGCACCCGCAACTGACTTAATATAACCATTAATAGTAGCGTCACCTTGATTTACAGTACGGAGATATTTTCCTAAACTGCTGTCGCTATCAATAATATTTTTCTTGAAATTAGATTGAGCTTCTGCGCTTTGCATAGAAAGCGTATTAAAAGTATTCAACATAGCTTGCGTTTTAGCAAGATTATGTAAGATTTCTTTTGATAAAATAGACCCAAATACATTTAATCCTAATCCAGTTGCCGCACCTTTACCATCAGTGATAGTTCTTACTAATCCTTGGTTTTTAGCACTAAGGACAGTAGAAATACCAACTAAAACAGTAGGTATAGTACCAAATTTATCTAATAAAACATCAACAACGTCAATAACATTAATAACGCCATCTAATAAATCTTTAAGAAAATCGCTATCTAAAAACGTTTGAGATAAGCTCTGCCAAGAAGCTTGTAATTGCAATAATTTAGCGTCTAAAGATTCCAACCATTTTTCATGCTCTCGCATTGCAGAACCTTCGGATTCTAACGAAGCTTTAATAGCTTCTCTTGCAATATCAAAGTTTTCCATCAAGGATGACATTGTATTACCTTGATGTTTACCTGCTAATAATTCAACGATACTTGCTTGTGCTATATCGCTTAAATCATGCCATTTTTCTGCAAGTTCATCTAAAATCTGATATGTGCTTTTGAAGTTATTTTTGTCGAGCATTATATCAACGCCAGACAATGCTTTAATCTCAGCTTGCAATTTTGCTGTAGATTCAGCCATACCTTCTGTTTCTAAACCAGCGTCAGCTAATTCAGTTGTAGCACCTCTAATTCTCATAGAAATGGTTTTCAAACCATTTCCAACCTTAGAAACATCTTGAACTACAGTATTAGCTGCAGTAACTAAGGCGATAGTTTCATCGATAGTATTGTTTGCAACAGACATGGAAGATGCAGAACGCATCAACGCTTCGCCAATTCCACCTGATGACACGGCAAAACGGTTGCCAACCTCATTAAACTTGTCAATGACTTGCATTGCAGTTACTTCATCGCCAAATGCTGCCATAGTAGAAATCAAACTTTCAGTAGCAGTATCTACACTTTCAATTTCATCGCCTACTACGGCATAAATATTAGCAACTTCTGCTAATTCTTGTGATTCTTCAAATCCATAACCTAATCTTGCAAAATCAGCAGTAGAAGAAACTAAACCATCGATAGTTGTACCTAATTGTTTAGCTTTATTCCCTGCATTGGTTAAAAATGAATCATAAGCATACTCGGTTTCATTTGTAACCTTTTTAAGTTCAGTCATAACAGAGTCAATTAACACTACATTATCGAACATAGAATGTATTGCTTGACCTGCCTCCATTAAAATATCATAAGCAGAGAACCACGAACTAAGTTCTGAGAATGATTTTTTAAATCTATCAATCCAAGTTAAACCTGTATTGCCAGTAATTTGTGCGTCAGCTCTAATAGTATTAAATGCACTTCTTGTACCTTTTAATGCTTTTTGAGTAACATTTTCAAAATCGCTTAATTGCGCTTTTAGTTTGTCTATCTGTTCTCCATATACTTTTGCGGCTTTAGTATTTTTGCCAAGCCAAATATCCATATCGGAGAACAGTTTTATAATATCATCTTTTGAAGCTAAACCCTTCTCAGATGTAACATTCGCCTTTACTTGTACCTCTGTTCTTTTCAAAGCATCGGTATATTTATTATAAGCACTAATAATATCTTCTAAATTACCTGTTTCATGTGCTTTGTTTAATTCGGTAATAGAAGTTCTTAAATCATTGACACTTGTTTCTGTAGTTTCAAAAACATTGTCTACGTTTCTTAATTGTGCTTCAAGATTGCTTAAACTTAAATCTATATCGCCACGTTCAATTTTAAGACTAATATCCTGTCTTAAATTCTCTCTAACGTCTTGAATCTTACGATTTAAAATTTCAATTTTATCTATATTTTCAGATACAGTACGTTGTAATCTTTCAAACTGTTCATCAGATAAATTACCACTTAAAGCATCTTGTAAATCCATGAAGTGACGAGTTAATCTTTCATATTGAGCATTTAACTCTTGTACTTCTTGTTCTTGTTTACCACTGGATTGACCTTTAAGAATAGCTTTATCTAATTCAGTTAATTGACGTTCTGTTCTAATTAAATCTTGAAATGCTCTATTGATATTTTGGGTTTCTCTACGAACATTTTCTAAATTGGCTGTATCAACACTTCTGCCCAAAACAGCGTTCATATTGTCAGCAGATTCTTGGAATACCCTATCTATCTCACGCCATTGATTGACATTTAATTCTTGCCCAAAATCAGTTTCAAGCTGTCTGTATTCTGCTCTAAGCTCTGCTAAAGTAGCTTCTAACGCTTGAATTTCATTAATATTTTCAGTTGGGTCTAAACCAACCATAGAAACTTCAATACCACCCATGCGTTTAGCTAATTGAAGCATACGTTCTTGCGCTTGTTCTGCTTGATTAAATTCCTGTAAAACAGAAGAGCTTAATAAACGAGTAGATGTTACCGCTTGCAAGCTGCCATCCTGTAAATGAATAACTTCATTAACAACACCACGAACTTCTTGAACAGTTCTACCCAATTGGTCTATTCCAGTTACGGTGATTCGAATCTGACCATCTCTACCCATTTGGGTTCTAATGCTTTGAACCTGCAAACGCATAGCATCTAAATCTTGAATTACATTATTGATAGAAGTACCATCAAAGCCAAAGTTATGTAAAACTCTTGACATTTCTTGGATTTCTTCACCCATATAACCAAAACGAATATTAGAAACTCGGTTCAAATCTTCTTCCAGTTGTTGTAATGGTACGGTCGCTCCCATTAACTGTCCATTAAGATTAATTCTTAATTCAGCACAGTTCTGTAGAAGCTGTTCCATTCCAGTAGAAAGTCTATCTAATGAAGTAGTTGATTCAGTAACATTAGAAATTTCAAACGTACCATTTAATGCATTGAAAGCAGTAGCGGTATCTTTTACAGATACATTAATTTCATCCAACTTTTGTCCTAAGACTTCTAAACGTTGAATCAATTCTGTCATCTGACCTGCAATGCCTTCAAGCTGATTTGGCATATCACCTGTAAAAACAGATTGTAAAGATTTTAGTTTTTCAGACGCTTCTTCTGCATTGTTAGCACCAGCTTTGATTTTTGCAGATTCATCAAGGAAGTCATCAATAGTTTGACTAAAAGAAGATTCAATAGCAGATAAATCTACATCGAAAACCCTTGCTGCTTCTTTAATGGACGCAAAATAAGTGTTAAATCCTTCTAATTGTCTATCAGCAGATAAAGCCTTTTTACCGCTAAATCCACTCATATTAGTATAAGCTTCGCCTAAAGTTTCCCAATAATTAGCTAAATAACCACTATAGCGACTTGCTTGACCAATTAATTGCTCTACAGCTTGTTTTGGGTCATTGATTTTACTTGAACTATGCTTATTAATCCAATCCATAACAGCTTGTTCATACATTTTAGCTTGACGCTCTAATTCTGGAACAGCTATATTCTTAACATAATCTTTATTTTGAGTTAAGTTATTGATTGGATTGTTCTTCTTTACACCTAAATCTAAATTAAAGCTAAAGTTCAAACTGCCCATTGTTTTAGCCAGTTCTTTAAACTCACCTTTAACATCAGATAACGCAGTTTCAATACTATTAATAGAATTAAGCAAAGGTTTCATTGTAGAATCTTTACCTAAATCACCAAACGCTTTTCTTATTTCATTAATAGAGGAAGTCAATGAATCTAAGGAAGATTCAAGTTTTGAAATATCCCTTGAAGATGGAAGGTTATTAGTTAAATCGCCATTATGAAAATCAATATTAGCAGCTTTTTGTAATTCTTTGAAAGACTTAGTAATATCCTTAATATCTTTAAGAACATCTTGTTTATTGGCAATTTGGATAGTTGCAACTAATTGAGCATCGTCTAATTGTTTTTGCAAACTACTTATATCACCTAATTCAGCTTGCACTACTGCGCTAAATACTTCCTGCATAATTCACTCACTCCTTTATCAATCAAATAAAAAAAGCGTCCATTAAGAACGCTTTGTAAAATCTATATTTTATTTATGCTGTCTGTTGTACAGCAATTTTTAATTTATCTAAATTCTTCCACTTTCTATCTTTAGCAGTAGCATCATTATAAATTGCAATCATACCATGTCCTGTACTTTCAGACCAACCAGTAAGATACACAATAAAATCATCTTCCAAATCAAGCGACTTGAGATATGATATATGATAATGTCTGAGATTATGAGGATAACATGGTTTATCTACAAAATCGCTCCATGTGTTTATCCATTTTCTTAACCCTTCTGCTGTTGTAGGTGTACCAGTATGTTTATTGATAAAAATACTGGTATGCTCTTGATTATATTCTTTCATAATCTTTTCACGCTCTATAAGCCATTTATGATAATAAGGTAAAAACGTATCTTTTAAGACATATTTAATCAACATCTTGCCATTAACCCCTCTACCTTTTGTTCTGATTTTCTTAGTTGTTTCTAAGAATAAACCATCGAAAGCAGTATTTTCTTCGTCAATTAAATCAGTAGTAAACAAATTAAGTTCTGACACTCTTGCACCACATGAAATAGCTAAAGCCAATAAACACTGTTCCTGTATTCTACCTTGCTTTTCAAGCTCACTGAAAATTAAATCAATATCAGCCTTACTTAAAACAGTTTTCTCACGAACAGTTTCTTTGACTGGTTTTTCAATCTTAGGTAAAAGATTTCGAAACATTGGATATTCATCATCAAAGATATTTTCAATCCATGCACTAAAACTGGACAAACTACTATGCATATTAGCATATCTGTTACTGTTCCATTTTAGCTCAGTAACACAATAATCAAAGAAATCCATCAAATGACGCTTTTTAATATCTACAAAAAATAGATTGTCATTCTCCAATAAGTTCCATACAAAAAAGATATTTAAATTTGACTGATATACTATAACAGTTTTAGGAGAACGTTTAGTAGCAAAGTTCTTTAAAAATCTATCCATCAGTTTCTTGTTGTCTGGATTAATTTGTTCAATCAATTCTTGATTAGTAATAACCTTTCGGTAGGTTTCTCTGTTTCTTGCCATTTGTCACCCTCCTTTTCTCATATTATAGCATTTCTCTCACTTATTGGAAATAGTTGAGAATAACTAAAGTTTGATTATTCAATTCTACATTAAAGAGAATTATCGCACTGGAATACCTGCTTTCTTTAATGCAGACTTTAATCTATAATGTGCTTCACCCGTAATTTCTTCAATAGGCATTTGCCATACAGAAGTGCCATCTGGGAATCCTATATATCCACCATGAGTATATCCATTGTAAGCTGCAAGCTTAAATACTTCTATGTCATTATCATGTGTCCAAGGTTGACGATGAAATGTGTTGGAATACCAATGACCAGACAAAGTGTTAGAATCTACAAAACCACCTATACGTTTTTTGGAATAGTCTAATTTTGACAAATCAAAATAAACTTCTGCTTTATATCCATTTGGCGTTTCTTGTATTTCAGACTTAACTAAGGACTTAAATAACTGATATGTTCTACGATAATATTCTGGACTAAATTCAGTATAAAAAGCATATAAATGGTCTTGAATTGTTTTGAATACATAGCTTTGCATATCTTTTACAGCTTTTTCACATCTATCTTTCAGCACTTGCTTTAATTGGCTTGGAGTATAAACCTTTGTAGCCATTTAATCATCTCTATTCTTCAACAGGGGATTCTAATGCTTTGTCATTAGTAGTTGAAGTTTCTTCCTGTTTAAAATCCACTTCAACTACAGCGTCTTTTTTCTTTTTAGACTTTTTAGGTTTGGCAGTTTTGGCAAGTTCATCAATTCTTTTAGTACGAGCCTGTTTCTCTGCTTCACGTTTTTCTACTAAATTTCTATACAAATCAGTATTCATATAAGCTTGTGCAAGTTTTTCATAATCAACATTTTGACCCTTTAAGGAAGTAGCTAATTCATTAACAGCATCTAATTTACTTAAATCCACATCTTTCATTCTATCTTCTAAGGTCTTAAACAGGCTTGCCAAATTATCCATTAAAGGATTTCTATGAATACCAGTCTTATATTCGATGTTAAGTTCTACAGCTTCTTCAAGTTCTTTCCACAATTCTTCATCAATGTCATTTTTAACGATTTCAATAATATCACTGTTATAAACAATATTTTCCATTTCATCAATGGCATTATTCTCTTTATTGGAAATAGCACTTACATCTGCTGTAGTAAAAGTACGAATAACAGCATACTTAAAAGCTACATCTTTTAACAAGCTATTATAATTATCACCAGTGAATAGCAAAGAGGTAATAATGCTAATAAACTGTACTTTTTTCTTTGCTGGCAAAGAAGTGTAATACATAAACTGCATTTCTTCTCCATTCAAGTGATATACACCATTTTTAATTGTATTTCTTAAACCATTCATATTTTTACCTCCACTAATTCACACTTAAAAATAGAATTTTAATGATATTCTGAAAAGAATTTATCTAAATTCCAAGTATATTTAACACGTTTCTTTTCTCCCGCAATCGTAATTGCATGATGTAAAATTAAGTCCATTTCATTAAAACTCTTTTTATTAATGCTTTTACACATTCTATTAAAATCTTCTATACGTTGAAAATATGTACGCTCTACATTGTTTTTTTCATCACGAAAATTAAGAATAAAACCTGCATTGATACCATCATATATAGAAGCTTTTGTGAGTCCTTCTATTTGATGTTTGTGTATTAATTTAGGTTCTGGACTGTCTTGCGATACATTTTCAAATGTCATATATTTTTGTTTTGTACTTTTCAGCTCAAAACACCATAAGGTTCTTGTTTTAGTATTGAATACTAAATAATCATACGGATTATTTCGAGTATATTTTGTTTTTTCACTTTGATTATATGCCTGTGCTGTATCTTTCAATCTATGCAACCAACAATAATCTGGAACGCTTTTTGCAAAGTCATTTTCAAACGCCTTGCCTACATTCTTAGCCATTGGACTTCACCTTATCTCGTTCAATGTTAGAATTTTTCCAAAGTAATTTTAATTTATTATGGTCTTGCTTAGAAAAAACAAAAACAAAGTGCATCTTATCATCTACGCAAACGTCATATAGTCTTGCACCATGAAAAACATAAAATGCCGCTTGTAATGTATTTCTAAAAAACACCATATCTTTATCTTCATAGGCTAAACCAGTAATATCACTTTCAATTTTCATACTTGTCACACCTAACGTAAAAAAAAGGGAAAATATTAATCATTTTAGTGTGAATAATATCTTCCCTTCTAATTTTTAAAATTAAACAATATTCACACTTATCTTTTACAATTCTTTTTAGTTCTAAATGAACTATAAGAATCTTCTATTTTATCGTTACAAAAATCTAAAATAGATTCTTTTGTTACGTTATTTTCATTTATCATAATATCTTCCACGTTTTCTTCTACATTATCTTCAATAATATTTTCAACGCTTTCAGTAGGAAGTTCATTATAATTCAAAATATCTAAAACGATATTTTTAATATGTTCTCTATACGTTTGAACATCAGAAGTATCTACATTTAAAAGTCTTTCTTTTGCTTCTGCTTTATCATACACACCCACAGAGAACCCATGAATAATCTGGTAGATTTTATAATGTTCAGAAGTATCGGTAAATTTCTTCCAAGGAGTTAATTGCATACTATCTTTACAAGAAAGACATTTGTGATATTCTTTGCCACAAATAGAACAAGTGGAATTGTTTTTATTGTCAACCATTATAAACACCTCCCATTTTATTATTAATTGACAAACGCTTAAATATCATCAATACAACAAACAATAGAAATTATGCTGATTTCATTGTTTGCTCTACGCATAATATTTATAAAAATAATAAAATGGGGCGAGTGTTGTTCGCCCCATTTTATTACATAGCACATTAGTATTACTCGTTTACGATGATAGCAAAGAGTTCATCTTCTCCCTCTTCTGCACAGTAATCTTTCATCATCTGGAAGTCTACAGGATGTTTACCAGTAGAAGTTAAAGCCAATTCAATCTGTTCTGGATTGATTTTAGCTTTTGGACAAAGAATTACACCAGAGTAAACAAGATTTTCATTACATTTATCTTTGAAGTAAGCGTAAATTCTCAGCTTCATTGCAGATGGGAAGTTAGAAGCCATATTGCGTACACGAACTGCATTTTCAGTTTCAAAGTCATATTCAACATATACTTTACCAGTTAAACCAGTAGGTACAGTGATAACTTTATCTTCAATTACAAATTCGGTAGCAGAAACAGCAGAACCAACTTTGTAACCAGTACCAGTTTCACCATTTGCAATAGAGTAAATGTACATAACATCCTTTGCAGGAGTATGTTTCAGAGTTACAGTACCATCTTCACCAATAGGAAGAATTTCATAGGTAGAAGTAACAATTTTAGATTCTGCACTTGCAACTTCTTTCTTAGTACCATACTGAGCAGCAGCAAGTTCAAGAGAAATCAGAGAGTTAGTAGCAGAGAAAGTAGCACGTTTTGCACGATATAAAGTAGTAATTAATGCACCAATAGCATCAACAACTTCTTCACCTTCTGCGGTACACTGTAAAGATGGTTCTTCCAAAGAAGTCAATCTCAACAGCAATTCATCGGTACTTAAATCGTGACCAGTTAAACTTCTTACACGGTCAAGAATTACATTTAACATATATACTTTCGTATATGATTAGACTATATCATCAACCTTACATCAAGGTTGTACTGCGCTTCGATTTAAAGGATTCTCACCTACTGAGATTTTCACTCAGCCCTACTTCTATTGTGGAATTTCACCACCTATGGAATAGTCGTTAGACCTTCAATTATATATCAATATAATTGCTTGGCACAGGATTGTCGTATAACAATATAAAGTTACTTAGATTTTCCCTGTTAGCATAGTTTTTCATCGTCATTTCCTACGATTACAATAGCAAACTACACACCCTATATTTATAGGTTCACAGTATTTTCGATATGTATTACTACATAAAGGAGCTAATTAAAGACCGTTAGTTAACTCATTTTTATTAAAAGCCATAATTGTTTCCTCCTTAAAAATAATAAAAACCCATGCTAATCAGCATAGGTTTTTAAATCTCTCCTGCCCATTCTAAACGTGTTCTATCCACGCCTTTTAAGCTGGAGAATCCAGAATACGCACCTTGCAAAAGGAGTTCCGCATCCTGTATTTTACCAACACGTTTGATATTATCTAAAAACGCATTGATAGTCATATTATATATCTTATTATCTCCACATAAACCACACTTTACAGTTAATGCAGAAACTAATGGTTTTAACATACTTTTGTATGGTTGTCTTGATTGAGCCATAGCTTCGTCCCTTGCATCGTCAATTAAATCCATTTTGGTCTTTTCGTTTGCAGGAAGTTCACTATTTCTTTTAAAATAATGTATTTGACGAACTGCATCTACCATTCTGGTATATACAGCTCTGTCAATTTTTACATCATTTACCACATCATATAATTCTGGTTGCTGTGTTTGGTTGTTGAAAAAACCTTGAAAGTCAGCTAAATCCAATGGCTCAAACACACCTTCGGCATTTTTCTTTTTTAAAGTTAATGCTAAAGGATTAAAATACATAGCATCTATATCTTCTTGTGACGTTAAATTTGCCAATTCTTGTTTGTATTCTTCGGGATTAGACAACCATTTATCATATAATCGTTTCTTGCTTGAAACTAAATGAGATATAAACTTAATGAATAAATCAAAATCTTCAATTTGTGTATAATCAATATTTGAATAATCCCAAAGTTGCCACTTAAAATCAGCACCAACACCACAAAGATTATGTACAGCATTAAAATATTTACGTTCTCCAAAATCTATGATTTGGTCTATTGTTGGTTGGACAACCATAATTTTAGGAGTAATGAATATATCTTTACCCCTGTAAATTTTCATTTCATCAAATTCATACATTACAAAATTCACACCTATTCATCTTCTCGACACATTGATTTATTAAGGTCTGTACCTTCAAAAATTAATTGTCTATATAAGTAGTCTGACTGATATGCACCTTCGATATTTTGAATTAACTTCATTTCACCAATGCCATATCCAGATTGTCCATTGATTTTTTTATCAATTAGCTTAGATAAATAATCATTACGGTTATCTGTAACCTTTGGTATATTATCCACAACCATGTGTTTTTGATGTGAAATAACCCAAATCTCAATACGAGGTTTTACAAAAGTCTGGTCTGCTTCATAGAATGAATGAGGAATTTGTACTTGAATTGTAATGAAAGTACCTGCGGTTTCTAATGTATATGGATTTTGATGGTAAGTAAAAATATGAGTATTAATTAATTTTTCTGGTAAAGTTACGGAATCACTATCAATCGCTTGAATGATTTCTGGGTCTTTGATAAATTCTCTGACAATTCTATTTTTGGCAATACCTATAATAGAACTATGAGACATATTAAATTAACGACTCGATTCTAATAATCAAATTAGACGAATAATTACCATCTAAATCAGTTAAAACCAATTTAAATTCCTCATCTATATAGTTATCATTATCGATACCTATTTTAATTTGATTATCTACTTCTTGTACAATTAAATCATCTTGGAAATCACAAACAATTTCCCATTTAGGAATAATTCCTGTAATCTCTTTGCCATACTTATCATAGAATGTCGCATCAAAAACCTGTAAATCGCCACCAGATTTAATAATCTTAGAATCAAAAGATATAACTGATTTAGCAACATACTTTTTATCAGCATTATTTGTTTTTACATCTTTTGGATAGATATAATCGCAAATTCCTAAATCAATTCTATCTGTTTCGCTATTAATTACAGTTTGCATCAAAGTTACTTTAACTAAGCCTTTTTTGCCATAAGCATAGCTTGTCGTATCATTCTGTGTTACCACATAAGGCGTAGGGCTTATAGGATTTTTATCTAAGAAAAATCTTTGTGGACTACTAATTAAAACTGTATTTTTATCAGCAGGTAAAGTAATCATGTGCTGTGCAGTACCAATAGCAAACAGTTTGTTTGGCTGTTCACCAGAGTTATACTGCGTTGAATTAATATTGTGACATGGGTATTCTAAAATCTCTCCATATTTATTTTGCCATTTCAAAATCCAATTACATAAAGTAAGTTTTCCTTGCCAATGAATATTATCTATATTAAAGGACTCTGTACAAATCCAGTGTTCTTCCATTTCGGAATCGTATAGAATATCACCAACATAAACAGGCACATCCATTAAAGTTTGGAACTGTGCAGTAGCACCATTCGCATTAGAAAAAGTCCTATGATAAATACGAATATCTAACGGTTCTTTTTCGTTATACGATTTGGTTTCTAAATCCCAAACGAATATGCCAGTAGCAAAAGAAGCATCGTCTTTAAATGTTGCTTCTAACATTCGTTTGTTGTTTTGAATATTTTCATTTCTTAATGAACCACCGCAAAGATTCATTCTTTTATTGAATTTCTCCAATGAAATCAACTACGACACTTCCTTTCTACAATTTTTTTAACAAAATGATTTTCTTTTTTTATAACCTGTATTCCAAGATTCACTAATTTCTCCGTTTGAAAAGCCACCCCAAGCATAACGACTAATCAGCGTTTCGTTTTCAGCTAAAAAACGAGTATGCATAGCCATTAAAGAGTTAAGAAAATTCGCAGGAGAAAAAGCATTGAAGTCTACTGAACTTAAACTTGCTTTTAATACAGAAGGAACTCTAATACAATTAGAATCGATATATTCTAAAACAGCATAATTACTTAAAATATCTATTTCTTCTATAGACAATTCTTCATTAAAACGTTCAAGTTTATCATTTCTATTATTTAAATTCTTTCTACAAACATGAAATCTTGCAATAGCTGGAACGAGATAATCATGCAACAAATCTTTTACTTCATCCACAGTCATAATTGGAATATCATAACTTTGAAACTTCGGTAAAACATTTTCATATATTCTTTCATAAGAAGTAGGCATGATTAACACACCTCCCCTTTTATCCTTGTTATTCAAGGAAGGAAAGTAAATCTAAACCAAGCTGTTTTTCTAATGTTCTAATTACATAAACATCAGAAATATCACCGTTAGCAATTAGGGTTTTAATTTTATTGTAAACAGTTAATTTCATACTGCTTGGCATTTCTTTAATAGCCGCACAAACTTTAGCTAAATTATTTTTACTGTAACTATCTTTATTCATTACAGTTTCGTATTTAGCGTATGTACCTTTTAAACCAAGCTTATCAATTACTCTTTCGTCCATCGGTTTCAACCAAAGTTCTTTAAAGTAAGTTTTATATCCTCTCCACAGATTTTTAATAACTGCAAAGGACATCACTTCTTCATCGTCAACTTTTTTCCAAGAATACATATCTCCAGTAGTGCTATCTTTATAGCTAACATTAGAAATTAAAGATTTTACAACAATTTCATCAGAATCCTCTAATGGAACAACTTTTTTAGAACTTTCCTGTTTTTCTACATTTTCTTCTTTTACACTTTCATTAGAAACAGCAGAAGTCATAACTTCATCAGAAACAACTTCTGCTGTGCTTTTAGTTTTGCCTTTAGCCATAACTAAATCCGCCTTTCTTACGCAATTCAAACTTATAGTAAATTACAGATTATGCAAATCTAAACATACCAAAGTATGCAGGTAACAGCATACCCATACCCATACAGGTCTGAATCTGAACATCTACAGACATATCATTATATTTCTTACCAGTAGTGTCCATATCGGAACGAGTATCACCTACAAATTCAAGTTTAATAGGTTTAGAATCGCCACCCATAACGAAAATCATATTATCGTCTAAAGCAAGTTCAAAAGTACCAGATTTTAAGGTCTGTGGGATAATCATCAGTTTGTGACCTTCCCAATCACCAATAGAACCAGTATTAGCTTTTGCTTCTCTCTGAGAATTTGCAAACATTTTGTCTGGAATGATACCAGCAACTTTACGCAAAGCACCTCTTGTACCTGCCAGAGTCAGTTCACTATAACCACCAGCAGCCATAACTTTATCACATAAAGCACCTAAAGCTTCTTCGTCATTACCATTAGCTACAAAGTCCTGTGGAACAGCGTCTGCAACATTCTGGAACTGAGCATACAGTCTGTCTTGAATGAATTTGTTAACAGATTTATGGATTTTATCCATCATTTTCTCTAATGGAGTAATACCTAACAAGAAACGTTCAAGTTCTTCATATACATGGATGTAGAACCATTCTCTTGGTAAGGTAATTTCTGCGCCCATTTCAAATGCCTGTCTATTGGTGTCCCAATGGTTGCCAGCAAAAGTAGCTACAGACAGTAAACCACCTTCGGAATAGAAAGCAGATTTGTCGCCCAATGCACGATTTTTAACTTCTACGAAAGCTTCAATGAAAGCAGAATTTAATACGTTTTCGCTAATGGAAGTATTTACGATTTCTTCCATAATTTCAAACATTACTAAGTTGTTACGTCTGAAAGCCTGATACATAGTCATGCCTTTCAGATAGTCTTTATTGATGGTGTCACGCAGGTGTTTTTCTAAGTCTCTAACAGTCAGTTTTTCTTCATCGATGTGACGAGAATATTCACCTCTTGCTAAATCCAGAGTTAAGTCGTAAACCTGCATATCATTTGCACTAAAATTAGTAATAGCCATAACTTTTACCTCCTATCTCTTATTTAGCCAAAGAATTAACTTTTACTTCGTAAATTTCTTTCTGAGAACCGTAAACGTGAGCTTTAGTAACCAAAGAATTGCTTACCATACGTTTTCTCATAATCTGAGCAGACATAACAGCTCCTTCGGTTTCAGAAGTAGAAGCAACTAATTTACCAGAAGCGTCAATAGTTGCATATACTGGGGTTGCAGTAAAGTCAGCAGTACCAGTAACAGTTTCACGAGAATCAGCAGTAAAACCTTCGATAGCAGTACCAAATTCATCAGTTACTTTCATAACATATGCTCTAAATGGTACACCAGCTTCAATAATAAAAATATCTCTACGCTGATTGGTAATGCGGCAGGTATCATAATCCCATGCAGGATTGTTAGCAACAACAACTTCTGCACCTTCTTTAGTACCTTTTACAAATTTATAGATGTTAGATTCACCTTCTGCTAAACCTTCTAAGTAGCCGAAAGTGCCATTCTCAACAGGTTCTTCGCATACAGCATCAAAAATACGTTCTGCAAAATGAACACTTCTCATATTCACAGACTCAAACACATTGTAAATAGCCATGTTGTTTTCCTCCTTAAAAAATCACATAAAAAAAGACCGCCTAAAGCAGTCAATGTAGTATTTAAAATTTATCTTTTATTTACTTTTTCTGATATTACCGTATTTGGTCTGAACAAACATATCGCCATTGTCAATATTTTCATCCATAATTCCAAGTACACCAGAATTGTTCTGTCTACTAAAATTGGTTTTATGTACTCTATTTTCTTTTACATAAAGCAGAGCGCATTTATTCTCAATTTCTTCAACAGACATTTCAGCTTTGTTAGCTTTAATAGCGGCAAATTCTTCGTTATTACCTAAATCTAAAGCATAATCAGAAATAATAGCATCTTTACGAGCATTTAATTCAATTTCAGCTTTTTCTTCTTCTGCTTTAACATAAGCATCATATTTAGGTTTCATTTCTTCAAAATCTGCTTTCACAGTTGCGTAATTAGTCTGTGCTGTTTCCAATTCATTTCTAACACCTTCAAGTTCGCCTTGAATTGTTGCATAATTAGTTTCAGCAGTAACCTTTTCTTCTTCTGCGGTAGAGAGTTTTGCATTTACTTCATCTACTTTTTCAAAAGCTAACTGTTCAATTTCAGCAATGTGCTTACCGAAATCAAAACTACCTTCTGGAACTTCTGTTCCTTCTTCGTAGTTTACATACTGGATTTTCTTTCTATTGCCATTAGTAAAGTCAATTTCGGGTTTATCGCCATTGATAGTGAATGGGAAACCATAATGACAGTAATTGTTCTTTCTGTCTACAACAATCACTTCGTCATCTTGAATATCCTGCAAATAGAAGCGAGGACAAGTGCCACAACCCCACGCACTTTCCATAACTTCTTGCTGACTCACTAAATTGGAAATATCAGAGAAAAGTTCCATAACAGTCTGTCCAAAGTCTGTAGCTGGCATGATTCCAATACCTCCTTGATTAGATTTTTCATTCACCATCTTGGTGAAAAGATTTAAGTTTTCACACAATTCATTTTGCATTTCTTTTACAAAATCTGTCATTGTGAATTGAACTTCAACAGTAGAGTTCATCATAGCTGGTTCATAAGATTCTCCAAGAATACAAGCAGCTCTAAAAGAAAATCGTGTAAAATGGAATATACCATCTTCATCTTCATAACCGTCATAATCTTCTAAGTCTTTGTCTTGTAATTCCATAGAATGATTTTTGATTATATCTCTATCCATAATAGAAGAACTATCTTCAAACATTCTCCACATTAAACCATCTACAACTAAAAATGTACGTTCAACTCCATCGTCACATACACGTTGTTCGTAATGAGCATTATTATCTGCGGAACTCATTACAACACCGTATGCTGAACCAACATATTTTTTATAAACGCCATTTTCATTTTTTGACAAAATATAATGATGGTCTGAAAAATCTTTCTCACCTAACGAGTCAGCTTTAATAAAGCCCACAATAGGAATATAGCCAAGTGTAGGAATTGCTTCATCTACAACTTCTTTTTCAAATACACTACCATTAAAATTCTGCCCAAGGTGCATCAACCACACCTTAACTTTAATAAATCTTTTATCTTCAACTGCATATTCTTCTGATGTTTTTTCAAACATAACAGGGTAAGATAATGCAGATTTTTTAATTTTAACATCTGACATTGTTATCACCCCTATCTGTCATTCTTTTCATTATCAGCAGTCTTTTGACCTTCTTCTGATAGAGTTTTGCCCTTGTCAGCATTTGTTGGTCTACCAGACTCACTACTGGTTGTTTCGACTGTGTTTCCGTTATATGAAGATGATAATGGAATGAAATTATTATGATAATCGAATACATCTTTATGAAGAATATAAGAACCTAATACACATGAAGGAGTCATATCTAAAGTGGCAAGCCATTTATCAATAACTGTTGCCCCTAATGTGCAAGCTTCTTTATATCGTTTTGACACCGTATCTCTATTGAAAATAGTGGTATCTAATAAATAGAATCTGAACTTATATCCTGTTTTATTAAATCTTCTTAGCTTAATATATCTGTTTGCCCAACGTTCTAATTGTCTGTAAACAAAATATATGAAACCAGAATCGTTCTCTACAGAAAATGTTACCGCAGTACCAGAAGATGAACCATTAAAATACTCCTTTGTTGCACCAGAAGAATTGTAAATTTCATCTATTGCGTCCGAAACATTATTACGAGTATTAGTAGAATCTTTAAAGCTAACAGCTTCACCATCAGCACCTAAAGTATGAATGATACCAATGTCGTCACTCATAGCTTCTCGGTTAATGTGAGCAAAAGCTAATAATGTTTTTGGAGTCAGCAAAGGTTTATCGATTGTAGTTTCATCAATAGGAACTTTAATCATAATCGCTTTATAGTTATCTGTTCTGGCAGACTGCAATTTTAATTTTTTATAAGTATCTAAGTCAAAAATATCTCTAATTAACCCGATAAGAATTGGGTAAGGATAAATCCATTGACTATTCATTTTTACACAAATTTGTTTATCTGCTGGTGGTAAATACCATCGTTGTCCTTTGTTTTCACAATAATCCATATATGCTTTTTGAACATAATCTGGATAAGCAGTTAATTGTTTTGGACTAATTGCAGGTAAATTGATTTTAAAGTTATACAATCCATCTTGAACTTGATATAACTCACATACTTGCAAATCCAATTTCTGAATAAAGAAATCAGAACTGCTTTCTACAACTAAGCCACAATATATATCTTGATATGGTAAATAACGTAAAATCTTAGCAAATTCATGTTTAAGATTCATATTTTCAAATCGTGCTGCTAATGTAGTATAAGACTTTTTAATTGTTTCAGCGTTAACATTTTCTTTTACATCGAATAAATCAATACCCCATTGGAATAAACCCATATTGGCATATAACATATTTAATCTATAGTAATGCGGTGACACCCTCATAAGATATTCAGAAGCCCTTAACAAAACACGCCATCCTATTTTGGGATTAGCTAAAGCACTATAAACATCTTCAATTTTAATTTCTCCCAAACAACCTGTATCTAATACATTCGTATTGGTACAAATATCTGAAACCATCAAACGTCTAAAAGTAGTTAAATCTACTTCTTCATTATTTTTTATAGCATTATTAAAAACATTTTCATCTTTTTCAAAATCTGATTTTGTATAGATAGGAATATATTTTACTTTCTTCTCTTTAGAAAGTTTTACTTTTGTAGCCATTTTTCATCCTCACCCCCTATCTGTTCTTAGTACATATTCGGTCTTTTATTAATTTTTCTAAACTGATTCACATAATCATTTATATCAAAATCGGTTTTAGGTTTACGCAATAATTCTCTTTCCAATTGACACTGAACCCAATAATTGTAAGCTAAAGAACTATATCTGTCTTTTCGCATCCCACTTTTTTCAGTGACTTTTACATTCGTACCTTTAATTTCATGTTCAAGACTAATTAATTCATATACCAACAATGTAGTTTGAATGAATGGTAATTTATACTGAACCTGTTCGAATGGCATCATTTTACTAAAACCTTTAATCTTTTCTTTTAATATTTCTTCTGCTTCAAATTCAGAAACTAAAAGATTGATTTTTCCATTTTGAAAACCTGTTCTAAGTAAAATACACGCTTCGGTATTAAATGTAGCATTAGCCTTAATAGACCAAATCACTTGTGGCGCATTTGGCACTTTACAACGTTCAGCCATAACTTTGTCATTACGGCAAGATAAAGCTGGATATACTTCACCTGTTTCTGGGTCAAACATATCTTGCATGATAGCATCAGCTACGCCAAGACCAATACCATTCGTATCTAAAACAAGGTCTGTACATTTATATCGTTTATATAATCTGCGAACAATTAATGCCAATTCTTCTGTTCTTAAACCTTCGAAGTTTTCTAAGTACACAATATTAGAAACATAGCTATCATTATTGGTGGGAATTGCACTATTAATAATAATAGAACTTGCGTCATTTTTATTTTTCTTAGAAGCCATAAGCGCAATATCGACCGATAATATACGCCTTTCATTGGTTACTAACTCTGGTATTCTAATACCTTTATCTATATCTATTAATGCTGGTGGATAAAATGGTGTTTTTAATTTTCTTCTTTGCGATATATCGTCAAATGAGAAGAAAGCACCATCAGTATCACCATAAAATAGACAACCCATTTCAACAGTCCAAGTAACTTCATCAAAGTCATCTTCTGACATTTCATCTTCTACTTGTTCTCTTGAAAGTAATTTTTCAAATACTGAAATTTGATAAGGTAAACCGCAGATAAAATATTTCTTTGAATCATCTAAGAAATTCACTGTATATGCTTTAGCCTTGTCAAATGACCAGTGCGATTTAAGCCATGCAGAACTCATATAGATTTCTTTATTTCGTTCTGTTAAATGTTGATATTCTGGTTTACTTAAATACATAGGCTGACGTGGAGCAGTTAAATATTTTCTAAGTACCGTATCAATAATCTTTTTATCTACCATACGATACTCGTCACATACTAAAACATTTCCTCTAAAACCACGACCTGTATCTGATGCAGTAACTACTTTAATCCAAGAACCGTTTTTAAACGCAACGACAGCTTTATTAAGACCTACAGAAGTTTCTTTCATATCTATTTCACGTTTAAGATTTTCTGAACCCCATCCGTAGTTCTTAATTAAATCTTCCATAATTTTTTGAAGAACTTCATTGCCTTGTGTTCGAGTTGCTGATGCAACTACAATTTTAGTCTTAGGATATAGAATACATCGAACTACACAAAATACCGCAGTTAGATATGTCTTTCCTTGACCCCTTGCGGCAAGATACATTATGTAGTTGTTATGCATCATTGCAAAAATAAGAATCTTTTGAAATAGTCTTAAATTTATATTTAAATAATCCTTACAAAAACGATGTGGATTTTCTCTGTAAAAACCACACCATTTAGCAACACCTTGTAAAATCTTTTGAGATTTTTCTAAAGCAATTTCTTTTTCTGACTTCTTAGGTTTAGCCATCTAAATCACCTCCAAACAAAGCGTCAAACAATGCTTCTGAATCACCATCTTCTGCTTCGTATTCTGGTTTAGTAACAGAATATTTAGCCATGAAATCATCGTAAGCTTTACATGGTGCATTTTTAATACCCATCATTTTAGATAAATGACCCTTAAAGAATATATTGATATATTTACCAATACGGTCAACATCCTTAAAATCATCATCCATTTCTGGAATTGGCTCAGTATTTTCCCATTTGTCAATCAAAGTACCAAAAGTCTGTGTATCAGAAATTGTTTCACCTTTATTTTGTTTAGGTTGCAACTTAGCTGCTTCAAGTTGTTTTAGATAGGTGTGGTTTAAGTCTTTAGTATCTTCTCCTGCTCTATCAGCTTTTAATAAATCTAACTGAGTACGACAAAGACGTTTAAAAATTTCTTCTTGTGATTTTGTTTCACATTCATGTCGTGCAATCCAATCTTGGTATTGAGAATAAAGATAAGTATAATCTTCATTACTAAAACCTTTACCAAACATTTTAATTGCCGCTTTTATTTCATCATTATGTTTTTTATCATTATCAGTAACAATCAAAAAGTCCTTAGTGTCATCTTTTGATAAACGTTCCATAATTGTGTCATCGTATCTTTTTTCCATATAGGGATTGATAGCAGTTCGCTTTAGATACGAAGCAATTACAGAACCATTAGCACTATAAGAAGCATCTTCAATAGCTAAATCAAATACTACTTCTGTAAAATATACATCTAATAGCATACACATATGCTCTACAGCCATACGTTTAGGATTTACTGATTCCAATTTTTCATATTGTTTACAAAAATCGTTATATAATTTTTCAATACATTTTTTACAATAAGGCAGCTTGCCTTTCGCTTTGAATAGTTTACTGCTCGATGAAGTAAAGTCTTTAGTAGTCAAAGCTTTACCACAATGTACACAGCACACAACATCCTTGGTGACAAGTGCCTTTTCTGACCTTGGATAAGCCATTGGGAACACCGCCATTTCTTTACAATAAAAAAAAGACGCTGCAAAACGTCTAACAAATTATCTATTTCTAATTGGTGTGTAAATCACATCTGTTAACCCATCTTCATAGTCAAAAACAAATGATTTACACTGTCTTTTAGAATTATAACCCTTATCTGCACTCCATTTACTTCTTGCGCTAATGGTAGGAAGTCTTTGGATTCTAATATTGTTTTCTTCTAAAAGTAATTGTTCTGTATGTAAATGTTGTAGAAACACTTCTACGGTTTCAGCTTGCGACCAATACTGTCTTGCTTCGTCAGCGATTATAGCAGGTAATTTCGCTACTTTACCATCGTGGGCAAAACATAATAAAGTGTTTCCATACAACTGATATTTTCTTGCTTTTGGTGTGCTATCTACCCAGACATTATCATCATGTCTAAACCATGCTTCAATATATTTAGCCAATTTAAAACCTGTAACTTCATCATGGTTGCCCATAACATAAATTACTTTGACAAATGCTTGCTCTTTTAAAATATCAATAGCCTTAATAGTCATAGCGCACAATCTTTCATAAGCATCATAATAATGCAGATGATTGTCTTGTGGAGTACCTTTAGTGGTAGTACCACTTAAATTATCTCCATTCAACATATCTCCACCAATACAAAAGATTATTTCTTGAAAAGTATAATGAGCTGTTCTGGATAAAACATCTTCAATAACATGAAAGAATAGCTTTTCTGCAATATCACAATTGTATTCATTACCCGTAGTCAAAATAGAAGCCTGTAGATTTAAATGTAAATCTGCAATGTCTATTAACAATAGTTTATCACCATTTTTATAATCACTACGATAAGTTAATTCTGGTAAAGAATATTTTCTATCCAACCTGTCAAAGAAAGAACTAATCTTTTGTAAAGATAAATCTTTTTCTTCTATTGGCTTTATAGTAATATAACTTGCATACAAAGTACAAATTCCATCTTGTTTTGAAATAACTTGTCTAATCGTATTTCTTGCACTTACAATTTTCCAGAAATTAGGGTCAAAACCATGAGCTTGTAGAATATACTCTGGATTTTTAGACTGTTCTTCGTTCATAACAATTAATTTACTACTTGAATAAGAACCATCTTTATTAATCGAAGTTTCAGAATAAGACTTTAAATCCATAACAGCATCATTCTGTTTTTCTTTTTGTGATTTAAAATATTCAGCCACAAATGCACCGCCAAAAATTGATGCATTAGCTTTTCTTAAAGTTTCGGAAGAAACTGGTAAATGATATTGTTCGCAAATTTCATTCCAATCTAAATCAATCACATTGTTTTTCTTATCTTGAATAAGTTGAATACATTTTTCGTATTCTTCTGCGGTTAATCCAGACTTTGTAATTTCGTCTAAAAGATTCATTGATATCAGTCCCTTCACTAAAATTCAAATTATTGGAGCTTATGACCCGACTCGAACAGGCGACCTGCTGATTACAAATCAGCTGCACTACCAACTGTGCTACACAAGCAAATAAAAAACAGACGCAAGCATAAAAACCTGCGTCTGTAAGCGTATATCTTAAAACATACACCCCAATTACTGGAGGATATGGCGTGACTTGAACACGCATAAGGCAAATTAACAGTTTGCTGCCTAACCGTTAGGCTACATATCCATATAAACCCTACGCCCGAAGAACATTATATTAAATATAACTTGAACTTTTACCGAATCAGCAGAAAGATAGCTAATCAAACCACTTAAAACGTAAACTTGTCAAATAGAGTAGCACTGGCGCAGAAGGTAGGATTTGAACCCACGGTACGTTGCCGTATCATCAGTTTTCAAGACTGACTCCTTAAACCACTCGGACACTTCTGCGTATTTATCTTTTACAATCTTTCTTTGCTGTACTGGTGGGGATGGTGGGAGTTGAACCCACACGAAGTTTCCCCCAAGGGATTTTAAGTCCCTTGTGTCTGCCTATTCCACCACATCCCCAAATACAGGTGGAGGTGGGATTTGAACCCACGTTGTCCAACCAGCCTTAGTAATATAGGACGTTTTTCACTAAACTACATCCACCAGATTTGTTGTGGTCAATCTTTCAATCAACCACAACAACAGCAAAGAAAGGCGTGTAAAAAATATGAATGTAAAGAAAGATGGTTGTCTGGTGCTATTCCAGACAACCAAATATATATAAAACAGCATTTTCCAAGCAAACACAGTTCGCTTAGTAGCTAATGCTGACTTTATAACTATAAAATTTTTATTTTACAAGAAAGAATTTCCTACCCAACGTTTAGGTTTAGGAAAATCTTTTAAAAGTTTATCTTTGTAATATCGTGTAATAGTAGCTTTTAGTTTATATCTATCATTTGCAATTATCTCGGTTTGATTCAGATAATCAAAAGAATCACGCTCTGGAAGATAAGTACATTCAAAATTAATACCCTTATACAACTTAATACAAACATCAGTCTTTTTATCTGCGGTTGCCAGAAGTTGTCTAAATGCTTCTCCAAAAGCATCATATATTTTTTCAAGAACAGGAATGGTAATTCCTAATTCTTTAGCTACAATTCTTACGATTTGCTTTTTATCGTATGTAACTAATTTCTTAGATTTAATCACATATATTCACCCTTTACTTAAATTCACACTATCTTTAAAAGCAGGAAATAAAACATAGGGTTATTAACTTATTTCCCCAATATAGATATTTCACGATTTCAAAAACAACCAGTTTTTTCTGGTCGTTTTTAGCAGACAATCAAAATCAAAAACAACCAGTTTTTTCTGGCTGTTTTTGATAAATTTTTGATAGCGTTACAACTGATTTTGTCTATACCTTTGTACTCTAAGTCGAGTCATTTCACGCTTATGTTCTATAGCGCAAGCTTCACATCTATGCACTTTATTATCTTTCACATTGGTAGTAAACCATTCACCGCAATCAACACACTGAACATCTTTGGTATGCAATTTTAGATTTCCACTTAAATTCTCGTAGATATAATCACCATAACATAACCATAAAATCATTTTATGTTTGCTGTCTTTAACAACATATAAAAGCTTGACTAATATATCTGCAACTTCTGAATTGGAATATCCAAACTTAGATAATTCAGTTTGAATTTCTTCTACAATTCGTTTGTATCTTAATTCTTGTTTTAATTGAGAATTTTTAAGAACATCCGCAGAATAACATTTATCCACCTGTGAAGCATTATTAAGAGCAAACTTATATTTATTACTCAATTCATAATACTTAACAATTAATGGGTCTGTACTTTCTTTGATTAACTTACCTTTGTCTGTAAAATTCACAATACACTCTATATCTGGATTTCGCATAAGCAAAGTGTAATCTATAGGGTTAACTTCAAGTTTTCTAAAATTAATTCTTGGATTAGGAATTATATTTTCAAGCTTATTTACAAAGCTATTATTAACTGGAAATACTTGATGTTCTTCTTTGTCTTTAGCATATTTAAAGAAATGCGGTAAATTATTATTTGTGAACACACTAATTTGTGCATCAATATTTTTAGGTCGTGTTGGTTTATACAATGTCTTAGCATACTTAATTATACCCTCGGTTTCCCGATATTTATTAGGGGAATAGACTATATCATTACCCTATGTCAATTCATAGGCTTATTATTAAGGGATTTCTCCGTAGTTAGCACTTCGATTTGAGGGGTTTTCACCCAGCAAGTATTTCATCTTGCCCCTACTCCTGTTGCTGAATTTCACAGCCTATGGGATAGTCGTTAGACCTTCAATTATATATCAAATATAATTGCTTGGCACTGGATTGTCATATAACAATATAAAGTTACTTAGATTTTCCCTGTTAGCATAGTTTTTCATCGTCATTTCCTACGATTACAATAGCAAACTACACACCCTACATTTATAGGTTCACTAACTTATTCGATATGTATTACTACATAAAGCGACTATATTTTAATCGATAACAAAATTATTCTCCATACACAACAATTTAATAATATTAATAGCGTTTTGTTTTTCTTCTTCTGTTCCAGAAATAAATACTTCACTATTCCATATTTTTGAAATATTGTTACTATATACACCTATATTACCACCTATAAAAGCAGCATTTAAACCATGATAAATAGATTCACTGTTTAACTGCACTGGCAATGCTTTTTTCATATTGTAGTACAAAGGCACAATATTCTGCATATTACGTTCCGCTACGTTAATTAGCGTCTTATCTGCTACTACAAGGGACTTGTCTCCATCCACCACGATACTTTACATATCGCAGACTATATCTTAACCATATCTTTTCAGACTTAGGTTCTCAGCACTTCCACATAATGAATGTCACATTATATGTACTCTACTTGGTTACTCATATAACACCATTTAAGGTTTTATATTATCCTTTCGATAGTCGTTTGATTTTCGTAAAATAAAAATTCAATCATTTTATATATTTTTTAATGCTATAATGTTTTTTATACAAAGAATTATTTCTAATTGCTCTATTCAATTGACACCGTACAGTTTCTACGTTATCTGTATCAGCTACACCAATATCAATTAAATATTGACAACATGGTACAATATAATCAAAACTTTTAACCAACTCTCCATCGTAAAATAAATCAACTGGTGTACTACGACCATTTTGTGTTGCAGGTCTACCTTGTTTTATTTTAGACAGCAATTTATCATTTTGGTATTTCTTTGACAATTTATCATTTCCATAATTAGGATTTTTCTCGCCATGATAATCTGGTCTATTACAATTACTATATCTAACATTATCAGCATGAGTCATCCATTCTAAATTATCTGCTTTAGGATTTGCTCTATTGTAATCTTTGTGATTTACTTCTGGTAAATTATTTGGATTCGGTACAAAAGCAATGGCAACTAATATATGTACTGCTACGCTACGATAACCGATATTAGGCAATCGCAAAGTACACACAATATATCCATCTGCATTATATCTATGTACACACTCTTTTCCATTACAAATAATCTTTCCAAAATTAGATACAGTTAAGTTTAATCCTTTATAGCAAATATTTTTATATTGTTCTTGCAATTATAACACCACCTATTTTTTTTATAAAATGATGGATTATTTTTATTTTACGCTTAACACAGGATTGCCATAATTAGTTTCCCTGTTAGCACATTACCAAATCGTCATTTCCTACGATTCCAAAAATGTGTAATGTACACCCTATATTTATAGGTTCACTGAGTTTTATATCTCTATGTTTCCATAGAGTTTGACATTTTTACTGGTCATCAAATTGGAGAACTTTGGAAATTAAATCCTTACAGCTTGTATATAAAGCGTCAGTACAAAACCATCTTCTAATACTTTGCTGTAATTCTTCATTTTTGTAATAAGCAAGATTTTTTCTAATAGGATGTTCCCTATATAAATGCGGACTTCGCAAACAATCTAATTTTTCATTTCTTCTAAACAACCAACAAAACACTTCGCCATCATTCAATAATCCATCTGGATTTTCTATACCCTTAAACCAATACTCACACGCCGCATAAAAGTCTGGTAGAATAAAAGTATATTTACCATTGATTTTCAACTTACCTGCTTTAAATCGTTTAATCATACTATCTTTTAATTCTCTAAGATAGGATTTTACATATTCATCATTTAACAAATTAGGATATAGTTCAATGGATTTCTGAAATGGTGTTTTATCTAAATTATATGGGGTAACTCCAAATGCTGCTTTAATTGTATCTACAGAAGAAGTTAAATTTTTTAACGTACAAATAGAATCGTTAGCAATCTTTAAGATTTCTTCATCAGATATATCAGTCAAGCTCTGGAGCATCTGATAATTAATTGTTGCATTTTTAATTCTATCTTCTTCTGGATTAGTAAAACCTGCTGTACAACCATATCGTTTATATAATTCTTTATAGTTATCCCAAGAATCGTAATATTTCCAGAGTTTAAATTGACTTTTCGTAAAGATAACTTCAATATCTTCTTCTATTACATTATGTTCTTGACCATAAATATCTTTAATTACTGGCGAACAATTATTTTCAATAATGAACTCTCTGAAATTAAACACTCCAAGTAAGCCTTTAACCCAAGGTAAACGAACCATACGATTTTTACCCATCTTAGGCAACATCATACCTGCACCATCTGTATGTGTAATTACAACATTATTAGATACTCTGTTAATTGAATAATCCACATCATCTACTAAATCGAAAGTACCAAACACTTCGGTTTCAAAATCATCAATCACTATTGTTTTATCGATATTAAATTCTTCCCATACGTCAGTAGCGGAATTTGCCAAAGCAAGATAAGCTAAATGCTTATTTGGATTATTTCCACCTCTACGATTAATTTCATCTACAGTCAAACCACACATAATTGTTTTTTCATGCTGTTTCCAAATAGATTCTTTTATAAAAACAACTTTCTTGGTTCTAATTTGTCCAGCAGATGAAGTAAAATAGATATATTTTTCGCCTTCAAATTCAAAGCCATGATATATCAAATCTTTAATAATATCGAAATAATACACTTGAATTACCATGAAATCTTTACATAATTCATCTTGTTTTGCTTGAATAGTTCTGGTAAACGAAGATTCAAAAACAGAAATAATATCATCATTTGAAATTTCATTTTCTCTAACTTTACGAATATGATGTTTTCCTTTGGATTTAATATTAGCTTCAACCTTGACAGATAACAGTTTTAGTAGAGCTTCTTCTACGTTGTGAATTGCATTAGTTTTTACTGACATTAAATCTCTGAGCTTTTTATATTTCTTTGCCCAGAACACAACATCTTCATTTCCACCCCATAAAGCATAGTCAAATTTATCTTTAACAATATCGCTAAAGTCATTTTCATCTAAACCATATAGATTTAACTTTTTCTCAATTTCTTTATATCCAACTATGATACGCTTAACTTCACCATTAGATTTTGTAATATAGCCACCTTTTTTAATTTGATTCTTTTCTTCTCGTAAAGTGTGAATCTTTTTATGTAGCCTTGCTTCTTTGTTGGTGTAAAAATAGCCTGTATCTATAGAATATATTTGTAATTGGCGGTCTAACAACGCTATCACCCACCTTTATTTACATTCATGTAATTACAACCTTATTATCTTACGCTTAAATAAAAATATTTTAGTTATCAAACAATTCATTTTCAAACACACTAAAATACGAATTTACATAATCACGATACGACTTTGTATCTTTAAATCCAGATTTAAAAATTCGTCTATCTTCTGGAGGGTAAAAATCTTCTTCTGATAATTCGTAAAAATTACTTAAATGACTTATACCATTGTCTTGTTGAGGAACACACATACCATACACCCTCCTTCCTGCTACTTAACTTATTCATTTAATTTTTCTAATCTTATTATTAACTTCATCCAAATAATACTCATGTCCACTTGCCAATAGATATTGTCCTTCACGTTTATAAGTATTTGCGAACACTGTATAATCAGTGCGGTATTTGTCTTGATATTTAATCCTTGGTAAAGTTTTATAGTAAATTAAATTTAATTCTACCAAAGCATCAATAGCCAAATTAAGTGTCCTTTTAGTAATATTAAGCTTTTCAGCAATATCTTTTAAAAAACCACAATATGCTTCTGGATTATTTTGTTTTCGTTTATCGATTGCATATTCTAAATTATGTGTGTTATCTACATTTAGCTCTTGTACAGTCAACAAATTCCTTCTTTTGAAGATTGACATTCTTAAATAAGCAAACACAAGCAAAATAGCTTCTGTATTATTAAAATCAGAATATTGTCCATAATCTAAAATACGTTGAACTTCATCTATGTAAATCAAAGCAAATCTTGAAGCACATTCATCCATTAACTTTTTAGAATCTATTGAGACTTCAAAACAATAAGCATTAGAATCCAAACCAGAATCATCATAGGTCAAGAAATCATAAAACTGTTTATAATAAATAAAGAGATTTCTAATATTGTTGTTAATTCCCTTTGCACATCTGTTTGGAACATGACCTAACCACTTCACAATAAAGTCAATATTACATAATACTTTTTCATTTCTACCCAGATAACACAATAAAAAAGTCAGTAATCCAATTCGTTTTTCAGACATTCTACCATCTAAAATAATAGATTCTGGAATCGCAAAATAGAAATTTTGATTTTTTTCTAATTTTTTTGGATTCAAATATTCAAATTTTTTATTTTCAGTCATATCCTATTCCCTTATTTTTACAATTCACTATTTTCAGCAGCTAATTTTTCAAAATTCAAATTCAAAAATATACAGTTAACGTACACGATTGGCATTTATAGGGGTAGAAAAATCAAATCGTGTACAAAATCCGTATCGTTTTTTAACTTCTATATATAATATATAATAGAAATATATATAAAATACTTAAAGCACACTTTTTTTCACTACCTGCTGAAAAGTACAAATTCTATAAGCTATCTCATACGTTATTTTCATGCTAAAACACTTTATACGAATTATCTTTTTATGTAAATATCTCTTTGATACTGAATAACTTTATTTTAAATTAATATTTTCTGAAATATTAGCTTTAGAAAAATATTATTTTCTTGGGATTAAGTCATACCTGCACTATCTTTTGTCTTTATATGGTGTTTTAGATTTATTTGCGTTTTAGCTTATAACCTTATTATCCTACTATTAGTTTTAAATAGTAAGGTTTTGTTCAATAATGACTTATACCTTTACTATCTATGCAATATATTACCATATTTTTATTAGTTTGTCAATAGGCTAAGATAATAAAGTTATAAGTTATTTTCTTGTTTATTTTGGTATGGATTTTAGATTTTTATAGTTCGATTTTAATTTTGGTGATTTTGTTTATTTTGCACAAATATGGCTTTTAGTTGGACATTATTTGAAATTTGATTTATTTGTGTTTGATTTTATAGTTCATCACATTTTTTATATGGTTTTAGGGTGTTTTATCACATTTTTCTAATATATATTTTATTGTTACATTTTTTGTACTTTTTTATTTTCATTTAGTTTTTTCTGGCTGTTTTTAAAAATGGTAATCCATTGTCAAAATTGATTGAAATTTTTGGGAATTGTAAATTTTAAGATAAATTTTTCTGGTTCTTTTCTAATACTGCAAGCGTATGTTCTGAATTACTAAAAATTAGATTTTAGTAAAAAAACAGGGTGGGTTCATTTTTAGGTTTTTCATGGGTGAGCAATAGCTCGTATAGTATGATATTGGCTGTAAAATAGAGGTATATGCGGATATATATGAGGGTGATTTTTAAAAAATTTGAATATGGGGTGGTATGGGAATTAGGTGAAATAAGAGTAAATTAAAGGTTTGGATTTGGACTATTTAAAGGTTGGTTGGTATAAATTTAAGATAGATTTAAGGTAAGTTTATAGGATAGTTGTAGGGTGATTTTGGGTTAGATTTGGGGTGGATTTGTGTGTTAAAAAGGTTGTATATAGGGTTATTTATAGGGCGATTGTAGGATGAATGTAGAATAAAACTATGACAAAATTAAGTAAGAAATTAATACAAGAATTACTGGTTTATTTTAGGGGTATGTATAGGTGTGTATGTGGTATGGGTTTTAGGATGTGTGATTAGATAGACCAGACAAGACTTCGGCTCGTGGCACTTTCGTGTGTTAAAGTGTAAATACGCCCTACCTGCTCCGTTCATATTCCAATTTGAAAAAGCCTCAAAAAATCAAATTGAAAAGAACATACGTTCTTAGAAGATTTTTCGATTGTTAAAGCTATATCAATATTGTTAAATGATTATCAATTAACCTCCCGCTATTGGACTGAACCTTAGTTTATCAGCTAAACACAAAAAGGAGAAAAATCAAGCGTGTAAAGGTATCTTACTTTACACCGAAAAATCCAACGTAAAGTTTACTTTACATTTTCAAATATACTAATACAGTATACTTTCTCCCAAAAATCACTTTTTCTCCCTCTCAAAAAACCTCTCAAAAAACCTCCTAAAAAACCGCATAACTAAGCGAAAAAACAATATTTTTCCATTTTCAAAAACGCTTAAAAAAAGCCTAAAAATATATGTTTTCTTCTTATATCCCTTATATCCCTTTTTTTCTTCCTATATCCTCTTCCCTTCTTCCTAATCACATTTCATTATAATTCTATCGTATTCCATTTACTTATATTTTTCCTTCTCCCTCCCTCCTATCCTCCCTTTTTGTACAAATTGCACAAAATTTCAAAAATCATAAAAAATTGCTCAAAACTCTATTTACATACTGCAATCATTATGTTACAATAAAATCGTACCAAACAGGTACAAACAACAAACATTAAGCAAGTAAACAAAACAACAAACAACACAAATCAAAAAGGAGTACAAAACTATGATGAACACTAACACTACTAACATCAATTCCATCCTCAACACCAACAAATCCAAAAAGCATGCTTGCGGTCATTGTCAGTGTTGCAACAAAGTCACTGACTTCCTCGCACTTCCAATGAAAGACCGTGGCGGCAGAAACGCATATCTTTGTGAAGAGTGCACTTCTAAAGTCTTTGACTATTGCGACGAAAACAGCTCTATCTACGGCGTTGAAAAAGTCCATCCATACACTTTCAGCATTGAGCTTGAAGTATCAGCACACACCGACACGGCAAGCCTTGAACTTTCCCACATTGATTACTTGCCAACTTCTGACTGCACTGTTGAATGTGAATTCAAAAGCCCAATTTACAACGGTTTTAACGCTCTTTCCAAACACGCCACCCAAACTATCGCCATGTTATTAGATGACAATGAAATTGAAATGGACTGGACTTGTGGAACTCATTTCAACGTTGGCGTAAACGGTAAAATCAATGAATACAGTATAGCATACATCGCAAGATACTATCGTGATTTGTTTATTCCATTAAGCAACGCCATGAAAGAGCATCCAATTACTACTGAGCGCATCTATGGCAGAAACTTCTCGACATGGGCTGAACCTTGCAACGCATATACTTATCCTTATGAACATTGCAACTTTATTAATATTCAGCATACTACCCACATCGAGCATAGACTCTGCAAGTATGTTACTGGCGAACAATACGCTGAATGTATGAGATACTGTCGCAAGCTTACCGAGATTATCATCAACAACTTTGTTGACTACCTTACCGTAGAAATCAAAGATACTAACAGATACCCAGACCGTGAAAGTTATCTGAAACATAAAGCAGAAGTAACTGCAAAAAAACTTGTAAACGAGTTTTTAAAAAGAGCGAGATAGTAAGGTTATAAGTTAAAAGGGCGAGAGTAAAATCTCGCCCGATACCTAAAACAAACATTTTCAAAAATAATCAAAAATTACACAAATTTTCAAAAACATCTTAAAATTTTATCAACTTTCAAAAATCACAAAAAAAAGGAGATAATACCATGAAAAAAATGACTTTGACTGCATCTGATATGAAAAAAATCCTTCTTAAAAAATTAGCAGATGAAAACACATATTTCACTGAATCTGATATTCTCTTTTATCAAACTTCGCCGCAACGATATAAAATTATCATTAAAGACTATGAACATATTGTTTTTATCCTTAATATATTTAATGATGAAGAAGATGACGCAGAACTCATTGCAGTATGGCGAAAAGATAAAGACCGCACAAATAAAAATTTGATTATCTTAGAAGAACATCACGAAAACAAAGTTATAGAATCTGTGTTGAAACAACTTGGATATTATATCGGTACACGCTTTTAATAGTTTTATAGAGAGTCTGGAAACAGACTCTTTTTTTTATGCTTTTTTCTTTACACAAAAAAGCTGCATTTTCAAAAACGTTAAGTTTTTGTATTTTTAATGTTTTCAAAAATAGTTGTTTTTGATACTATTTTCAAAAACGCTCAAATATTGTATTGTTAAAAAATTATCACTTTATCCGAAAATCATAATATAATTACTTAAAAAATCCAAACTGTTACAAAACGACCCTACAATACGATACAATCAATTTTAATCCTTTTAACCTATAACAATATACACTATACCGCAAAAATGCCTTACAGAAGCTCTCAGACGCTACAAATCAATTTTAATATAATAAGAAAATAAACAGTTAAACAAAACAGAAAAATTCTAAACTTGCAACTAACTTACAACTAACTTGCATTTTCAAAAACTAAATTTTATTGCAGAAAATTTTAGAAAATAAATAATCAAAGAAAATTCAAAAAAACACTTGACAAAACAAATTCAATAAGCTATAATCTAATCAAACAAGAACATAAACAAAACGACAAACAACAAAACAGGAGGAAACAAAAATGAAGAAAAACATAATAAAATATACTTGCATTAACTGCAAATATTTTAATGCGTGCGGAGACGAAGAACGCACAGAACCATGCAAAGGAAAAATCCCCGCAATAATAAAGTACAAACACCACGCAGAACCAGAAACAATAAAAGAATTAAACCTCGAAGCAGTTTACAGAAACAACTCTTTCGCCTATCGTGGAATGAGTTATGAAGAATTTGTAAAACTGGAACTTACCAAAATTCAGAAAGATTTAGAAAATGGCGTTTTGCTTTGGTATGAAGCATAAACAACTAACAGGAGGAAAAACCATGAAGCAGAAAATCAGAAATTTCGTAAACTATATTCTTGTAGAATCCGCTTTTGTAGCTGTCAGCTTGTCAATGATTTTTGTTCTTTTGGAAAGAACTTGTGCAAGATATTAAAAGAAAGTAAAGTTATAATTTATATATAATTAAGGGAGTCGAAAGACTCCCTTTCTTTTATACCCTACACAGAAAAATTGTATTTTCAAAAACACTTGATTTTTGATACTATTTTCAAAAACGTTAAGTTTTTGTATTTGTATATTTTTAGATATGGAATTTTTCTGCTTAAACCTTAAATTTCAAATTTACAACAAAATTGAATTTTTGAAAACTGGAACAACTTGTATCTGGAATTATCTGAACATCTGGAACAATTTTTGACGATATTCAAAAATATTAAATTTTTGATGACGTTTTCAAAAACACTAATCTATTGCAGAAAATAATTATTTTAATAAAATTTAATTCACCTATTGACATAATGCAATCATTACACTATAATATAATTAAAGACAAAACAAACAACGACCCACAGGAGGAAAAACAAATGGAGAAAATAAACCTTGCTCATGTAGTAGAAAAATTCTTAATGGAGAAAAAATGCCACTTTGATGATATTTATCAAGGCTTTGCAGATTGCCTTGTATGTATTAAAATTACTGGTGACTGGAAGCATGACCATTTAAGAACTAAAATCTTACTCGAAGAAAACTTTAATGTACTTTTACATAAAGAAGATGCAGAACCATCTGAAGAAGATTTTTATACCGCAGTGCATACTTTTATGATTAAAGATTGAGAGGAAGAATAATGATGTTTCCATATAAAAATTACAAAGTGGAATTTTCCTATTATTCCGAAACCAAAAAGAAAAGAATAACGGAGTCAGAATATTACGGATGCGAATACAGCGCGCAAAATGCTGTCAATCGTTGTAGAGTTGACTATCAAAATTATAAAGATTTAAGGATTGAATCAGTTTATTTTGAAAATTATACTGCATGGGAATTTACAGATGCTTGGGAATAAATAAAAATCAGAGAGTCAGAAATGACTCTCTTTTTTATTGCGATTTTACTTTTACAACTAACCAGCGTTTTCAAAAATTCAAAGAAATTGTAATAATCAAGATAAAACAAATTAAGTCAATTTTTGAAAACACAATACTTTTGTGCGGCTTGTTTCTGTATATATTTGTTTTTGAACATGGAATTTTTTTATTTTATTACAATTTAACTTAATTTTCAAAAATACTACTTTCCTGTCAACAGCTGTATGATAATAATATGACAACAAAAAATCAACATTTCTAAAAACATTTTTCTTTTGTCTAAGAAAATAAATATAAAAATAAATTTTCAATAACTACTTGACATAATAATATTATTATGTTATAATCAAATCAGAAAATAAACAACACAACAAACAATATAAAACAAAGGAGTTAAAACTATGACAAAAGAAAAATTCAATATCTATGAAGAAATTACAAACAGAATTATTAAACAGCTTGAAGCAGGAACTATTCCATGGCACAAACCATGGTCTGGAGTAGCTACTGGAGCATTTAACAGAGTTTCCAAAAAACCTTATAGCCTGTTGAATCAAATGCTTTTACAGCACGAGGGAGAATATGCTACTTTCAAACAGTGGAGCGCACTTGGCGGCAAAATCAAAAAAGGCGAAAAATCCGAAATTGTTGTTTTCTGGAAAATCCTTGAATCTGAAAAAGTAAATGATAAAGGCGAAAAGGAGAAACAGATTATTCCTATGCTTAGATATTATAGCGTTTTTCATATCTCACAAATTGAAGGCGTAGAACCTATCTCAAAACCACAGGTACAGCACGAACCAATTAAAGAAGGCGAAGAAATTAAAAACAATTATAAAGCAAGAGAAAATTTGACTATTAACGAAATCGTGACAAATAGAGCCTTTTACAACCCATCTGGTGACTATATCGAAGTACCATGCAAAGAGCAGTATTCAGATATTGCAGAATTTTACAGCACATTATTCCATGAGATGACTCACAGCACAGGACACAAAGACAGGTTAAACAGATTAGATAAAACCGCACGCTTTGGGAATAATGAATATAGTAAAGAGGAACTTGTAGCTGAAATCGGAGCTTGTAGCTTAATCAATATGATTGGCTTGGAATCTCCAAAAACTTTTAATAATAGTGCTTCATATATCCAGAGTTGGCTCAAAGTATTGAAAGATGATAGTAAATTCATTGTATCTGCAAGTAGTAAAGCAGAAAAAGCGGTTAAATATATCTTAGGTGAACAGCTTGTAACAGAATAAAAAAATATACTGAGGACTCGAAAGAGTCCTCTTTTTTTGCTATTACACAAAATCAGTATTTTTAGAAACGATGATTTTTTGCATTTTTTCTTATCACAAGAAAAGTCAATTTTTGAAAATCCTATCAAATTGCAATATACCATTTTTTGAGAAAATAATTATTTTAATAACTCTTATATTTTGTATTGACTCTTGAAAAACATAGTGCTATAATATAGTTAAGGATAAAAAATAAATTATAGGAGGTTTATTTATGAATAACGAGCAGAAAATTATGAGTATACTTGATTTAATTATGGAACGCCTTGATAAAATAGAAAGTAGATTTGATAATCTGGAAAATAGATTTGATAGATTTGAAATTGACGTAAACAAGCGTTTTAATGACCTTGAGTCTAACATGGACAAACAATTTGCAGAGGTTAAACGATGTTTAGCAGATGTCGCAGAAGGAATCAACGCTACTATTTTACATTCAGCACAAGATACACAAGTATTAAATAAACGAATTGACGAAATAGAAAAAATTGCAATTATCGCATTAAAAGAAGCAAGCCTCGCAAAATATAGGAATATCTAAAATACACATTAAAAAGAGTCTGGAAACAGGCTCTTTTTTTATACGCTTTTTATCTTTACAAGTTATTAAGATTTTTGAAAATGGAATTTTTTCGCTTTCAAAAATAGAATGTATTCAAAAACATCTGGAAAATAAATATTAAAATAAATTGGATTTTACTATTGACATACTACAATAGTTATGTTATTATATACTCAAACAAGGACATAAACAAAACGACAAACAACAAAATAGGAGGAAAACAAAATGAAAATCAATGTAATGACTCTTACCAATGGCGAACTTAAAAAAATTGAAATCGAAAACAATTTATCCAGTTTACAGAATCTCGTAGGCGGTTATATTGAAATCCCTTGCTTGTCTGAAAGATTGACCGCTCAAAAAATTATCACCATTATCAATGAAGAAGGAAAATTTTTAGATTTGACTCCCGAAATTGCTTGTGTTTATGATGGTAAACTCCATGATATAGTTTTTGGTACGGTTATCTTTGCAAGTACAGACTATGAAGGAAATACACTGGGACTTAATACAGAACAGATGGAATATATCAAAAATGAACTTAGAAATGATGCTATTGTTCATTTAAGAAACAGAAATAAAACGTATATGCTGAAAGTATTACAGTTTGAATAAAAAAATTAGGGAGTCTTTCGACTCCCTTTTTTTATTTACAATTTTACAGATTATTTGTATTTTTGAAAACAGAAACTTTTTGCTTTTATTTTAATTAATATCAAAATAATAGTATTTTTGAAAATAGACATAATTTGTAAATTTCCCTCACCTGCTTGACAACGTGACTTTTAGTTGATATAATTAAAATACAAAGACAGCATTTAATTCCTTTTGATTTGTGCTAATGTTGTTTGTTGTTGTTATTTTCTTCAAATTAAAAGCTATTTCTTTTCCTGTTGTCTTTGTATTTGGCGGTGCTTACGGCATCGCCTTTTTTATTACAATGTTTTACAAGCCGTCTAAAAGCCTTTATAAAGCGTTTTAATACACGTATAGTAACTTAATCAATAAATAATACAAAATAGATTTTAGACATATTACAGAAGCGGAAAAATGATTTTAGACTATATGATATATTCAAATATGATAATTAGAATAAAATCCAACTTCAATCAGATTAAAACAAGATAGCAGCGTTTTTGAAAAAGCAAAGAATTTGTATTTTAACAAAAACAAAAAACTTGAATTTTTGAAAACACTATTTTATTGCAAATAAGATTAGATAATTAGATGATAAGCAAAGAAATGAATTTTAATTTATTTGATAAAACTACTTGACATATTGCATTTAATATGCTATAATGTAGATGGTAGATAAGCTACTAACAACAAACAAAACATAAAAGCACAAAAGGAGAAATGAATTATGAAAATCAATGTAGGTTACAAAAAGAATGAATGGTTAGCTGTATATGTTACTGCTGATGGCGAAAGAGAATTTGCAATTTGCAATACATATGAAGAAGCGGAAAAAGAAATTAACCGTTTAAGAAATTGTGGTATTTGTATTATTGGAACTATGACAACAAGATTTTATAATCATTATGTAGAGGAAATTATTGATAAATAACAAATCAAATCAAGGGAGTCGAAAGACTCCCTTTCTTATTTGCGCTACTGGACAATTTATTAGTATTTTTGAAAACGTCACTTCCCTGCTCTAATTTCAGAATAGCAATAAAATTCCGTTTTTAACAATACAATTTTTTTGCTTGGAACAAAATAATATAATATTTGAAAACACTTTTCTTTTGTCTAAGATAGTAAATATAAAAATAATTTTTATAAAACTACTTGACATACTTTAATTATTATGCTATACTCTAATCATAGAAAATAAACACACAAACAAACCACAAATCAATTAAAAGGAGAAGAAATTATGATTAGTAGTGAAAAGATTCTTGAAATGCTGAATAATGGCAACTATGAAGAACTAAAAGAACTTTGTAAACGTGATATGGTGTCTAAAAGCTTAAAAGCAAATGGCGGCACAAATGCAAACAAACAGCTTAAAGCGTTTGAAAAATTTTTGAAACTATCACAGAAACAGCCCAAAGAATTAGAACGTATCGTTCATTTTGATATGGTAAAAGGCGACGAAGCAAAAGCATTGTGCAAAGAAGGTCTTTCCGCTTTGTTTATTATTCCTTCTTGTCCATTTTATAAAAATATCGAGAGTGTTCCAATGACTGGACAGGCAAAGCTCGGTAGTATTGCAGATTCAATGAATACAAAATTTGATTTTACTATTGAAAATGCAGTTATTGATTTTGCTATGAAATACGCAAAAACAAATACTGCGGACAAACGTTTTAGAAACTTATATCTTCCAAACGGTGCTTTGTTCGACATTGAACTTATCAAAGAAGTTGTAAACGTTCTCGGAGATTGTGAAGTGTATGGAGTTGATAACGGAAACAGAACTTTAATTAGTCCAATCCTTTTACAATCTAATAATGGATATGCTCTTGTTTGTCCTCGAAAAAATACAGAGCAGGACAAAGAAAAATGTAAAACCTATGATGATTATAAAAACATGATGGAATAAAAAGTGGGAGTCTGGTAACAGACTCCCTTATTTAACATTAAACAAAATATTAGTGTTTTCAAAAACATTAAGAAAATAATAATTTCGATAAAACAGTAAAAAATATTTGACAAACTGGAAAAATTATGTTATAATACAAATGCAATAAGGAAGTAAACACAACAACAAACTATACTTATTGCAAAATACGAAAGGAGGTACTTGCTTTATGGTTAAAATCGTGCAAAAACAAGATGGTTATTATATCCTCGAAGCACAAATTGATGGCTTAACTATCGTTAAAGGCTTGATGGATGCAGACAAACCATTAGAAAAAATTGCAAAAGAACCTAAAGCAGATGGATTTTATTTACATATTCCAGACGAAATAATTTGTAAATAAATGAAGTCGGAGGGAATTTATTCTGACTGCCAATACATAATAAATTCCCTCTTGTACCTTATTCAATCAATGATGTGTAATACAATATGTAAATGCAATTCACGGAATAAATTATAAATAGAACCTTATTTTTTAGAAGAAAATAAAATAGAAGAAGAAAAGCGAAAAGGATTGATTTTCAAATATCAGTCCTTTTTGTTTTGTACAAAAATATCATGTTTTTGAAAATACATATAATATTATTTAGTAAATATATACACAAACTACTTGACAACATGATTTCAGTATGTTATAATACAGTCAAGAAAATAAACACAAATGCAAACAACATGAAAGGATTGATATTATGTTATACTGTGCTTATGGTAGTAATATGAACTTGGAACAAATGGCTTATAGATGCCCTAACTCAAAAATTGTAGGGACTGGACAAATTAAAAATTATCAGTTAGTATTTAATATGTGTGCAGATATTATTAAAAGCGACAATGCGGAAAATTTTGTTCCAGTTGTTCTCTGGGAAATCGCAGAAGAAGATTGGGAAAGATTGGATATTTACGAAGGTTATCCACATTTCTATACAAAAGAAGTTGTTACAGTATCTTGCGGAAAAAACAATGTAGAAGCTATCGTATATGTTATGATAGACGATAACAAAGGTATTGAGCCGCCTATGTATGATTACTTTATGGGTATTTTAGCAGGATATACGGAAAATAATATCAACACAAAACCGCTGTATGATGCTTTGAAACATTCACAAGAACATAAAACAGTACATTCTAAATATGTATATGGAAGATTATCTAAGAAACTTAATAGACGATAAATATATATATTTTAATGGAGGAAAATAATATGAAAAAATGGTGTCTTATTGACGAAGCAAGAAATATTATGGATTTATTTGTATACGACAACAAAGATTTAGCTATTGCCGATGCAGAGAATTTATGGAGTCGTTTGACAAATTCTGATAAAATGCAAAGAACAATGTTTCTTGTAGGTTTATGTAATGTAGAACAAAACGAAGATGGTAAATGGGATTTTGCAGAAAATAAATATGGGCTTATTGATTGTGATATTTATGAAGTAGCAAAAAATTTTATAGAATAAATATATTTTGTAATACAAAGGATGATGCGATGAAAAAGAAAACAATGCAGACATATAAAAATTATGTTTGCCCTAAATGCTTTAATATTCTGACTCAATGTAATTGTGATAAGTTGTCTGATAAACTCATTTATATCGATGTAGGTATTCAAGAGCATATTAAAATCCTAAATGCCAAAGGTTATAAAACGCTATTTTGTTGCGAGTCTCATTATGAAAGAAATGATTTGCAATTATATATTTCCTTTGCCTATCAGCATTATCATTTAGGCGAACTACCGCATGGTTTTAAACGTTCTGCAGATGGAAGGAATATAGAATATATCTTTAATTCAAAGCTATCCAGAGACGCTTACAGCCAATGTAAAAACGATGTATTAAAAGAACTATTAGAATGGTGCAAAGCCTTGCCGAATTTATAATAAAAACATTAAAGAGGATTAAAAGGGAGTCTTTCGACTCTCTTTTTTTATTTACAATAAAATAGCATTTTTGAAAACAAATATTTATTGTTATTCCCTACTCTGACAAAATATAATTATTTTTGAAAATATAATTAAGCTGCCATAACAGAAAAATCTTATATTTGAAAATGCTAAGAAAATAAATATTAAAATAATCAATTTTTTCTTTCAAAAATCCTTGACATAATGAATGTATTGTGTTATACTATAATCAAACAAAGGAAATAAATAAAACAACAAACAATGTATCAAAAGGAGAATGAATTATGATTACACTGAATCAGCTTAATTGTTCCAGATGTTATCGTTTTGTAGATAACAATTTGAAATCTTATAAAGTGGAATGTATTCGCTTTTATAAAGAAAATAAGGTTGTAATTCAAGTTGATAATGGTTGGTTGACTGTTAGAAAACAGGGATGGACAGTTGATTTGAAATCTCTTGACCTTCCTATTTCTGAAATCAAAGCTAAAAGAAAAGAAAAACTGGATGGCAATGAAGTTTTCTATATGAGCCTTGGGACTGAAAAATACGGTTCTGAAAAGATTTGTGTACTTTATATTCCTGCTGATATGTTAGGAATTAAATTTGCAGAATATAAAAAACAGTCTGATTATGTACAGGCTATCTATACAGGCGAACAGGGAATCTATATTGAAAAATTTGTAGGTACTTTGAATTGTAAATTGCGATTTCTTAGAGAAGAATATGCAAGATATTATAAAAAAGTTGACGAATATGCTTTGATGGTTACTAAAGAAGAAGTTTTCGATGAATTTTTCAATAAATTGGTAGAACTTAAAGAAGCTATCAAAGCAGAACAAAAACGTGTTTACAATTTAACTGTTGAAGAAGCAGTAAAAGAAATGAAAGAGGTGTAATGTATGACAGATAAAGTATATAAAACTGCTTGTACTTTCGGTTTTGACGAAGAACTGGAAAGGCTTGAAAAAGATTTGTTATCTGTTAAATATGTTCAAAGTGTAGATTTTGACATTGATGGTTTTTACGACAATATCAATTATATTATCACTATTTTCAAGTATGCAATTCCAGTGACTTTGAAAAATTATTTTGAAGTTAGACGCACAATGTTAAAAGAAGTGCTTGTGATTATGGGAAAACATGGTTTGTCAAAAACTGGTGATGCTATCGAAGATTACGGAGAGCATTATTATATTGTACGCAGTTATAATCCAGACAATAATGCAGAATAAGGAGTGAAATATAATGACATATATTTCTATGTTGCATGGTGGCACTGATAGTCAGTATCACAGAAGCCCTATTATTATCCATGATGGAATGTGGTATTGTGCAGAATTTCAGACTGTTGAGCAGTTGGATTTCTTTGCTAAAACTTTAGGTTTTACCTATGAATTAACCGAAGAAGAAAAATGGATGAATACTAAAAAAGTATATCAAAAATACAGAATGAGCCATGATATTAAAACGGCAGATAAACGCTTTTGGACTTTTGAAGATTTGCCAGATGGAGTAAAACCTATTAAAGCATTATCTAATAGACATATCGTTACTTGCTATTATATCAATACTGGCGATTGTATTGTGATTTACAGACCGAATCCAAACGCTAAAGAAGTTTATAAACCATTAAGCCTCACAGAACATATTAACCATCAAAAGATTTACGGTAGCTATTAAGGAGAATAATTACAATGAAAAGAAAATATATGTATCTTTTAGAAAGAATTAGGGATTGTTCTGATTGGGAAAAAGGCATGAGAATTTGGGCAGATTCTCCTTGTACTGGATGGAGAATTGTTAAAAAAATTAGAGTATAAAAGAATTATTTTAAGCGGAGGACTTGAGTATGTGTAATTTTGATGAAGTAATTGCAAAGAGCATTGAATTGCATAATGCAATCAATAAGCTTAATGATGAATCTAAGGTTCTCAATTCTATTATCGCAGAGAAGAGAGAAGCAAAGAAGCAAGACATTATGAATGACTTGCAGAGGTATATCGATATTATGACAAAGCTTGATATTAAGGTTGTTGAGTTTAAGACCAATAGTTTTATGTACTACAATGAAATGAATCGCAGACTTGGCATTAAGATTCGCAGATGGAGTCAAGGTGTTCAAATTGATTTGGGTTGTTGTTCTACTGTCATGAACGGTTTTTATACATTCCACTCTATTGGTCATGTAGCTGCTGGACTTAGACATGAAGATATTATGAATGGTTTTTGTGAAAAGTGGGATGACATTAAGAAAGGCATGGACACTTTCTTTGCTAAAGAAATTGAAAAGATTTTGGAAGATAGAAAAGCAAAGGCAATTAAAGAAAGAGAATGTGCTATTAGCAAATTGACCTCAATTAGCAGATAAGTGGAGGATTGAAACATGTTTGAAACTAAGAAAGATATATATAACGAACTGACAAAGCTTTTGACAGACTATGAGAATCCTATGGATGTAGAAGATTATGATGATATTGATTGGGAAGCAGAACTTTATGAAATGTTGGTAAAGATTCAAAACAGATGGGAAGATACCATCACGGCAGACATTTAAAAATGTAATTTTAAACGGAGGATTTAATTATGAGTGAAACAGTAAGAATTTGGCTTGAAGAACTTTATAAAAATGAGATTGAAGAAATCAAAGGAACTATTGAAAACGAGCATATTTGGGAACTTGGATATGATGGAGAAGAGCCGAATCCGCATACAGAAAATATCGAAGTGCTGAAAGAATATATCGAAGTGCTTGAAGAGAAGTTGGCTGAACTGAATTAAAAGGATAATTTTATAGGGAGGGGCAAACATGGAAAATAATGAAAGAATGTACTATGCAGGAGTCGATATGACAGATTGGGATTTTTCTTTTAAGGAAGATGACCCTAAATTTATCTACAAGGCATTTATGGCAGTATGCAACTTTGCGGAAGAATTTTCTGGTTGTGTCGGTTGCCCGTTGAGAGATAAATTGTGTTTCTCTAAGCACGGGCATATGTTTTGGGGTAAGGTTCATAGAGAATTGACAGATGTGAATCTAAGATAAAATGACGATTTTATAAGGAGATTTAGTGATTATGAAAAGGATTTTTCGTGATACAGAATCCAATGAACTAATTACAGAGCAGGAACTAAAAAATGAATTTCTATATTATTGTAAACATCTAAGTAACGACCCAAGAACTTTTGAACAGTATATTAAAGACTGTACAAGTAAAAACGGATTTTTAGAGGAAGTTAAAAATACAACTAAATAAACAAATTAAGGGAAGTAACATCAATTTTACTTCCCTTTTACTTCCCTATTTTTTATACAGAAAATTAACATTTTTGAAAACAATCATAATATTAAAATGGCTGCTTAAATACGAATTGTAAAATAATGTAAACGTATATGAATTTTATTTAATCATCCCCAAACCGTCTATAAGCCATTTTAAGACAGTTTATAGATTCAATGACAGGTTATCTATCTAACCACCTAAAAATAGAAAATAGACCTATTACAGAAGCGGATATAAGCAAATATACATATTAGATATATGGATATTGTTTGTAGGAATATTTATTTTCCAAAAAACTATCTGAAACAAAGTCTTTGTAAATAAATCAGATATTGCAGGTAAACTTAATTTTTGAAAACAGTTATTTCATGTAAATGCCATTCTTCCCCATCGTCAACTGGAAATTAAATTTTTTATGGTGCTTTAAGTATTTTATATATCTCTTATTATTATATATATAGAAGTTAAAAAACGTTACAGATACTGTACACGATTGGGTATCTGACAGTTAAAAATAGCTATTTTGTGTACGTTATCTGTATATTTTTGATTTTTTGACTTTTTCGAAAATAGTTGTTTCACTGGAAGATATGGAAATAATTGTAATTAGTGGCATTTAGAATCAGTTTGACAAGCTGAAAATTATAGTTTATAATTAAAAAAAGAGAATTTTTTAAGCAAAACATAAAAATTTTCAAAAATGAGGTGTTTTTGTGGCATATTTGAAAGTTGAAGAATCAAAAATGAAAGAAAAAATTCAAAGAACTACTATGAATACAACGATTGAAAAAGAACTTTTAGGTGCATTTAAGGCAAAATGTAGAACGAGTGGAATCCCAATGAATATGATTCTTGAAATTTTCATGCGTCAGTTTATCAATGACGAAGTTGTATTAAAATTTGCTAATAATCGTTTGACTTTGGGTGTGGATGAATTAAATAATTCTGAGTTAAAAGAATTTGAATCTAAAGAAGAAATTAAATAGTTTGATTTTTGAAAAGAGTGGAAATTGTATTTCTGCTCTTTTATTTTTTTTGCTAAAATTTCCTTGACAAAGTATAATGATTGTGTTATACTGCATTTAGAAAGTAAATAAAACAATAAACGAGATTGAGGTGATAATAAAATGAGAAATCAAACTGACTTAAACAAAGTCAAAGATATGGCTAATATATTCTCAAATATGGACGTTGTTGCTTCGGATTGTTCTTTTGTTGTACAGCATCCAATCTATGAATATCCCGTTGTGGCTGTGGGCTTTTCTGACTATGACAATGGGGTTCAGATAGTTAATATCTTAGAGAGCGAAGAAAACTTAAATAAAGCAAGGCAGGCTACACGAGAAACGATTGCTAAAGCAGAAGATATTTTTTCTGTTTATTTTGTTATTCGCAAATCTTATCGTATGACCTTTTTAAAGTATATTCATAGTTATTTGTCTTTAGAAGATTTTAGCAAGTTGTTAAATTATGCTTGGATTTCTTCTGAGAATCCAAATACAGATGTTAATGTAAATATCCGTACTGTTTTATCATGGTTCAAAAAGGCTGATAAGAAACAGTTAATGAATGAAGAAGATTATGAAGTTTACAATAATCTTCCAGAATATGTAACATTATATCGTGGTGTAGGTATTAAATCCAAAAGAAAAGGATTATCTTGGACAGACGATATTGAGATTGCGAAATGGTTTGCAAATCGTTTTCAGTCTAATGGATATATTTTAACTGCTAAAGTGCATAAATCAAAAATTCTTGCATACTTTAGTGATAGAAACGAATCTGAATACATTGTTGATGTGTATAGTATTGATGTAGAACGATTGGAGGTGGAATAAAATGAGTAATGCTGTGATGCCTATTGCTAATTCTAATAATATTGTGCCTTTAATGGTAGTCTGCGAAGAAGGAACAGGCAAGCGGAAAAAGAATGGCGAATTGAAAAAAACAAAAAGCAATAAAGTTGCAGGAAAAGATGCAGAAGTGTATGCTTTTCGTAGTGATAAAGAAATTAATGCTATGTTAGATGTATTGAATCAGCACATTTATACTGCACCTAATCCAGAGAAACGTAAGATTGCTTGTAGGAATAAACTGCTGTTTAAGATTGGTATTAATATCGGTTTAAGAGCAAGCGACCTTAGAACATTAAAGTTTAGTTTTTTCTTTGACCAGAATCCAGATGGAACTTTAGAATTTAAGGAATATTACAAATTGCTACCTAAAAAAACACAGGCTTATAAAAAGTACGTTACTGTATATTTTAACTCTGCTGTAAAGCAAGCTGTATTGGAATATCTTAATGAATATCCAATGGATAGTTTAGACGATTATTTGTTCTTCTCCCGTGAAGGTGGAGCAATTAAAGTTGAAACGATGTGGACTATCATTAAGTCAACTGCTAAAGAAGCAGGAATTAGGCAGAATATCGGCTCTCATTCATTAAGAAAATCTTTTGGTTATCACGCTTTTCATTCGGCAGAAGATAAAAACAAAGCTTTAGTAATGTTACAGCAAATCTTTAACCATAGTAACGCTTTGGTTACTATGCGATATATCGGAATTTTAGGTGATGAAATGGCTGATATGTTTAATAGTATTGACTTAGGTTTTGAAGAATAGAGGTGTTGCAATGTTTGATTTGTGTGGCGTTTTTACCTTGTTGTTGGGTTTATATAGCTTTGTGGACGAATTGTTTACCGTTCCTATATCTAAATCAAAACACTTTGATACAGATGGATACATTAAAGATATTAAGAATGGTATGACTTCTAAAGAACAATTCCATAAAAGGAGGTCTGGAAGATATTGGGTGGAATAATTGAACACACTAAGAAAATAAATATTTCAATAAATTTCAGAAAACCCCTTGACATAGCAAAATCATTATGCTATACTATAATCACAGGAAGAAAGTAAGTATTCCGATAAACAATAACAAACACAAAAGTAAATCAAAAGGAGAAATGAATTATGTTGGAAAAAGCTACTATCCCTATGAACGCAAGTCAGATTAAAAAAATGGTACTCGCAGATAAACTTGATTTTAACCATGTTGTACAGCGTGGTTTGACTTGGGAAACTGCAAGAAAGTCCAAGTTTATCCATAGTATGATTGAGGGTTATCCATTCCCTTCTGTTTATGCAAAACGTGAAGTGTCCGAAGAAAACAAATCTAATAAACGATATATTGTTCTGGATGGCAAACAGCGTCTGACTACTGTTAAACAGTATTTGAATGATGAATTTAAACTGAGTGTCGTTGAACCTATCACTTATTTTGACGAGACTGTAAACGAAGAAGTTACAGTTGATATTTCTGGAAAACTGTTTAGCGAACTTCCAGAATCCTTGCAGAATGTTTTGAACACTGTTTCCTTTACTGTTGTTTATTATGACAATTTGACCAAAGAACAGGAACGTGAAATGTTTAAGAGACTTAATGCAGGTAAACCGCTGTCCTCTAAATCCAGACTGCTTGCTTCTTGTCGTGATATTGAACGTATGCTTGACATTGGTTCTCACCCACTGTTTGGCGAACTGCTGACTGACAAAGCAAGAGAGCATAAGAGTCAGGTTACTATCGTTATGAAAGCATGGTTGATGCTGTATGACGATATTGGACACACTTCTTTTGCAGGTAAAGACTTTAGCAATGTAATGGAAACTACTGAAATTGCTGACAAACAGAAAATTGAACTGCACAATGTATTTAGTATGATTATGGATATGCACAATATTCTGATTGGACAGAAAGAAAAGAAAGTTGCTAAAAAACTTTACACTGAAACTCACATGATTTCCCTTGTACCATTTATTAAAAAAGCTATGGATGATGGTATTGGAGCAGAAATGCTTGTAGACTGGCTCATTAGCTTCTTTGGTGTATCTGGTCGTGTAGCAAGTGTAGATAGAGACTATAATATGTCTTGTTCTTCTGGTTCTGCCAAAAACTCTAATATCGTAACCAGACATGATGCACTTGAAAAAAGCTATGAAGAATTTTTCGCTGATTTTAATGCAGAAGTTGAAGGAACTGACGATGTAGAAGATATTGACGAAGTTGAAGAAGTAATGGAAGAAACTATTGAGAATGATACTGTTGAAGAAGAATCCTCTTTTGAGGATTCTTCCGACAACACCGAAGAATTTATTGAAGATTCTGTTGAAGAAGTGGTTAATGTTAATGAAAACTCAGAAGTAGTAAATGATATGACTCTTGAAGAAATTCTCGGAGATGTAACCATTGAAGGTGTAACTGATACAGTCGAAGAACATGATATTGCCGAAGAATCAGTTGTAGAAATTAAAAGCGAAGTAAACAACGAAGAAACCGAAATGTAATATATAATCATGTCCAATAAAATGGGTGGGAACTTTCCCACCCACAAACTTATTCAGAAAACAAATATATTGATAACCCTTCTTCTTATTTTATATTTCTTCTTGCCATGACAGTAAGGTTATGCTATAATGTACATAAACAAAACCATAAACTGTTTTGAAAGGAGAAACACAATGAAAAGCTATAAGGAATTTGCCGATTCTATTGCGGTAGAAGGTACTGCAAGAGCTATTCGTGCTTTTGGTAAACGCATTGGTGATTTTAATTTTGAAACTTGTACGCAAAAAGACCTTGAAGAACTAATTATCAATGCCAGACCACAGAACGAAAGAGAACTTGACCGCTTTGTATATTCGGTTGAATTGTATGCCAGATTTAACGAGGATGCTGAATTATTTAACAAAACGAAAACTATTGATAGAACTGCTTTGTGGCAAAGAGCCAAACACAATATTCCTGCTAAATTCTTATCTCACAAAGACTATTTGCAGTTATTAGAAGATATGGAACGTTTGGAAGAATACAACGTTGATTATAAGGTTCTAATGATGAAAAGTGTTTATGAGGGTGTATATAATGATGATTTAAGCGTCATTAAGAATCTTAAAGCATCTGATATTAATGAAAATATCTTAACTCTTAGACCCGATAATGGAGAACCGTATGAATTGTCAGTATCTTTAAAATTGGCTAATGAATTAAAAGAATTTAGTAAGGTTCAGATTTTTGAACGTAAAAATTCTCGTTGTGAATTTACTGTTCCTGCTACTGGTGTGTCACATGATGCTTGCTTTAAATTTGAATTAAGAAAAGACAAACCATTGGAAGAACTTTTTAGATTCTCTGTATATAGAGTATTGCGTGACGCTACCAAAAAGTATTGTGGTCGTAGTATTTTACCTTCGCAGATTTATATCAGCGGTATTGTATATCGTATTAAAATTAAACTGCAAGAAAAAGGATTAACTATGGAAGATGCTTTTGGTGATATGAGAACACACAAAGCTGCTTCTGATGTTGTTAAGGCAGAATTGGCTCGTAGTCATTACGATGTAACTTTCCACGCTTTCAAACATACTGTTAAAAGTCATTACAAAATCTTTGACTAAAACATAAAGGTGGTCGCTATGCCTAAGTCCTCTGACAAGAAATTAGAATATAATCGAGAGTATCGAAAACGTACAGGATATGCTTCACAGCATAAATACAATCAAGAGAATACTATTCCATTTTCTTTTCGTATGATGAAAAATACCGAACAAGATATTATTGATAAGTTAAATTCTGTACCAAGTAAAGCAGGATATATTAAGCAATTAATTCGTGACGATATTGCAAAGGAAAAAATTACACAATTAAATAATGATGAACAATAGTTGACATACCACATTTATGATGTTATTATTTTCATGTGACACAAATTTTGCCATAGAAAACAATGTAGTAAAATAGAATAAATAGAACAAATGTTCTTTTTTATATTGTAAAATGTTTTAAACTATGGTAGAATACAATTACAAAATAAAATAACACATAAAAAAACTCCACGAAGCCCCGTCTCGCAAACGAACTTCATGGAGTACACAAGAAAGATTAACTTTGCATAAAATTATGTAAAGTTAAAGGAAAATATGTGCATTTATATAGTATCATATATTTTCCTTCTTGTAAAGAAAGAAAGGGAGATTTTTATGACAAATCAAGAACGTTTATTAGCTTTAAACTATGTATTAGATGAACAGTTTAAAATTCTAAGAAATGTACTTTCACACATTACTTTCAAACAATTTAATGTAAGTGTGTATTTGAATAATAGTCAAAACATTCTTCTTGCCAGAATGAATGAACCCAATGCAATTAATATGGTACTAAATAAAGAAACTTTTAGTGTGGACGATACTGATATTTGGATTCGTAAAGCCAATGGTTCTCAGAGTTGTATATTACATATTCCCTACTCTACTATTGAGAATTGTATGGTTAGACGATATAGAGGAAATTATTACTCTATTTCTATGACTTTACATAATGGTATCTATTATGAATTGGATGTGGAATTTTAAGGTGCTGTAATGCACCTTAAATCTATTTTTAATATAGTAAGGTTGTAAATTGTCTTATATCTAAAATTTCGATTTTAAGGTATTGTAGGCGGTCTGGAAAAGTTTCAAGGTGGTGAAATTATGGCAACAATAAATGATTTAATGCAAGTGTATTCTGTTTCTGTAGAAATTTTCGATGGTATTAATCGACAGTTTAATCAGATGCAAGCTCCAAGACTTGTAATTCAAAATGACTTTTTATCATTGGTACAGCAAGCAGCTAATACACTTTCGCCTATTCGTATTATAATGAGTCGGTCTGTTCCTATTTGGGATAATTTTGAAAATCGACAACGTACTATTGAAAATAAAATAGTCTTTAAGAATAATGCGTTTTTGTCGGCTTATGCTAATTATCCAGATGAATAAACAAGAAAATAACTCCAAAAATTAATTTGAAAAATTTCAAAAAAAGGTGTTGACAACATCAAAACGATGTGATATACTAAGGACAGTAAATCGAACAGATTTACTTCACAACTTTATTTCAGATAATAAGGTTATGAGTTCGGCATTATTAACTCCTTTCGTATATTGTGTCAGTTTAATGGCAGTTGTAAAACAGGTAGTAAGTTTTAAATAATGGCAGGTTTAAAACACGATAAGTTAAACTGATACAATAAACAATTATTAAGAAAATAAAGTTGTAATCTGTCTAATATGGTGGAGTGGTGGAATAGGCAGACACCACGGACTTAAAATCCGTTGCTTCAAAGGCGTGAGGGTTCAAATCCCTTCTCCACCACCATAAGCGATAATCAAAAATGGCATGGTGAATAGTTTCGCTTTGTTGTTCAAACAATTATCTTATAGAAAAATAAGACTGCGAATAAAAATGTGGCTCAACAGGTTATCGCTTATATTATATGGGGAAATGGCTGAGTGGTTGAAAGCAGTTGCCTACTAAGCAACCAAGTGTAACAGCTTCGGGGGTTCGAATCCCTCTTTCCCCGCCAACTATCAGATTAAATAATGTGGTCTGATGCGTGAAATGGTTTTTTGTTTGTTGTGCGACTTTGAAATCTCCTTTTCAAAAAATAATCTTCATAGGTGTTACCTGTTGATATAATGGGTTGGATGAATAAAGACGCCCTCCTTTTTAAATGTGCCTTTAGCTCAGTTGGTCAGAGCGGCAAACTCATAATTTGCGGGTCTACAGTTCGAACCTGTAAAGGCGCACCATTGGAATATTAAATTCCAACTTTTTTCAAAGTGTTTTTTCTTCTAAAAAACATTTTAGTCTCCTAATCTTCTTTATTTTTTTATCCTATCTATTTTTTGCTTGTATTTAATAGTGCAAGCAAAATATGTTCCGTTAGTTTAATGGTAAAAACAACTGCTTATCAATCAGTAGTGATGTTGGTTCGAGTCCAATGCGGAATAATATCTTAAAGATAAGATGATACACAAAATCGTTTAGACTAACGAGGTTAGCTTGGTTAATAAGATTCTGACGAGAATTTGTTCCCAAGAAGTTTATCTTTAACTGCAAGATAAACAAGTCTGGAAGATTCATTAAAAGGACGTTTGGTTTATGCGTGTAGGTGTACAACTACAATAAACTATTTTCGGGCTTACGGAAAATTAAAATGACAGAGCCATTAGCATACAATGATTGCGAAAAGAACGCTGGTTTAGCAAGAAAACCACAGTATGTATCTTGCATTGATGATAATTTTGGGTGTGACACGATAAGTGTTTAGCAAGATTCAGAGCCTTGCTGATAATGGGAGTGTCAAAGTATCTGGACAGTGGAAGTAAAGATGCTAAGAGACAATAATATGAGTAGATATGTAAGTGGTTGACATACAATCCTTTTATTTCGTTAAGCGGATTGCGTAGGTTCGAATCCTACTCTACTCGGTCGAATATAGATAGTCAGAGTGTACATAATGGCTATTTTGCAAGCGGAAAATTTTCAAAAAGACAATAAAATAGTTGTTTTATGTGATTTTTTGCAGTTTACGATTTTGCCCAAATTCACTTAGCAGTATCTATTATTGCTATTTCAAAATTAGTAATCTAAAAACGTTTGCAAACAGTGTCCCTGTTACTGCTACTACAGGGTGTACAAGGGGATATGTCGGAATTGGCAGACGAGGTAGACTCAAAATCTATTGCTTTATGCGTGTGGGTTCAAGTCCCACTATCCCCACCAATACGATAGGCTTACCAATTAGTCACCTCTCTTCTTTTTATGTTTTGTTGTGTTTTTTATGGGTTTTGGCGTTATTGGTTTTTTGTTTTTCATTTTTCAGATTAATCTCCTTTTAAATATAATTTCTGCTTGTTTGATATATTTAATTGATAAGTCTATCGTATTTATTATATGCGGTATTAATGTTCAATGGTTAGCATATCAGCCTTCCAAGCTGAGAGTGAGGGTTCGAGTCCCTTATACCGCTCCAGATTCAATTTAGTTGAATTAACACGATGGTTATATCTTTAATCATGCGTAGTGTACTCGCAAGGGTACTGAGCCTGTCGAATCAGCAGGAGAAAAATTGGTTCATTATGCGCCCATTTAGTAAAACAACTGTGTGTTGTGTGATTGTTTTACTAAAATTAGCAAAAAGGTTAAGGGTTTTCCTTTTTGCAATCTTCGTTATAATAATTACTGTTCCTTAAAAGTAATAACGTTATTATAAATGGATTAAGAAAACCCACTCCGTTTAAGGTGGTGAAATAAAAAAATGGAACATAAGCATTTAGCTAAAGTAAGACCAATCGGAAAATTTTTGGTGTATGCGGTGGTTTAGGTGAATATTTTAATATCGACCCAACATGGATTAGATTAGGTTGGTGTGCTAGTGTGGTTCTGTGTGGTGTTGGTATTGTTGCTTATCTTGTAGCTGCATTGGTAATGCCAGAATGTGATAAATAAATAGTGCAAGGTGGTAAGGTTATAATGTTTAGTAAAGAACTTGTTGTAATGATGTTGGAAAGTCGTGCAGAAAAACTTTCTAAGAATCCAGACAATAATAAATTGCTTGCAAAAGTAAAACGTAGAATTAAAAAATTAAAATAAGTCGATATGCTGGAATTGGCAGACAAAACAGATTTAGAATCTGTTGCTTTATGCGTAAGGGTTCGAGTCCCTTTATCGACACCATAATGTTGTCTTAATATATGCAAATAACATTAATATTAAAAAACAAAAGTCGTATCTTGTTCGGAAATAAAAATGTCAAATGCACACTTTTCTTTGTTCTATTAAGGCAATGTTAGGGTGGTTGTGGGGACTCCATCAGCACATAAATAAGTCCCTAAACAGAACATTTTATTATTTTAAGGAGGTAGATTCCGATGGTGAAGAAAATTATTTCTTCTATGGTAGCAATTGCAATGATGCTTTCTATGAGTATTTCTGCTTTTGCTACCGATACTGTTGTATTCGGTGGCAATTCTAAAGTTGTAAACGATACTCCAGTATCTACAATTACTTTTGAAGATGTATACATCTTCGATAAAGAAATGAACGTAAAAACCAATGCCATTGTAAAAGGTGAAGCATACGAAAATCTTGTTGCAGGAGATATTCTGATGTTCCCTATGAATGGCGTACAGGCTGTCAATGGAGAATACAAAGTAGATAAGGATTGGAAAATTAAAGTTACCAATTCTCGCTTTGTAGAAAATGCAGAGTTCTTCTATGACGAAAAAAATGTTGTTCCAGATGCTACTGGTGACGTTTCTGGTTCTTATGTAAAAATTACCTTGTCTGATAATTTTAACTCTTATGAAGCTGACTATGCTACTTTTGAGTTCTTTGTTTATGACAAAAATGAACCAGAACAGAAAACCGCTATTCAGTCTGTAAAATATAAATTTGCAGATTACGCAGAAGTAGAACTGGACGAGTTCGATGTAAATACTATTGTTTCTTTGGAAAAAAATACTGTTTACACTCTTGCTGATGGCGTAAAATCCGCTAATGTTATGTTTGATATGGATGGTTTGAATATTGTTGTTCGTATGTATGAAGATGAAGAATATCTTGTAAAAGAACATTCTGTTGAATACAATAAAGAACTGTCTATCAAATATGACACTGATATTGAAGTGATTACCATTGATAGCAACATTGATATTTATGATATTCTATTTGAATCTAAAAAAGACGACAAAGCTATTTATGTAGTAGATGGTGATGAACTTGTTCTTGTAGAAACAGAATACGTTGAAAAATACGAATTGAATAAAGGCGAATATACCTTGATTAAAGGTTATGTTGTAGAGAATGTAACTGATGCAGAATGGGTGGTTCTGGATGCAGATGTAGAAATTGCAGTTAAAGAACCAGAGGTAGAAAAACCAGTTGAAACTCCTTCTGTTGATGTGAAACCAAATCCAGAAACTGGTGCTGGCAATGTAGTTAGTGTAGCTACTGCTATGGCTGTTATGTCTGTAATTGGTTTAGGCGTACTATCCTCTAAAAGATAGTTCAATAAAAGTCAGCTTAGATTATTTGTGTGGAGCATTTATCTAAGCTGACGCAAATATTGAGCATTAGTGTAATGGTAGCACAACACACTTTGACTGTGTTCGAGGTGGTTCAAGTCCACCATGCTCAGCCAATAACATCTATCTTTCAGTAGCGACACCTCTTTCAGAAACAGGCTGAAAGCTGTACCTATTCGGGAAGGTGGCAGGAAGAAACCAGCTTTTTAATTTGATAGCAGTCTCCTATTTAATTGCTTTTGTGTTTTCAGTTGTGGTTATGTGGATATTGAGGTAGTGACACATAACCACAACGCACACACGATAATAGGACTTTAAATAAATAGGTTAGCGTGGTTGTTAAACCGCGCATTTCCCATATATAAATTTTTTGGAAGGAATGGAACAAATGAATGTTACAGAAAACACGATGTTTGAACAACATTTAAATTCTGAATTTTATCCTAATACATTGATTAAGATGGTTAGTGTAGACGACACTGAAACACTATTGTCATACAGCACTTTAATTAATCATTTGTTTGCAAGTAAAGAAAAATCATTTGAAAATATTAAACGTCTTGAAATCTATACTAAAGGCGATAATTTAGAAAAACTACTGTGTGGAATTGCTCCTTTATGGAAAGAGCATGAAAGCAAAGAACTATTTGAAAAATATTATCGTTTAAGTGAAATGATGCGATGCTTGTACTGTAATCAATTTGAAGAAGATACTGGTGAACCTGCTTATATTTTCTTGGATATTGAAAATGAACCAGAAAAGTTAATTGCAACATGGCAAGGTAAACTTGTAGGACATGATGAAGAAAATAATGAATTATATGAAGATTCATTTAGCTATCGTCCTGCTACTATTGAAGAACGTGGTATTTTGGATTTAATTCAAGATATTGTTAAAGTAGAATTGCCAGAAAAATTTATTGTTGTACACGAAGATAATATTACTTTAGGTGGTTGTAAAAATCTATATAGTCATATTGCTGCTATTGGTTTCCCGCCTCATATTGTAAATATTAATGCAGAGTAAGTGAGTTGGTTAAATGGTTAAAACTATCGAAGGAAAAGTTAATAACTTGTTCGATTATAGTATGAATCTTGTTGTATGTCCTGTTGGATTAAATGGTTATAACCAAAAAGGATTTTCTGGTTACATAGGTCATAATTATCCACATATTGAAAAAGAATTATTGAAATATGTTGCCTATCGTCAAAAACATAATAAAGGACTTGTTTTCGGAACAAATCAATATGTTCCAATAGATATTTGGTCTTTAATTATGTGTGATACTTTGAAAAACGAAACTATTTCTTGTTACGATACTAAATATTGCTATGTTGTTAATATGTTTTGCCAGACTAAAAACAGCGAAGGGTTTAACGTAGACATGAAAGCAATTAAGACAGCTTTTATAGATGTTAAAACAAAGGCTGAAAAAGGTAATCATAAAAATATTGCCATCCTCTATAGTAGACGAGAATACGGTGGTATTTCAATCCAAGAAGTAGTGACGATTGCGGAAAAGATATTTAATAATTCTAATCTTAATGTTACTGTAATTCAGTGTGATTAAGATATAGATAAATTCACGCTGACAGTTAGTTTTAATTGTCAGCGTTTTTTTGAAAGGTGTCAAAATGGAAAAACAAAAAGAAGTAAAAAAACGTAAAAAAAGAAATGAATTATATAATGCTCCTTTAACCGATAATCAAAGAAAACTTGTTGAAGATAATTATAAATTAATTCAAGGTTATGCACGTTGGCGCAATATCAATCTTAGTGACTATCATGGTTTGTTAGCTATTGGTCTGTGTAATGCGGCAAAGTTATATAATCCAGAAAAAGGGTCTTTTTCTTCTATCGCTTATTATTGTATGGACAATGAATTTGGACATTACAATACAAAAACAAAAACACAAAAACGTAATAATGGAGAATCAGATTGGTCATACAATAATATAGACAAAAAGAGCGAAGAAGAATACATTAATATTCTTACAGATAAAACTTTCGATACTCTATGGATTGAAATGGAGTTGAAAGATACATTAGAAAAATTTATCCAATTATTCCCAAAACAAAGATACAGAGAAATTATTCAGTTACGTTGTTTAGGGTATAATTTGGACGAGATTGCCATTATGTACGGCTATAAAGACAGAAGAAATATCGATTATTATATGAAAGAGATTAGAAAAAAATGGCGTGAATATCGTTCAAAAGATAGTAAATAACATAATAAAACTATTGACATATATGGATAAATATGATATACTATATATAGTTAGTAAGGTTATATGTTATTATGATTGGGGTCAACAATGAAAAAATATTTGTTAAAATGTATTATGTGTGGTTTGTTGATTGGATTAACTGTAATTGTAATCGAACACTGTTCAATTACAAAGGATAGGTTAACTAACAATACTTTTTCTTCTTTTGAAGAAAGTAAGGTTGTAACTCATATCCCTAAACAAACAACTTCTATTGAGTCCGTTAGTTTTGCTGTTAATGGATTGGTTTATGACAATAAAACACAGTTTTTATATGAAGTGTACGAATTGGAGCAAGGGTTAATCTATAAACCATATATTCAAAATAATCATTTTTGCAGATATGTAGATGAAAAGATAATTGAGGTTGTGTAAAATGGTCGTTAGAAAAGAGAGACAATTTTTGTGCTTCTACCTTGATGATGGTTCTGTAGTTAAATATGATTTTGCTCAACGTCGTTGCATTGGTAAAAGTGGTCGTGTAGTAAATCAATTAAATGGTCAATTAAAAGGAATTACGATTACTGACGTTATTAGTAGTTGTGAAGATGTGAATTATGGTAGATTTTTGGAATTTCTACAAAGAAGCCATTATGGTGGCGGTATTAGTAATATCGGTTCAATCTTAAAAGAAGTAAATAATTTTGCAAATTACGAACAATTATTTTCTGCTGGTATTGGTCTGCAAATTATTAAAGATGCCAATAACAGATTTTTCAAATATTCTATTAATGAAATTCCAAAAGCATTAATTAAATTGTTAAAAGAATATCCAGAGATTAAATTAGATAATTATTTTTTGGATTTTTTTAAACAACATCAAGACAATACTCTATCCGCTTATAATCAAGAATATATTAGTTTGACAAAAGAAGATATTACATTAATTCTTAAAAGTGGCTATTCTCAGAATTACTATTCATCAACAAGTCCAAGAATTTTCTATGTTAATCTGTTTTTAGATTTTGGATATACAATCAAGGGTTTAATGAATTACATGGATTATTTAAAAACCTTTGAAGGATTAGATGATATGCTATGGAATATCAGAGAAATATATGACTACGCAAGATTAATGAATATGCTAAGTCTTAAATTCGACAAATATCCACGACATTTTTTAACTACACATAAAATTGCTTCACGAAATTATAATCGTATGAAACAGTATTATGATGAAAAACAGTTTGAAAAAAGAATTGACAAGAGATTAGAACGTACATTTGGTGAATATCGATTCTATTATCCAGAAAGTACACAAGCTATCAAAGACGAAGCTGCTTCAATGAACAATTGTGTTGCATCGTATATTGACAAGGTAATTAAAGGTGAATGTCATATTCTATTTTTACGCTATAAAGAAAAACCAGACGAAAGCCTTGTAACTATTGAATTGAGGAATAACCGTATAGTACAGGCACTTCAAAAGTACAATCATCCATTAACCGCAGAGCAAAGAGAGGTTGTGGATAGATATAATAAATGGCTTGAAAATAAAGCTAAAGGACAAAATGAAAGCGAGGACGAATAAATGAACTCTATGAATCTTAAACAAGGCGATTTAATTGAACTGACTGTTGATATGGGTATGGTTACAGCAGGTCAAATTTGCGAAGTAGTAAACGTATCTGATGCAGGTGTTGTTTCTTTCCAGTGCGATAAAGGTTTTGGTGTGGTGTCTGATGATGAAGTACAGAAATACTTCAAACGATATGAAAAACCAGTTGAACCAGAAACTTATTCTGTAGATGGTGAATTTGTTGATGATATTCTGAGAGGTGCAAACATTCAGATTATTACTGTGTTTAATAAATGTACCATTGTAGCTTGTCAGTTGGAAAATGGTTATGTGATTGTTGAGTCTTGTTCTTGTGTTGACCCACGAAATTATTCTGTAGAAGTTGGTATTGAGGAATGTATGAAAAAAATTGTAGATAAAGTTTACGAACTTGAAGCATACGTTCTTTCCGAAGAATTAATTGAAGAAGATGAAAAATATGCAAATATGATTGAACAGGTCAAGGATAATTATGTTGAAGTTAATGGAACTGTAGAATTTGAAGATTGTCCATGTTGTTGCGAATGTCCTTGCTGTGGCTGCGAAGCAGACAATTGTGATAATTGTGACTGTGAACCAAATGCCGATTGCGACTGGTGTAATAAATAGTTTAAGAAAGTAAAGTTATAATGGGGAGTTTGTATTAAACTCCCCTACTTCATAAAAACTAATTTTATGGGTGATTTAAATGGCTCAGAAACCTAATAAATGTGTAAATTGTGGGGTGCATCCTCAGTGGCATGGTGCAGATTATAATATTGTTTTTGAAGATGCAATGGCTACGGCATTAGTGTGTCCTTACTGCCAAAAACGTACTCAATGGCATAAAACCATTGAAGAAGTGGAAAAAGAATGGAATGAAATCAATGTTTAATAATCTACAAAAGTTCTTTGCAACTATTTTTAATTTAAGTGTAATTAAACAGTCTTTTTTTGTTATGTTGGTTGTTTTGTTAATACTGGTACTTTTGTGGTTAAAGCATTGTTGGAGCAAATATTTTGAAGGTGATAACTAATGGAACAATGTAAATATAGGCTACCTTGCGGTTATTGCGAAAGAATCAACAACCAGTGTAAACTTCTGACAAAAAATAGCAACAAGCAAAATGACAATAACTGTAATCATAGATGGATGTTTTCACACGATAATCCAAGTGGTGGTTATATCTATGTGTGTGCAAATTGTGATTTAGTTTGTATTTTTCCAGAGAAAGTTCAGCAAATTATAAAGATGTAAAGAGGTGATATTATAATGATTAAATTTGTAGCTAAATATTTAAGCAAAACAGTCATCAGACTAATTGTGCCAGTTCTTTGCTTGAGTATTGGTATTGGTGTGTTTTGGGCAGGAACAAAAGCGAGAGTAGAAAATTATGAAAAAAATCTTAACGCCGCATTGACTTCTGCTGAAATTCAGACCAAAGCAAAACAACAATTGCTCGGAAAATTAAATGTTCTGATTAAAGAGTTGGATAAACAGGAATACGAAACAATTGAAGAAATCATTGAGGTTGCTCAAATTACTGATGCTGATTTCAAAGAAATCAAAAATGTTGTAGATGCCGTTGTAGATAATTATCCAGAATTAGCTAATATGGAAGAATATCAAGTATTAACTAATGATTTACTTTCCGTTGAAGAAAAACTGGATTATGTTGAAGCTAATTACGAAAATTGGTTAGTGTATTATAAAGAGTTTACTTCTAATCCACTTAGAAAATTTGCTTTAAAAACACTTGGTTATGAAGTAGTTGAATTTGAAGATACTGTAAAAGGAGATTAACTGTTATGATGATTACTAAAGGTGAAAGAATTGTACTGAAAAAGATTTTTGGCTCACTTAATGCCGTTGGTGAAGTATATGAAGTTGCACACTTCACCGAAGATTCTGTAGTTATCAGAACTTCTAATACTAAAATCGCAGTAGCTTCTATTAGCTTTAAAGATTTTGATGAATACTTTATTCGTGAAGCTGTAGATACTTCTTGGAGCAAATGGATTACCGTTGGCGAAGCAAATAATTTAATCGGTTATTACAAAACCAATGGCAAGAAAGTGGTATTCAAAACTGTTGCAGGTATCAAAGCAATGGCTACCTGTTGCAAAGAAGATACTTTCAATCTTGGTACTGGCGTTATGCTTGCTTATCAGCGTTGTTTGCTGAAAGAAATGAAAATGAAACGTCAAGAGATTCTTAAAAAGATTGACGATGATTATAAAGCTTTACATAGTGTTGAATCTGAAATTAAAGAACAGAAAGATATGCTTAAACGTATGTTGAGAGGTGCTTAATATGGCAATCTATTTAGATAATGCCGCAACTACTCCAATTGACCCTCGAATTTTAGAAGTTATGCTACCCTATTTAACAAACAAGTGGTATAATCCTTCTTCTTTATATAGCAAATCCGTTCAGATTCAAGAAGATGTAGAATTAGCAAGACAAACTGTTTTAGATTGTATTGGTGGTACAGGCAAAGGACAGATTTACTTTACTTCTGGAGGAAGTGAAGCAAATTGTATGGCAATTCAAGGTTTCAGAAAACAATGTATTGCTGATTATTATTTTCCTGTAATTATTAAATCTACTATAGAACATAAATCTATTGTAGATTGTGTGGAAGATAGTCAACACAATCATTATCTTGCACCTGTTGACGAAGAAGGTTTTGTTAATATTGACGTTTTGGAAAATATTATTTCAAGCATACTTGAATCAAATGCAGATAATGAATTGATTCCTCAAAAAATTCTTGTGTCTATTCAAATGGCTAATAATGAAATTGGTACTATTCAAAATATTCGTGCTATTTCTCAGATGGTACATAAATATAAAGATGTAGTTCTTCATGTCGATGCAGTACAGGCATTAGGGCATATTCCTATTGACGTTAAATATTTGGGAATCGATATGCTTTCTGCAAGTGGTCATAAAATTGGTTGTCCTAAAGGCATTGGCTTTTTATATGTAAAAAATAGAATCAAAATTAAACCAATCATTTATGGTAGTCAAATGGATGGTATGCGTGGTGGAACTGAAAATGTTCCTTATATTATTGGTATGGCAAAAGCTATTAAGCTCTGCAAGAATAACATGATTAAAAATGAAGCACGTTTAACCACTGTAAGAGATTACTTGATTACTTTGTTAGAAGATAAATTTGGTTGTAAAGTAAATGGTAGCAAAGTTGCAAGGCTATCTAACAATATTAATGTTACTTTTCCGCATAAATACATGACAGGCGAATCTTTGTTGTATGCTTTAGACACCGCAGGTATTTATGTTGGAACTGGTTCTTCTTGTAATAGTCATAGTGTTAAACCATCTTATGTATTAAAGGCAATTGGTTTAACAGATGAAGAATGTGCAAGAACTATCCGTATCACTTTGTCTGCTGATACCACAATTGACGATGCAAATAAAGTGGGATTAGAAATCAGAAAAGCGTTACGAATTATGGAAAAATGTGCAGGTGAAAGTTTAGATGAACTTTAAATATGTTAGAAATAAAGCTGAATATTTGTTATTTGTAGAACAAAGAAAATCCAGTTTTGACTATTTACATGATTGGGAAGATTTCTTTGGTATTCGATATTATCAAGATAGCGAACATTTAGCTGATATTACTGTTTGTCCACCAGACTATCCAGCTTTTATTTATTGCAATTTTATTGATACAAAACCCAAATTCCCTGTTAGAAGCATCGACTTTCTACCTGTTAGTCAGATTATAAATAGTAAATATAAAAATTGGTGTCATAATCTTAATATGGTTATCAATGATAATATTTTAGTAGATGGCGTTCAAACTTTAACCAATCAAAAAGAGTAAAAGTTTAATAAATTCGGTACGAATAATTAGATATTTTAGAGGTGTAATATGAAAATAACAGCTGAATATAAAGGAAAGCAAGTGACGTTTGATGTTCCAGACGAAACGCTGGACAAACTAATCGAAGAGCCGAAGAAAAAGACTGGTTGGGAGAAGCCAGTATGGGGGCAAACCTACTGGTTTATCGATGAGCTTGGAGAAGTCGAGGGCAAGGATTGGAAAGACGATGAATTAGACGAGAAGAGATACGCTTGTGGTAACTGCTTCACCTCTAAGGAACTCGCTGAAAACATCGCTCGTTACCAGTCACTTGACCTCAGAATCAGACGCAGAATCGCTGAAATTTGTGAGCCTGTGGATTGGAAGAGTAGGACGTGGAAATCTGACATTGTGTATATCCACGAAGAAGGTAGACTTGTTTGTGGAGATACGATGACCGCCCAATCTGCATCGTGGTGCTGCGACACTAAAGAACACGCTAAACAAATCATCGAAGAATTCAAAGACGAACTGACTTGGTACTTTACCGAATTCAAAGACAGGATGGATGGATAGTATGAAACTAATTATAGTTTTTGCAAGTATCGCTTTAGCAGTAGCTTGTTTTTCTTGCATTATAGATGATTGTATTGATATGATTATCGATTTTGTAAAGGAAATCAGAAAGGATAAATAATGAAAACGTCTGAATTATTTAAAACAGAATTAGATTATATTAAAATTGACATTTTAAAAGAGATTACAAAACGTACTTTAGATGATGCACCATCTTGTTTTAAGGTTATTCCTGCTTCAAGTAGCGGAAAATATCATCCAATGTATGCTATTAAACGTGGTAGTGAATTTAATGGTTTGGTAGACGCAGGTGGATTAGTTTTACATACAAAAGCTGCTGTAAATATTGCTCATAGTGTTATGCAAACTAAGTATTTTGACGATGTTTTATACAATTTCTTTAATAGAGCAGTTAGTTTAGATGGTATTGCAAAAGTTAAAGCAGTGTATATGGATATTGTTTATGCTGCTTTACTCTGTCACGATACACAGAAACCAGATGATACTCCACAACACAACACTCGTTTCGACCATCCTATTGAAGCTGTAAAAGCATGGCTTAAAAATGCAAACATAGTATTGGATGAATATTATCCTTTGGGTTCTTCTGAAAAAGAACGTAAAAGAATTGACCTTGTAAATGTTGTAGCGCGTTGTATTGGTAGTCACATGGGCGAATGGAATAAATCTAATTATTCTGATGTTGTGTTGCCTACTCCTGCTGATTCGCTTGCTCAGTTTGTTCATCTGTGTGACTTCCTCGCTTCAAGACGATTTTTAGAATTTGACTTTAGAGCATTTGCAGAAGTAGGTAGATAATATGAATAAGTATTTACTATTATGGTTTATTGGAAATATTCTATTAATCATAGGTTGTATAATGTTATTCCAGAGTGTTGAGTTTTTCTTTACTGCTACAACCACTTATTTCTGTTTATGTATCGGTATGTTATGTTTGTGTATTGTGTTTTTCAAAGGATGTAAATGATATGTATTATAGAATCAAAAATGAAATCAAAGAAGCCATGAAAAATAAAGATAATCTTAAAAAGGACTGTCTTAGAATGGTTTTGGATAGAGCAAAAAATATTTTAAAAGAAAAGAATCCATTGGATGTTCCAGAAGTGATTCCGAATGAAATTATTGAGCAATCTGTGCAAAAAGAGATTAAGCAATATAACCAAACTATTGATAGTTTGAAAGGCAATGAATTGTGTGATTTGTATAGCGAAACTCAGTATAAAATGGGAATTTTATCCACCTATCTTCCTAAGATGATGACATCAGAAGAAGTAGACAGAGCAGTTTACAATATTCTTTCTGGTGGTGCTTATGATTCTCTTGGCTTAAAAATGAAAGCGTGTATGTCTGCATTAAAAGGTAAAGCAGATAATAAAGTTATTAAAACTGCTGTAGAGAAATACAAGTAGTAAGTAAGGTTGTGAGGTGTTTGTATTATGCGAGTGTTGCTTTTATTTAGAGGTAGTCCCGCTTGTGGTAAATCTACTTTTATTGAACAGCATGGTCTAAAACCATATACATTGTGTGCTGATGATATTAGACTTCTTTGTGCAAGCCCTACTTTGCAGGTTGATGGTGGTTACGGTATTAGTCAGTCCAATGATAAAGTAGTATGGAATACCCTATTTAATATCTTAGAAACCCGTATGCAGAATGGTGAATTTACCGTTATTGATGCAACAAATTCTAAAACCGTTGAAATGAATCGTTATAAAGAATTAGCACAGCATTATCGTTATAGAATCTACTGTATTGATATGACTGATATTCCTATCGATGAAGTCAAACGTAGAAATTATAATCGTGAGCCGATGAAACGTGTTCCAGATGAAGTAATCGACAAAATGTATTCTCGTTTTGCTACACAGCAGATTCCCGCAGGTATTAAGGTGTTGAAACCAGATGAAATAGACCAGATTTACTATAGATTTACAGACTTATCTCAATATGAAAATGTGTATGTAGTTGGTGATATTCATGGTTGTTATACTGCTTTGAAACAATTAATGGAGTCTTGCGGTGGTTTAAAAGACGAAGATTGTTGGATTTTCTGTGGAGATTATGTTGATAGAGGTGTTGAAAATGTTGAAACTATGCAGTTTTTACATAGCCTAATCAACAAAAAGAATGTTATTTTTCTCGAAGGTAATCACGAAAGATGTCTTTGGGATTATGGTAACGATGTGATTTCTAAGTCTAAGGAGTTTGAGTTTGTGACTAAACCACAATTAATCAAAGGTGGTTTTAGCAGAAAACAAGCAAGAGAATTTTATCGCAAACTTGGACAGTGTTGTTATTTCAAATATCATAATCAGTTATACTTTGCAAATCATGGTGGCGTTAGTAATATGCCTGCAAATCCTTTGTTTATTCCATCAGAACAAATGATTGAAGGTGTGGGCAGATATGATGATGTAGATAAAGTAGATATTGCTTGGAGTGATAATTTTAAAGCAAAAAATGTTTCAGCTATTCAGATTCATGGTCATCGGAATACTGCTAACTCTCCTATTTGGTCTACTCCATACTCTTATAATTTAGAAGGTTCTGTTGAATTTGGTGGAATGTTACGTTGTGTTCGTTTAACTCTGCTTAGTTCTTATCCTGTTCCAATTGCTGTACAGAATGATGTGTATAAAACAGAAGAAGAAATTCAAGAATCTAATATCACCAAAGAAAATATAGATACTTCTATTTATAGCTTAGTTGAGACTATGAGAAGTCATAAGTATATTCGTGAGAATAGATTTGGTAATATTTCTGCTTTTAATTTTACCAAACAAGCTTTCCAGAAAGATATTTGGGATAAGACTACTGTAAAAGCAAGAGGTTTATTCATTAACACCAAAGACTATAAAGTAGTTGCCAGAGGTTATGAGAAGTTCTGGAACATTAATCAGATGCCAGAAACTAAGATTGCAAATCTTAAATTTAAGCTTCAATTCCCTGTTCAAGCTTATGTAAAAGAAAATGGTTTTCTTGGTATTGTGAGTTGGGATGTCGATAATGATGATTTATTCATTTGTAGTAAATCTACGCCTGTTGGCGAATATTCTAACTACATGAAAAATGCTCTGTATTCTTGTTATGATGCAAATACAATTAGTCAAATGAAGGAATATATTAAAGAAAATAATGTATCTTTTGTATTTGAATGTTGTGACGCACAGAATGACCCACATATTATTGAATATCCAGAGACTAAAGTAGTTCTTTTGGATATAATTAATAATGATATTGAGTTTGGTAAATTACCATATTATGAATTAAAAGCATTAGCAAGACATTTAGGATTGCAGGTTAAAATCCACGCTTATACTCTTGATTCTTGGGAACAATTCTATGCTTGGTATTGTGAAGTAACAGAAGAAGATTATAAATTCAATGATAAATATATTGAAGGGTTTGTAATTGAAGATTCTGTTGGTTATATGACTAAGTTAAAACTTGCCTACTATAATAAATGGAAACATTTAAGAAGTGTTGCACAAGCAATTATTAAATACGGTCATTACAAATATACTGGTAGTTTGAACGATAGTATCAGCAATGAATTTCATGGTTGGTGCAAGAGTAAATTCACTAATCTTTCCAGAGAAGAACGTGAAGCATTAAGTAAATTATACTATTGTAATGTTATTCAAATCAGAAATCAGTTCTTTGAAGATATGACTAATAAAACAGAAATAGAAGGTGAATAAAATGCATCAAGTATATAGAGTATATGATAGATTATCAAATAAATGGCTTAGTCCATTTGAAGTTTGCGAATTACCAAACGGTGATTTGTGTAGTTTGAAAAAAACATTGTTTGGCAATTATAAAATGAAATTGCTTGCGGATAGTCAATATATTCGTCATAGATGTACTGGTAATGTAGATAGAAATAGAAAGTTAGTCTATGAAGGAGATATTTGTTGTCACGTTTCTAATGTTACTGGTATTATTACTTATCTTACTGAGTTATCCAGTTTTGTTTTGTTAGACCATAAAACAACCCAATATTTCCACCTTCCAGAGCAAGTATATAAAGACATTACTGTTATTGCCAATGTGTGCGATAATCCAGAGATTGCAGAACGTGAATTAACTACTTCTGAAAATAATAACGAGGATAATGATGACTAATACAAATCTAAAGGATTCAATTAAAAATTTTGTCAAGGTAAATCGAGCAGTTATAGCCAAACAAATTAAACATTTACAAGAAACCTATTATATTTACCCTACTGTAGCCATTCTTTGCAATTTTAACAATTCTTCTTCTGTCGCTTATATGAATAGTATCATTAAAGCTTGTGAAAATACAGACTTAGAATATTCTATTATTCATATTGAAGATAGAAGTGAATTAGATGTAATTGAAATTATCAAAAGATTGAATAACGATAATAATCTTCATGGTATTATTGTTACCTTACCTTTGTCTAAACAATTCAATACACGCAGAGTGCTTAATACTATCGACCCATTAAAAGATATTGACTGCGTGACCGATGTAAATATTGGTAAATTATTTACTGGAAAACCTCGTTATTATCCATGCACTCCAATGGCTATTGTAAATTGGCTTGTAGATTCCAATGTGCGTCTTAGCGGAATGAATATTGTTGTTGTTGGTAGAAGTGATATTGTTGGTAAACCTTTAGCTACCATACTAACACAAAAAGATGCTACAGTTACCTTGTGTCATTCCAAAACACAGGGTTTACAAGGTATTTGTAAAGATGCAGATATTGTAATTACTGCAATTGGACAGCCCAAAATGTTAACTACGGATTATTTTACTCTAAACACCCTAATTATCGATGCAGGTATTAATGTATTGGAAGATGGTAGTATCTGTGGCGATGTAGATTACGACAATGTTAAAAATATTGAAGGTGTGACCCTTACTCCTGTTCCAAATGGTATTGGTAGAATTACCACTTCGATGGTAGTAGAAAATTGTGTATTAGCTGCTCAAAAGCAGATAGATAAACGGTTACTTCAAATTGCTTTAGGTGATATTTAATATGAAAGAATTTCTTCCAAAAGACGCTACAGATGAAGTTGTAGATTTTATTGAAAAACGATTTTCTAAAGATAGCGATTGGTTAAATGGTAATTGCTATTACTTCGCATTGATTCTTAAAACAAGGTTTCCTAAAGGTAAAATCTATTATGATACGATTGAAGGACATTTTGTTTTAAGATACGAAGGTAAGTATTATGACTGGCTTGGTGAATATACGCCTGTTAAACGTTCTGCTGTAAAACAGTGGAGCAGAATGGGTAGCGTTGACCCATATTTAAGAGATATTATCAAAAGAGATTGCTTAATGTAAAGAGGTGATTAAAATGAAACAGGAAATTCAGTTCTATCTTGCAGGAGGTATGAGTGGTTTGACACTTGAAGGACAAACTAAATGGAGGAATCAAGTACAAGATGCTATTAAATTTAGTGATTATGACCTTGTAAAAACTCCTAAATTCTTTGACCCTACCACTAAATATTCTATTTTTGAAAACTATCATAAATCCGAGCGTGAAGTTTTTGAGTATGATGTTAGAAACTTAAAATGGTCTGATGTGGTTATTGTAAACTTCAACGTTCCGAGTTCTATTGGTACTGCTATGGAACTTATGTGTGCAAAAGAAAATGGTATTCCAGTTATTGGATTAAATAAAGATGGAAATACTTTACATCCTTGGCTTGAAGAATGTACGACCAGAATGTGTACTTCTATGCAGGAACTTGTAGATTATGCCGTTCATTATTTCTTACAGTAATAAATATTTTAAGAAAATAAGGTTATCAGCTATTGACTAAATGAAAATTTTGGTGTATAATTAATTTATGATAATAAGGTTGTACGCTAATATAGCCTTAATTATACAAAGACAAAATAAGGAGTGAAAACCAATTATGGCAGATAAAAAAGTAATTGAAAAATCCGATTGGATTAGTGACTTTACTTTGGTAGGTAAACCAAATATCACTGATTTTACTTTCAAGTTGAATGAACGTAGCAATGAATCTAACTATGTATATAATAGTTTGAATCTCGGTGTAAATTGTGGTGAACGTTATGGTACTGTTTATGCAGAAATGATGGGTGGCTACAGCGATAAACCAGATGCAAACAATGTAATCTATGCTCATGGTAAAAAAGATGATGGTTCTGATGATTTTAGTAAACAGATTGTAGTTAATTGGGAAGATAGATTTGACCCAGATGTATTAGATGAAATTGGCGAACTTTCCTTTATTACCGTAGGTCTTGAAAAGACTTCTAAAAGTAAGAAAACATTTTACAATAAATTCCTTAGTGCATTTGATGCTATCGAATATATTGAAAAATGTTTAACTAAAGATATGACTATCTATGTTCGTGGTAATTTGAAATATTCTTCTTATAAAGGCAAAACCCAGATTCGTAAAAATATTACCAATATTGTTCTGAGTGAAGCAGAAGAAAAAGACTATCGTGCTACTTTCCGTCAGTCTGTTCTTTATGACAAAACTTCTGCAAGTCTGAAAAACATTGATAAAACTAAAAGCGTTATGTTTGTCGATGGCAGAGTTTTGGACTATGTAAAAGAAATGAATGGCGTTGAAGTAAAAGGACAGTTCCCATTCCCTTGTCAGTTTGAGTGGGAAATGGACTTCACCAACGAAGCACAGTGTAGAGCTGTTGTAGATAAAGTATTCAAAGTTAAAAAAGATGTAAATCAGATGACTTTTGAAGGTATCTTTGTTGAAGGTGGAGCAAGTGTAGCTATTGACTACGAAAAAGATGTTCCAGATGAAATTAAAGAACTTGTAGAAGCCAATGTTTATACCAAAGAGCAGGCTATTGAAGCTTGTACTGCAAAAGGCAATCGTGAACAGCGTATGATTCTAAAACGACCATATATTAAATTGGTTGGCGAAGAGAAAATGCCTGTACTACAGCGTTTTGAAGCTAAATACAAAGAAGATGATTTGTATTTGGATTATGTATATGCAAATGATGGTGATGATATTGAAGTAGATACTACCAATGTTGAATCTACTAATATCGATTCCGATGATATGTCTTGGATGGACAATTTGTAAACGGCAAAGAAAATAAGGTTATAATTTCTAAAGGCGAGGTTGTCCCCCTCGCCTATTAACCTAAAGGAGTGTAAAAGATGGCTTTTAAGTTCGGAAAGAAAAACGAAATTAAAATTGACCCTTTGAAATATAATTTAGCATTAATTGGTGAAAGTGGTATTGGTAAAACCACAATTATCAAAGAATATGTAGAAAAATTAGCTGGTGAAGATGGTTATATGTTCCTTGAAATGGGCAAAGAAGATGGTGCAGATGCTATCCAAGGTATTAATGCTTTGAATTGTCCAGAATGGGACGCTGATTATGACGAAACAACTAATAGCATTGGTTTTAATACATTTGTTGAAGATGTAATGGACAATCGTTCTACTGACTGGAAAGACCTTAAAGTAGTAGTTGTAGATACTATGGATGAACTGTTTGCTATTGCAGAGCCAGAAGTAGTATCTATGCATAATAGAGAAAATCCAAATAAACGTGTTAAAAGTATTAAAGCTGCTTTTGGTGGATTCCAAGGCGGTGAAGAAAAAGCAGTTGAAATTGTATTGGATAGATTGTGGTCTTTGAAAAAAGTTGGTGTTTCTTTTATTGTCATCGGACACACTAAAACCAGAAACGTTGTTGACCCTGTAACTGGTGAAGATTACTTGCAGTTAACCACCAATATGCCACAGAGATACTTTAATGCAATTAAAACCAAAGTTCATTTCCTTGGTGTAGCTGCTATCGATAGAGAAATTGTATCTGTAAAAACTGGCAAGAAGAATGTTGTTACTGGCGAAGCGGTTAAAAAAGGTGTTGTCAAGGGCGAAACTCGCAAGATTACCTTTAGAGACGATAACTTTGTTATCGATAGTAAATCTCGATTCTCTGATATTGTAGAAAGTATCCCTATGGATTGCGATTTACTTATTAAAGCTATTACTGATGCTATTGCTAATGAACAGAAGAAGTCTGGTATGAGTATGGCTGATATGCAGGAAAAACAGAAAAAAGAAGAAGAAAATAGATTAGCTCAGATTGCTAAAAAAGAAGAAGAACGTAAAAAAGCAGAAGAACTTAATGAAGTGGTAAGTAAAATCGTAACTTTCTTTACTGAAAATAAGTCCAATCTCGAAGTAATTAGACCAATTCTTGCTAAATGTAAGGAGCTTGGTTATGCTAATCCAAAAGAAATTGACAACATCGAAGATGCACAGGTTGTATTTGAAATGTGTAAATAGTTTTAGGTTAATGTTTTGCTATCTGCTTGTAATCTATACACGTTACAAGCAGATAGCAACAAAAAGAGGTAGATAACATGGCAAGACAATTAAAACAGTATTCGTTGTTTGGTGATGCTATCGAACAGGATGAAAATAAGAAAACCAAAAAAAAACCTGTTAAAATGACAGAAGAAGAAAAGAAAGAGTTTGATGAATTGTATCAATATGTTCGCATTGAATTGTTAGGATATAAAGATAATAATAAACTAATGAAACAATCTATTCTTCGACTTAAAGGATTGAAAAATGGACAGTATATGGTAAATCGTTCTAATTCCATTGAGTTTCCATGCGATTATTCTTATAAATCTTGGTTAGTAACCTTTAAGGCTGTATCACAAAAAATCAAATATGGATTGCAACATAATACCTTTACTGATGAACTGCATCAAATCAATTATATGATAAAAATTGCAGAATCTAAAATTAATGAAATTTGTTTGGCTATGCAACGTGCAGAAAAACAAAAACAATTGAATGAAGAAATGGCTAAAACTCTTGACAGTATGGAAGAAATTCAGAAAAGACAAGAATTTCGTCAAACTATTACAGACAATAGACGTAAGCAAAATGAAGAACGTAAACCAGACTTTGTTCAAAAGAAATACAAACATTTGTGGTAGGTGTTTGAAATGGCTGAAAAAAATGTAAAGCAACCTTTACAAAATGCTAATCAGTCTACTACTACTGAATATTCAGAGAATACAATTAAGACTCTGAAACAAATCCTTGACTATAAAAAAGCAGCAGAAGCAAACATTGTTGCTATTATATATAAAAAGCCAGATGTTTTATATAATATCAATTTAGTAGTTCAAGACTTCCATCATAATGAATGGCGTACATTTTTTCAAATTGCCTATGGTGTTATTATTATCGAAGGAAAGGCTTCTTTAGATGATATTACGATTGGTTTCTATCTTGAAAAACATCCAGAATTGAAAATCAATTATGAAAAATACGGTAGTTATGAAACAATAGATAAAGCCACTACTTATATTAGAGAAGAAAATCTTGATGGCTATGTTATTGAATTAAAAAAATGGAAAGTTATTATTGAACTTTGCAAATCTGGTTTCCCTGTTGATAAACGATTAAAAGATTATATAGATATGTCCGAAGAAGAAGTTTATAAAGAGTATGAGTTGCTAATTAATCATATCTTTGCTAATTCTTCACAGGATATTAAAAGTTATAATGCTTTTGATGGAATGAGTGATTTTGTTGAAGAACTAAATACAGGCTCTCAAACAGGAATAGACTTGTACAATGCTGAATTATTAACAGATGAAATCGGTGGCTTTAATCTAAATGGACATATTTATGGGTTAGGTGCAGGCTCTGGTGTAGGTAAATCTACAATGGCGTTTAACTATCTTGTTCCTTCTGCAATGGAAAATAAAGAACCAATTGTTTTTATTATTAATGAAGAAGATGAACGTAAAATTAAAAAAGAGCTATTAATATGGGTGGCTAATAATATTTTTAAATTTAATCTTCAAAAGAAAACGTTGCGTGATGGTCATTTTACACCAGAAGTTTTAAAACAATTACATGAGTGTGCCAAATGGATTGAAGATAAAAAAGAAGAACAGTTTTTAACTATTATTCCATTAGAGCGTTATTCGGTTAATCTTGCTGTAAAAATTATAAAAAAATATGCTACGCTTGGTGTTCGTATTTTTGTTTTAGATACGTTAAAAGAAAGTTTCGATGCTGATACCGATGAAATCTATAAATCTATGATGCGTGACATGATTACACTGTATGATACAGTGAAATCTTCTGCTAAGAACGTAGGATTGTTTGTTACATATCAGCTTGGCAAAGCCAGTCTAAAACAAAGATATTTAACAAATAATGATATTGGTCAAGCTAAATCCATTGTCGATGTTATGTCTGTAAATCTTATGATGCGAAGATTCTATGAAGATGAATACGAAGGTGGAGCAAAAAGCCTCCCCTGTACATTTACAATGGGAAAACATGGACAGACACAAGTAACACGTTACATGAAGAAAGAACAAAATCCAATGATTACGTTTATCACTAAAAACCGTTTTGGTGAGACAAATCGTAGACAAATCATTTCCGAATGTGATTTGAGTACCAATATCTATAAAGATGTGGCTTATGCACAGGTAGTACAAGACTTTTAGTGTTAAAGGATAAGAAAAATGACGGTAGGAGAACTGAAACAATATATCTTTAAGAATGAAAAAATTGAATTTATTCTTGAAAATATAGGTTGTCATTCAATTAAGTATCACCCTTTAAAAGAGTATTATTCGTGTGCTAATTATGATGGCGATAATCCTACTGCTATCAATGTCAAGAACAATAAATATCTCAATGTAGTTAATTACACACGAAAAAACTTTGATGAAAATGCAGATATTATTTCGCTAATACAACACAATAAGAAATTATCATTTGTAGAAGCGATTAAATATCTGCATAGAATCTTAGGATTGGAATATAAGTGGTCTAAAATACAAAAAACACCAGAAAAAACATCAGACCCTTTAGATATTTTTAAACGAGTACAAAGTAAAAAAAGAGCATTTGTATTCGATACATCTAATATTAAAATCTATGACGATTCTACATTGGATGTATATATTCCAAAGTTGTATATAGGTTGGTTTCGTGAAGGTATCATGCCTTGGACAAGAAAAAAATTTGGAATTGCCTATTCTTATAGACAAAGCAGGATTATTATTCCACTAAGATATTGGTTGACTGGTGAATTACTTGGAACAAATGCAAGAACAATTCACGAAGATGCAGAATTACTTGGTATTCCAAAGTATTTCATTACACCATCTTACCCTAAGAATATTAACTTGTATGGTTTATATGAGAATTACGAAGCAATACAGCAAGCAGGATATGTTGTTGTATATGAAGCTGAAAAATCAGTTTTGAAACGTGATAGTCTAAACGACCCTACAGGTGTAGCATTGCAAGGGCATTTCTTGTCAGATGAACAAGCTAAAATACTAATTGGTTTAAATGTAGATATTATTGTTGCCTTAGATAAAGATGTACCATTACAAGAAGTTAGATATATGTGTAACCAGTTGTCTCATGGACGTAATGTGTATTATATGTATGATAAATGGGATATTCTAAATGAAAAAGATAGTCCTGCTGATAATGCTAAAGGTTATAAATATCTATTTGAGCATAAAATCAAATTTGACTTTACGGAACAACAAGAGTTTCTTAGAGAACAAGGGGTGATAAAATGACGCTTTTATTTTCAGATAGAAAAGGAAAATTGCGTATCATTGCAAAAGTTCAAACCGAAGAAGAAGCATGGGATAAAATTGTGGAATTTTGTAAAAGTCATAATTACACAATCCCTTATGTTCGTATGTGGGAAGTAGATGGTTTCAAATACTATGATGTTGGTTCACATACAGAAAAGTTCGTTTTAAGAAAGGCGAATGAAAATGAAAAGAATGAATAAAACAAAAGCGGTTTTATCTCACTTGCAACAATTTGGAACGATAACCAGTATTGAAGCAGTTGAAATGTTTGGTGCAACAAGATTGGCGGCAATTGTTTTTGAATTGCGTAAACGTGGTTATAAAATTAGAACCGAAGATGTTCCTTTTGTTGATAGATTTGGCAGTTCTGGTGTTTGTGCCAAATATCATTTAGAGCAATAGAAAGTAAGGTTGTGTTTCACTATGTCACGATTAAGTTATGAAGAACTTAACAGAATTAAAGAGCAACACAAAACAGACCGAATATGGTCTTGGAGTAGATTAGAATGTTTCCGCACTTCCCCTTATGAATATCTATTAAAGTATATCTTAAAGAAACAGGGCGATAAATGCGATAGCTGTTATACTACTTTAGGTAGTTGTTGTCATACTGCTTTAGAAAAATTCTATGGTGGTCAAATTACATACGAAGAAATGATTAATGATTTCGATGATAGCTATTTGACTGCTATTATTATTGCAGGTTTAAGATTTAATAGAACCGATGATGAAAAAGACAAATCCATTGGTATGAAATATAATGAAAACTTGCGTCATTTCTTCCAAAATCACGTTGTATATAAACAGAAATTAGCTTTAGAAGTTCCTATTGTTATTGATATAGACAACAACGTATTTGTAGGTTATGCCGATGCTGTATTTAGAGACGAAGAAGGTTGCTTTCATATTATAGATTTCAAATCATCTTCAATCTACTCTGGTAAAACTTTAGAAGAACATTCTGGACAATTAACTTTGTATGCTTTGGGGTTACATCAAAAGGGCGTTCCATTAGATAAAATCAAAATTGCCTTCAACTTTTTGAAATATTGTACAATTACATATCCACAAAAGAATGGCAAAATTAAAGAAACTAATTGTGAACGTAGTAAAATCGGAGAAAAGCTTCAAGCGTCTGCTAAAACTTGGTTAAAAGCGTGTGGTTATGATGAAAATACCATAAATGAGCATTTAAAACTTATGCTTGATACTAATTCTATTGCATATCTTCCAGAAGAAGTTAAATCTAAATATACAATTACTGATTGCCATGTATATGTAGATGATTTGGAATCTTTAGTAGAAAAATGGACAGATGTTATTCAATCAACTATTAAAGATATTAGATTGCGTGAAGCAGATTATGAACGTACTAAATCTGACAAATGTTTCTGGGACACTGACGAAAGTGTAAAGGCACAAAGTTATTACTTTGCTAATTTATGTGATTACTCCCCTAACCTGCATCTTCCATATAAAGAATATCTTGAAAAATTAGAACTTGCTAAAGGCGTAAGTGTATTTGATAGTGTTGGTAACGATGTTGATTCTGTTGAGCCAACATTAAATAATGTTTCAGATAGTAAGGTTATAAGTCAAAAGAAAGATGAAGTAGATTTATCTTGGTTAAATGATTTGGAATTGTAGGTGTATTGATTTTGCGTTATCAAGGCGGTAAATCCAGAATAGCTTCTCAAATCGCTGAAATTATCCAGAGAGAGAGAGAGAGAGAAAGTAATGTATTAGTTAGTTTGTTTTGTGGTAGTTGTGCTGTAGAAAGTAAATTATCTTCTAATTTTGATAAGTTAATTTGCAATGACAATAATTTATATTTAATTGCTTTATTACAAGGTGTTCAAAATGGATATGTATTACCAGAAAAGATTTCCAAAGAACAATATCATCAAATTAAAAACAATAAAGATATAGATAAAACACTGACTGGTTTTGTTGGATTCGGTTGTTCTTTTGGTGGTAAGTGGTTTGGTGGTTATGCCAGTGATTCTACGGGTACTAATTATGCATTACAATCTAAAAAATCGTTACTAAAAGACTTAATTCCAATGTTAAACAAAACAGAATTTATATGTATGGATTATAAAAACGTTGTTATTCCAAAAGGAGCAATAGTGTATTGTGACCCACCATATAAAGATACTACTGGTTATGGTAATAAATTTAACCATGAAACATTTTGGGATTATATGAGAACGTTATCAAAGACACATAAGGTTTTCATTTCTGAACAAACTGCTCCAGACGATTTTAAGTGTATTTGGGAAAAACCATTGACACGAACATTAGATAGAAACAAATCTAATCAATTTAAATCAACTGAAAAATTGTTTATTTTTAATCCATAAAAAATTCATTTTAAGAGGTGGTGATATTATGAATAATAAGAATTTTCCAGAATGTCAGTATTGTTTGTACGGTAATTCAAATAAAAACGAAGAACCATTTGATTGCCTATGTAATCAATTAAAATATTCTTTGAATGAATCTGTTCTTAGTATCCCCTTCTTAAAATTATTTGCAGACCCTTATTTAGAATGTTCTGCTTTTGTAAGAGATTTTGGTGAATGGAGAATAGACTAATGAAACGATTATCTAAGTCTGAATATCAATATAGAATTAAGTGTGTTCAAGAACATCATCTAAATAAACAGAAGCAAAAATTATTAGATGAACTGATATATAAATCTGTATTGAAAGGATTCAACTATCGGTATGCATACAATCATTGGAATTTAATAACAGTAATGATTAGTTTTGAATTAGCAAGTCAAGAAGCAAAAAAAAACACTGAAAGTTTTCAAAAGATGATAGATGCTTTTAATAGTTTGGGAAACGCTGTTGTGACAAATTCAGCAAATAATAAGTATTGGTGTAAGAGGGATTCTAATGGCAAAGATTCATATTCATACTAAGTATAGTTTGTTAGATGCTATCATTGAACCAGAATTGCTTGTACAAAAATTGGTAGAACAAGGTGAAACCGCCTTGTGCGTTACTGAACATGGCAATGTATACTCAAATGTTGAAGTCTATAAGCTATGTAAACAATATGGCATTAAATATTTGTATGGTTGTGAAATGTATATTTGTAATGATGTACATGAACAAAATAAAAATAGTAAATATAATCATTTAGTTGTTATAGCTAAAAACGAAACAGGTAGAATCAATTTAAATAAATTAGTGTCTTTGTCTTGTAATTATAAGTATTACGGAAAACCACGAATTGACTTAAATATGCTGACACAACATAAAGATGGTTTAATCGTATTGTCTGCGTGTATGGCAGGTGAAGTACAAAGAGCGTTAGTAAACAATAATATTGATGAAGCCAAAAAAATAGTTAATACTTATAAGCAATTATTTGGTGAAGATTATTACTTAGAATATCAGAGTCATTCAGAAGAAACACAACAGTTTCTTAATAGAATGATTGTTGATTTAGCAAAAGAATTGAATGTTAAATACGTTGTTACTACAGATGCCCATTACCTTAATAAATTAGACCAAAAATATCATAATGTGTTTGTTCAAATAGGACAGGCTCGTGAGGTTGGCGAAACATACAATGATTGCTATGTTCAGTCTAATGATGAAATTCTTAGTATTTGTAAAAGTACCACCAAAGAAGAAAATCTAACAGCGATTAAAAATACAAATGAAATTGCTGACAAATGTAATGTAGAGTTGCCTTTGTCAGCACCTATTATGCCACATAACACTAAAGTTCCAGAACGTTTTAAGAATGAACTTGAATATCTGTCTTATTTATGTACAGAAGGATGGAAAAATAAGAAAATCTACTTAAAGCCCAACAAAGATGTTTATAAGGAACGTTTGAAATATGAATTATCTGCAATTAAAAAAATGGGATTTGAAGGTTATTTCTTATTAGTATATAGTTATGCTAATTCAGTAAAACGTAGAGGAATTGCCAGAGGTTCAGCAGGTGGTAGTTTGGTATGTTATTTGTCTAATATTACCGATATTGACCCAATTGAATATGGTTTGTATTTTGAACGTTTTATTGATGTAGGTGCATTAGATTTACTGGAAAAAGGGCTTATTACAAGTAAGGAATTAAAAATTCCAGATGTAGACTCAGACTTTGGCAAGACAGACAGAGAAAAAGTTTTACAATATGTTATTGATAAATTTGGCAAAGAACGTGTTGCCAGCCTTGGTTCTTTTCAGTATATTTGGGCAAAAGGTGCAATTAAAGATATTGGTAAAGTCTTAAATATTCCTTTTACTATTACTAATGAAATGACTCGTAGTTTGGAAAATGAAACGATTAAAGAAGTAATCGAATTAGGCTTGTTAGACAGATATAAAGAACAATATCCAGAATTGTTTGTATATACAGAAAAGCTTGCAGGATTACCCAAGTCATTTTCTGCTCATCCTTGCGGAAAAGTTGTGTGCATGGAAGATATTATGTATTACAATGCAACTGATATTAATGACAAAGGTGAAGTTATTCTCCAAGGCGATATGCATACAGCAGATGATTTGGGTTTAGTTAAGGCAGACTTTTTAGGACTTAGAACTATCGATGTTATTTACGATACTTTAGATTTAATTGGTAAAGACTATGAATATATCGCCCCACATAATATCAATCTACATGATGAAAAAGTATGGGATAATTTCAGAAAAGGCTTTACTTCTGGTATCTTCCAGTTTGAATCTGATGGTATGAAAGATACATTAAAAAAGATTGATTGTAGTTGTATTGACGACTTGACTACTGCTAATGCTTTGTTTAGACCCGGTTCTTTGAAATTTATTGATAATTATGGTAATCGTAAATTGGGAACAGAAGAAATTACTTATATCCATGATGATTTAATTCCTATTCTTAAAAATAGTTATGGTATTATTGTGTATCAAGAACAATTAATTGAAATTGGTAGACTTGCCAAACTATCAAATCCAGATAAGCTTAGAAAAGCTACTGGTAAAAAAAATCCTAAATTGTTAGCGGAAATTCAACCAGAATTGTTTAAAAACTTAGCTGATAAAGGATGGACACAAGAACAATTAAATAACCTATGGGAAACTATGTTGGATTTTGCAAAGTATTCTTTTAATAAATCTCATGCCGCAGCCTATGCTTTAATTGCGTATATTTGTATGTATTTAAAAACATATCATCCTAAAGAGTTTTTGTGTTCTTGGATAAATTCGGTTGCTACTAAAACCGAAAAAGTTGCAGAATGTATTGAAGAAGCCAGACGAATGAACATTCCAATTTATCTTGGTAAATACAATAATTGTTCTGCTGTAACTGTTTTATATAAAGATGGTATTATGATGGGTACAAATAGTATTAAATATTGTAATGCTGAAATCGCTAATGAAATGATGTGTTTGCCTACGAAACATCAATCTTTTGTTGAATTATTAGATGATATTCATAGTCAAACAAGTATTAACAATAGACAGTTAGATATTCTTATTGGTCTTAATTACTTTTCAGATTATGGTAAAAACAAACATCTTTCTAATATGACAGCTTTATATAATGGCATTAAAGAAAAAAATCCTTTGACCAAAAAAATTAAAACTGTTCTTCCTTCTATTAGAGAATGTAAAACAATTAAGATTGATAAATTAAGCTTGTATTCTCAGTACGGTATTACTCCTGCAATTATTGAACAGTGTGCTAATAAAAAAACTGATAAGCAATATTCTGAAATTGATAATGTAAAAATGTTGTCTTTAGTTGCACAGAATGCACCCAATGTTTCTATGTCGTTGCAAGAATACATTCAATTTGAGCAAGAATACTTAGAATATAATACCTACTTCAATCCTAATGTTAGTGCCAATTACTATATCGTTGTGAAGTTTGCAACTAATTCAGACCCTACAAAACCTCGTATTACTTTACGACAACTACGAACTGGTGATGAAATTAAGACCAGAATTAAGTACAGTGCAACTTATAAGAAAAAACCATTTGGTGCTTATTCTGTTTTAGATATTGATTCTTTTGTAGAGCAAAATAAAACAAAATTAGTTAATGGTGAATGGACTAAAGTTGATGAAAAAGAATTGATTTTGGAAAATTATGAGGTAGTGAAAGAATGAATAAAGAAGAAAAGCGAGTTGAATTTACAGGACGCACAGATAGATGTGTTTATGACTCAGACTCATATAAAGTGTATGGTTTCGTAGTAGATAAAGCTCAATATCCAGATATTAAAAGAAATAAATACAACAATGTGACTGTTGTAGGCGATTTGCCAGACCTTATCTTTGGTTCTGATTATCATATTTACGCTATTGAGCAAGAGTCTAAATACGGTATCAGTTATAAGGTTGTTACCATTTCGAAAGATGCTCCTACCACTCCAGAAGGTGTTTATAAGTTCTTAACTGAAATCTTGACATTAAACCAAGCTAAAACTTTGTATGAACATTATCCAGACATTATTGACCGAGTAAGAGAAGATAGATTGGATGATATTGACTTAAATAAATTGAATGGTATTAAAGAATACACTTTCAATGTTATTAAGCGTAAAATCACAGAAAATTTCGCATTGTTCGAATTGGTGTCAGAGTTCCAAGGTTATTTAACCTTATCTATGATTAGAAAGATTTTTGAAAAGTATAATTCGATTTTGAAGTTCAAGCATGAATTAGCTAAATCTCCTTATGAGTGTTTATGTACGTTAGCTGGTGTAGGTTTTAAGACTGCTGACAAGATTCTGTTACAACTTGAAAAACTGTCAGAAGAAAATAAAGAACAAGACAAAGAACCTATCGTACAATTTAATTATGATTTGGCTACCAGTTCTCAAAGATGTTTAGCTTGTGCTTTGTATTTGTTATCTGAAAATGAAAACGATGGACATACTAAAATGAACGCCGCTGATTTACGGAAGGAAATCAATAGTATTGTTCCGCAATGTGCTTATCAGTTTGAAAACATCATTAAAGATAAAGATATTTATTACGATGAAACTAATATGGACATTGCTTTAATGAAAACTTATAATACCGAAAAATACATTGCAGACACCATTAAACAAGCCCTTGCACAGACCCCTACAACATGGAAAGTAGATATAGAACAGTATCGTCATGTAGATGGTTTTGAGCTTTCAGACGAACAGCTACACGCTCTGAGCAACGCTTGTAGCAATAAAATCAGCATTTTAAACGGTTTTGCAGGTTGTGGTAAATCTTTGTCTGTTAAAGCAATCGTTAAAATGTTAGAGGATAGTCGTTATACTTATCGTCTTATGACTCCTACTGGCAAAAGTAGTAAGGTACTTGCAAACTTTACACATAGAGACGCTTCTACTATTCATCGTGGTTTAGGTTACAATCCATCATATGGTGAGAATCCTTGGACGATTAACAAAACCAATCCTTTAACTTGCGATATTGTTATTGTAGACGAGTTCTCTATGGTAGATATTCATGTTTTTGCAAGATTAATTGATGCTATCGATTTTAGTAGAACAAGGCTTATGTTAATTGGCGATGCTGCTCAGTTACCTTCTGTTGGTTGCGGTAATTTATTGCACGACTTCATTCAATCTAAAACCATTCCAATCACTACGTTGACTAAGGTGTTCCGTTACTCTGATGGTGGTTTAATGAAAATTGCTACTGATGTAAGAAACACTACGCCTTATTTGAATAGTTCAATGAAAAGAAGCATGACTTCATTTGGTGAGAACAAGGATTATACTTTCGTAGATTTAGATGCTTCTGCTATTCCTGCAAGTGCTGTTGCACTATATGAAAAACTACTTAAAGCAGGTAATACAGTAGATAATATCAGAGTTTTATCCGCACAAAATATCGGTAATTGTGGTACTGTTGTTCTTAATAATTTAATTCAAAAAGTAGCCAATCCGAATTATGGTAGTGATAGAAATATGAAGATTGGTGACACAACGTATTACGAGCAAGATTTGGTTGTTCAAAAAGCTAATAACTATACTGCTATGATTGACCCAGAACACTATACAGCAGAAGAACGTGATTTAATTGATTTTGGGGAAATTGAACCGCTAACTGCATTTATTGCTAATGGTGAAAGTGGTATTATTACCAACGTTGGCAACAGTCATATTGTTATTCAGTTTGATAATGATGTATATGTTCGCTACGACAAGTCTGAAATTTCCCAAATGCTTAATTTAGGTTATGCTACTTCTATTCACAAATCACAGGGCGAATCTATTGATAATATTATTGTTTGTACTCCACAAAGTCATATTTATATGTTGAATAGCAATTTGATTTATGTTGGATTGACTCGAATGAAAAAGAAATGTTTTCATTTGGGCGCGGTGCAAACAATCAATCAAGCTGTGGTAAAAAAAGCCAATTTAACCAGACATACTTTTATCCAAGATATGTTAAAGACTACGGAAGAAAATAATTAAAATAATTATAAAGATATTGACATAACCTTACGTTCATGGTATAATAAGTATTGTAAAAGACGGTCTGCGTCTTAAATAAAATACCAAGAACGTAAGGTTATAAGTTATTTGGAGGTAATTATGAAATATCAAAATCAAAGAAAACTTCTAACATTATTTTCCATTTTAATGTTGGTTGTTTTTTTCATTTGGATATTTGTTTTAATCATTGTAGATGAACCAGTAAAAAAACAAGTTGAAGATAGTAAGGTTATTGAAGTTGCAGGAGTAAGAATTAGTTTTCTTCCCTCCCCTGTTTTAGAAACTACACAGTTAAATGTTTTTGGATTAGAAAGTCATATTGTTGAAAATAGAGTTATTGAATTAAAAGAAGAAGTTGAATCTGTTCTGCTTTCCAATGAATTAGAATCTATTCAACCTTCTGTGTTTGTAGAAAACTATGATACATATAAATTATTTACTTTGCCACAAAATAGTGGATTTAAGTCTTATATGGATTATAGATGTATTACGTCTCCATCTTCTAATCAGTATAAATTGCAGTATGAATATGCTTATACTGGAACTTATGGTATTAGAATGGTTGATAATAGATTTTGTATTGCGGTTGGTTCTGCTTTTAGAAGTCAAATTGGTCAATGTATGGATTTGATTCTTCAAAATGGAACGATTATTCCTTGTGTAATGGCTGATTTAAAAGCAGACATTCACACTGATGCAACTAATGTCGTAACGTTACATAATGGTTGTGTAAGTGAATTTGTTGTAACTACAGAAGAATTAGATAGCTATGTTAAACTTCGTGGAGATATTTCAGCTTGCACTTCTGAATGGGAAAGTCCTGTAGTACAAATTAAACTTTATGACCAGAGAGTATTTTAACCTCTGTTTATTTTATATCCAAGATAATAAGGTTGTAAGTTAGGAAGTGATTTACATGACTGTACAAGAATGGTTAGGTGCAGATAATGAATTAGGTATTAGTATATGGGAAAACAAATACCGTTTTAATGGCGAAAGTTTTGACGAATGGTTAGATAGAGTTTCTGGTGGAAACCAAGCTCTAAGACAATTGATTTTAGAAAAGAAATTCTTATTTGGTGGCAGAACTCTTGCTAATAGAGGTACTGGTAAAAAAGGTTCATTTAGTAACTGTTATTCTCGTGGTTTTATTAAAGATGACCTTGTAGACATTCTTCAAGCAAATGTAGATATTGGATTAACCTTTAAGGAACAAGGTGGACAAGGATTGTCTTTAAGTAAGTTAAGACCTAAAGGTTGTGGTATTAACAACGGACAATTTAAGTCTGATGGCATTATTCCATTTATGGAGATTTACAATAGAACTACCGAAAGCATTTCTCAAGGTGGTTCACGCAAAGGTGCTTTAATTATGACCTTGGATATTTGGCATAAAGAAGCTCAAGATTTTATTACCATCAAATCTCAAACAGGGAAAATTGAAAAAGCCAACTTATCCCTTGAAATCGATGATACTTTTATGGAGTATGTAGACCATTATTATAGAACTGGCGAAGAAATTACTGTAACTGTTCATCGTGATTATAATGGCAATGAAATTGAATATGAAGTTTGTCCAATTAAATTATATAAATTAATGATGGAAAAAGCTTATGATTGGGCAGAACCCGGTTGTATTTTTGTAAATCCATTCAGAAACTATAATTTAATGGAACATTATGATGATTACCAGATTGAAACAAGTAATCCATGCGGTGTATATCTTGTTCGCCCCATGTAAATCATTTCGTAAAATCGGTGAAGCCTAAACCGTTTGGCATGGTAATACCGAGTTCTCACTACAACATAGGAGAATGTAACGCATAGATGGTGAGCATTATGTGAGCAATAATCCATCCACGAGTACGGAACTTCGAATAGTATAATCTAAGGAAAGTGGAACCCTTTTGATTATATATAAAGCGACTAATATAAAAAACGGTAAAGTCTATATAGGACAAACTATTAATACTTTAGAATATCGAAAACAACAACATTTCAGAGAAGCTAAATCTAAACGAAGAAATACTGTTTATTTTCATAATGCTTTATTAAAGTATGGATTTGACAATTTTGAATTTCAAGAAATTGACTATGCAACAACTATAGATGAATTAAATGAAAAAGAACGATATTGGATTCAATATTATAATTCTAATGATAAATCTTATGGTTATAATTTAGATTCTGGTGGCACTTCTGGTGGTACAAAATCCGAATCGACAAAACGTAAAATCGGAGAAACTTCTAAAGCAAAATGGAATAATCCAGAAATAGCATCAAAAATGCTTGCGGGACTACAAAAAGGTGCTAATACTATGAAAAAGAACGTTAAAAGATTCCCTTTTGTATGTCCTATTTGCGGTCAAACTTTTTATTATCCAAAACATATTGCAGAAAATAAAAAGTATTGTAGTCAAAAATGTGCTTCTTTAAGTACGAATTATATGAAAGGTGTTCTTCGAAGTGCAGAAGTTAATCATCAACGAAATATTGAAAGAAAGCAAAATATTAAAAAATGTATTATTGATTGGATAATGACCAATAAAAATATTATATTAAATTGCCCTTTTAATAAAATTACTCCTACATTATCGTCTTTATCCGAAATATTATATCAACAATTCAATATTAAAGATATACGTTCAATTTTTATTTGTTTTGATGTTAAGAACAAAAAAGAATTATTGACAAAATTTAAAGAAATTATATTATTCGAAGAAAATATATGCTAAACAAGTCTGAATTAACAGACGTATCTTATTGTGTGTGTTTTGGACACAATAAGTATGAAGGAAACTTCTTGAAGTAGAAGATAAAAAGCTTTTACGATAATATATGGGGCTTAGGAACAGCCCCTTCCAAAACACGGTGCGTGCAACCTTGGTAGTATTAATCTATCTGAATTTGTAGTAGACCCATTTACAGAAGATGCATATTTTGATAATACTGCTTTTGAAGAAGCAGTTAAAATTGCAATTGAAGCATTAGATGTAATTTTAGATGAAAATATGAACAATCATGCTCTCTTAGAACAACGAGAAATGGCGTTTAATTACCGTAATGTAGGACTTGGCATTATGGGTATGCATGATATGTTTATTAAAATGGGAAGAATGTATGGCGATGAAAGCAGCAAACGTATTATCAACGCTATTATGGATGATATGTTTCAAACTGCTGTTATGGCAAGTAATGAATTAGCTAAAACTAAAGGTGCTTTCCCTAAATGTGTTTTGAATGACGATAGAATCATTAATTCTGAAATTATTAAAAACCATAAATATAGCTTTGAGCCTTGGGAATTGCAATCTATTAAAAAATATGGTTTGCGTAACTGTAGTCTATTAAGTATTGCTCCTTCTGGTAGTATTGGTACTATGCTTAATATTTCTACAGGTTGTGAACCTCATTTCCAACTTTCTTATACACGCAAAACAGAAAGTTTAAATGATGGTAAAGAAAAATATTATAGTGTTGATGTTGATGTAGTGCAGAATTATCTTAGCAATAAAAATCTTAACGAATTAAATGGAACACTTCCTTATTATTTTAATACTTCTGCTGATATTAAATGGAAAGATAGAATTGATATGCAATCTATTTTGCAACAGCATATTGATACCGCTATTTCTTCCACTGTAAATCTTCCAGAAGAAACCACAATTGAAGAAATTGAACAACTTTACCTCTATGCATATCAGAAAAAACTTAAAGGTATCACTATTTTTAGAAACAATTGCAAAAGACTTGGTATTTTGACTACTAATGACAATTCAAAGAAAAAAGGCATCAAATCTAATGACATTTCAAATAAAGAACTGCCCACCCTTCCTACCGAAGTTTCTTATAATCAAATTACCCCTGTTTCTCGTAAAACTATTGGTATGACTCATGGTAATACTTACTGTAAGAAATGTGCTTGCGGAACGCTTTACATTACTGTAAATCGTGATGAAGATGGTAATGTAGTGGAAACCTTTGTTCATACTTCTAAAGGCGGTATTTGTCAAGCTAATAGTAGTGCTGTAACTCGTCTTTCTTCCCTTGCTTTACGCTCTGGTGTTAAAGTAGAAGAAATTGCAGACCAACTCAAAGGAATTACCTGTACTGCTTGTGCTAAGTTAATGGCTAAAGGCGAAAAAATTGATGGTGTTTCTTGTCCAGATATTCTTAGTAAGACTATTATGGAGTTCTATAAAACTAATGATATAGTTTCTGCTGTGCCTGTATTTGAAGATACACAAGTAGAAAAATACGAAAACAACAACAGTGATGATAGCAGTAAATTTTGTTGTCCAGAATGTGGAGAACCAATTGCATTTACCGAAGGGTGTGTTAAATGTACATCTTGTGCATGGTCTAAATGTAACTAATCTTAAAGGCGGTAAAGATATGAATACAGTAAAAGTAAATTTTTCTAAATTGCATCCAGAAGCTAAGATTCCAAGTAAACGAGTAGAAGATATGGGTTTCGATATTTATGCTTGTTTTGACGATGATTACATTGTTGTTCCTCCACATGAAACTAAAATGATTCCTACTGGACTTGCAAGTTCTTGTGATACTGGATATGGATTTTTGCTTAGAGAACGTGGTAGCACAGGCTCTAAAGGTATTGCATTGCGTTGTGGTGTAATTGATAGCGGTTATCGTGATGAATGGTTTGTTGCTTTAACTAATACTACAAATGATAGATTGTATATTTCTAAATTAAGCAAAGAAGAACTCGAAACTAAATATGGTAAATATGGTATGAATTTTGCTTTTAGTTTAATCTATCCGTATTCTAAAGCTATTGCACAGGCTCTTATTATTCCTGTACCAGTAGTTGAAGTTGAAGAAATTCCATACGAAGAACTTAAAGAAATTTCTTCTGAACGTGGTTTAGGTAAATTAGGTAGTAGCAATAAATAAAATGTAATTCAGTAAATCGCAAGTAAGTAAATAGTCCATGTACAATTGAATAACTCTTTTGTACATGGACTTATGTTTTCTTAAATGGAGTTAATAATAGTATATGCTCTATGATGAGTATTGCGAAAAGTCCGATGAAGAGTACGAAAAAGCAATCAAGGATAAGCTAGCAAAGCTTGAACCCTATTGGAAGAAAGTGATTGCAATTTATGCTACAAATTAAATTTT